TCTAATCAATTAACTCTAATCAATTAACTCTAATCAATTAACTCTAATCAATTAAATGAAATTTATTTATTCAATCTTCTATAATATACTCGCTCACTTAGTTATTAATTCAGTATCATCCTTAATCCCTAGTTTCCAGATATATTATACTTTCTTTCTCTTACTATAATTAACTTCATTAATATAATACATCCACCTCTAATTGAATTCTTTTCTTCGTTAGAAGAAATTAATTCAATTCATTATTATATTCCTATTAATAGTGTTATTATTGTTAATTATATTATTAGTATTATTGTTAATTATATTATTAGTATCTTTTATATCTGTTTTATTATGTCTATTATTACTGTGTGCTTATTAGATGATACCCTAATTTATGTTATAGAGTATCATCTATTTTATCTCACATATGATGCAAGCATACTCTCATACATGTGTATTACATTATAACGTATTATTCCTAATCTTGAATAGTAAATTTATAGCATCTTCTTTAGTATACGTATCTGCATCATCTTCTAATATACTGATAACTGTATCTATAGTTGATACAATATCTTTACGTTTCATTCTTCTAGTATTAGGTAAATCTAATACCTCATCTGTATTATTAATCCCCTCAATAATTTTAATAATCTTCTTTAATGCTTTCTTATCTTTCATTAGTATCACCTCTACACAGCAATAGGTACGTTTTTAATTACATCACCATGTTTATAATCAACAAGTGATACATCATCTACTGTGAAATCATAGAAATCTGTAACACTCTTATTTAACTTAAAAGTAGGTGCTTCATATGTATCACGTTCTATCAACTCTCGAATAATAGGAATATGCCTATCATAGATATGAGCATCAGCAATCACATGTACCAACTCACCAACTCTCATACCAACATGATGTGCCACCATATGTAATAACACTGAGTACTGTGCCACATTCCAAGCATTAGCGGCTAGAATATCTTGACTACGTTGATTTAATAATAGATTTAATACTTTATTACCCCTACAATCAACTGTAACATTAAATGTACAGGAATAAGCACAAGGATATAAATTCATTGTACTTAACTCATCAAAATTATACATATGAGCAATAATCCTACGTGAGAAAGGTGTATGTACTAAATCGTAAATTACTTTATCTATCTGATTCATCTCTACTAAACATACACCACCACAGACACTACCTAGAAAGATTTTATGCCCACCACCTAAACCATCATGATAGAAAACACATTCATCTTTATCATATTTCATATTAGGAAATGCCCTCTGAATATCAGAAACAATATCATTAGACTTAATATAATAGAAAGATTCTTTACCAATCTGATACCCATATGCAGTTCCTATAGAACCTTCACTATCTGCCCAAGCATCCCAAATCCTAGTGTTTAAATCATTAACATTATTAGAATGTAACTGCCAAATCCACAACATCTCTTCAACGCAAGACTTAAAAGATAAAGGACGTTGAGTTGGTACGGGAAACTCTCTTCCCACATCATATCGATTAACAACAGCAAACTTCTTAATGGTATGAGCATCTGAACCATCTTCCCACTTAGGTCTAACTGTTTCACCATCTGAAACAATACCACTAGTTAGAATATCTTCACACATAGATTTAAAGGTGTAATCAAACTTAGACATTTTTAATATACTCTCCCATACGAATAATAACATCTTCAGATGTATACCCATCATAATTAATTGCATTAGGAATTTCCTGAACTTCCTCAAACAAATCCCAATACTTGTTCTTAATATGATATGAAATCTGCCCATTAGGTAAATCGATACCAACTAAAAACATATCGTCATACATAGTACCATCTTCGTGTTTTCTAGTTTTCCACACATATACTGTAGGTATATAGAGTTTACAAATCATGGCAAATAGGTACGTCCTATGCTCATACAAATCACCTATTGTATGATAACCATCAGAAACAGACTTATAATCACCCATATCCATAAAAGCTTTATTCTTATTAGCTAAGTCTTTTATATCCTTAACACCCTCTAGAATATCTTGTATCATTACAGTACCTCCACAATCTTATTATTAACTAAGGCATACTCTCTCTCCATATTACAACCCTTAGAATATTCCCACTCACCACATAAGAGTACAGTATCACATAAATCTAAAAGCTTAAAACAAAGGTTTATACCTTTATCATAGTCTACTGATTCATACATAAACCCATAAGCATGAATAGGTGATACAAATGTCTTATCACTAAATTTTGAGCATAGCACCTTCATTATGTCTGATACTTTATCATAGTTAGATGACAACCCACCATACGGATGAGCAACGTACACAATCTTAGAGTTTTCTAGCATAGTTTACACCCCATATTAAAATACGAAAAATACATACACTTACATTATACAACAAATAATAAAAAAAGAGTACATGAATTACCATGTACTCATAAAAATCTATGTTATTTTGTAACCCTATGCAATATCGCTTTAACAACACAATAAAACGCATAGACTAAAATTGTAGCTAAAATACCTAAAATAAAAGGTAAACTAAACGCTAACACAATAAGATGTTCCATATTACCTCTCTACTACAATACAATACAACAGATAAAGTGATATTCATTAAATTTGAAAACATTAAAAGAACTATCCATGTATACCACACAAATATGACTGTATTAATTGCAATTTATCTTTCCTAGTTAACTTATTTTTGATATACCACTCTCTACTCATTTCTTCTTGCTTAGATGTGTACACCTCTAAATAAACTAACTTACAAGGCAACCTTGACCTAGTATATTTAGCACCCTTACCACTATTATGAACGTCCAACCTATGTTTAAGATTGTTTGTGTAGCCTGTGTATAATGTACCATCACTACACTCTAGAACATACACGTAAAAACTAGACACCATATAAATCCCTTACAACATCACTATACAAACTACGTCTCATACAATAGTGTAAAAACCAATCCATACGATATAAATTTATTAGTGATAATATAGATGAAACATCATCTCTTGATAAATTCATTGAAATAGGTGATATCTCAAAGTCAAATGACTTCATTTTCATAATCTTATAATTATTTTCAAAAATGTGAAACTTACCAAGAATTATTGGAAGATATTTATCTACTATATCATCACTGACTAGCGAACCATTTTTCTGAACTAGTGTATTATTACACATATCATAATCATAGTTGTTAGCAATCTCACTGGCCTTAGCCTTTAAAAATCTATAGTACCCCTTTAGGTTATCTGAACTATCACCAACAATGGCACGATATTTAACTAAATCACTAGGAGAAACACCATTAAATGTATCTCTTACAACACTTTCATCTACTATATCGGATGTTTCCTTCCACGAATTATTGTTACCTACTTTACGAATAATATTCACAGTAGCAAAATCATTATCTTTAACTAACTGATACATATCTTTATCATTAGATAAAATGTAAACATTCTTACGTATTTTATTCTTACTACAAAGACTAGATACACTCTCAACAATAGAATGTATTGAATCATCAGCCTCATAACTAATATCATAGCAACAATACGTAGAAGTTATCAAACTAGACATCTTAACAATGTCATTAGTAGATGACTGAATCATAGCCTTAACATCACTATGACTACTTCTATTCGCTTTATAACTAGGATTTATCTCTCTTCTTGTAATATCAGAACCATCCAAACATAAAACGATTGACGGATTATTAAACGTACCCTCTAAACGTGTTAAGAATTTAAGAAACCCATGAATATGCCCAATAAATGTATCTTTACCATTGATATCAATATACATACCCTTGTATGCCCAAGCATAACGATACAGAAAATTTGACACATCCACTAGTAATATTTCATCAGACCTAACAATCATCTGAAATAAACTTTCCTTTGTTATAGTATTCATATGTTAGTCTCCTTGTAAAATAAACCTACAAGCATTATAACACATTTACATAACTTTTAGAAAGAATCTACTAAATCCTTGAATTCACTAACAATAGACTTAATCTCTTTTAAATCTCGCCTAGTGATAGAATCAACAACACCATCAGTTAATGCACCCATAGTATACAAAGTAAACAATGCATCTACGGCATTATAATACTCACCAGTATCAGATAAAGTCTCAACACACTTTTGTAGCTTATTAACTAATTTATCCTCAAATGCGTTTGTATTTAAAGAAACATTAGAACTACTCTTAGTGCCTACACTAGAAGTGCTATTTCTAATTACTGGGTCAATCGTAGATTGAACTTTAGTATAAGAATTGGTAAAAGGAACTTGACTTGTATCAGAACTATTAGGAATATGACAAAAGGCTTCTTGAATACTATTCTTAACTGTAGCATCATCTACCAATTTCATATTAGCTATACCATTCTGCTCGCTTACGTGTTTAGCACCCTCACGAATAGCAGATAGTATAGACTTACCACCACGATTAATATAATTCATTATATGTTCCCCTACTATCTAACATGATTTAACTCTAATTCCTCAATGAATGAGAAAATAGTTGCACATGAGAAATTAAAATCCTTAGTACCTTGTTTAAAGTCAATTCCTAAGAATAAAGTTTTATTTGTATCTTTGTAACACTCTACATCAACAATTTTGCTTTCCCTATTCTTAATGAATGACTTAGCTAACTTTTCAATCTCGTTATCATTAATGTCATACCTAGATGTATTGTTAATATTAAGATTTACTCGTCTAGAATTACTTTCATCTGAAAATGATTCTAACTCTACAAACACATGTAAATCATCCAACACATCATATAAACGCTTAACGTAACTTTTTACAAAAGACGGAACTTCATCTTGTATCACACCCTCATACACAGGGTTGCGATATGTATCTAGAAGATTAGACAATAAAGACACACACTCATTAAATAAATCTGTAGCCTCTACAAAGATAACAACATTAGAAGTATCTTCCTCTTCCTCAACTGTCAACATATCTAATACAGTAGATTTATTCCTCTTTTTAATTTTTAAAATACCACACTTAACAAATGTAGCTAAAGTAGATACAAAATCTAAACTAATACCACCACACCTACTCCAAATGTTACGGAAGTTACCCATAGACATTGGTAACTGTGATTTAGTAATAGCTATGGAATAAATCATAAATAGTATTCCATATACCTCATCATTATCAGATAGACCTAATTTATAAAATGTACCTGACAACTTTTCAATCTCATTATCAGGTACATTCACTTTATCTGATAGGATAAGCTTCAATGTATCACTTAGATACGACCTACCCATAATCTATATCCTACCTATTAAAGAATAACTAATTGACCACTAGAAGCTTTGTCTAAATCTTCAGAAGAAACTTCAAAACCTTGATTCAAAAGCATTGCTCTTGCACGAATCCTGTTACCCATTTGTAACTCACGGCCTTCAGATACTAGACAATAACCTTTACCCGACTTGAAAGTTAACATAGACTCAGAGACCTCTTCGTCTTTGTCATCTTCCTCTTCCTCATCATCAGAATCATCGTCATCATCATCATCGTCTTCATCAGAATCTTCTTGAATTTCTTCTTCATCTTCCTCAGAATCTTCATCTTCTTTTACTGTTTTACGTTTTTTAGCTTCTTGAATTTCTTCTTCGTCATCACAATCTTCACAATCGTCAACAACACCCTCAGCTACGCAACGTGAAATGAAAGATTCAGAAACAGTTAAGTTAGAGAATACTTCTACACCATCACGTGTTACAGTTAAGAAACCATCTTCATAAGAAAGAACATCGCCATCTTCTACGTGGAAGATAGTACCATTAGCAGAAATATCGAAACCTTCAACAACTACAGACTCGTTGGCTTTCATTGCTTTTTTACGATTTTTCTTAGCCTTAGCTTTACCTTTTTTAGCTTTCTTAATGTTCTTTTTAGATGCTTTAATTTCAGCGGCAGTCCTACGAACCAATTTATCGCCTTGAACTTTCCACTTTTCACCTTTTTCTTTAGATTTTAAAAGAAGTTTGGCTTTTTTTGCGTTGATTTTACGCTTTTTACCACCTTTAAAGGAGATTTTAGCACCTTCCTCTACATCTTCTTCCTCGTCATCGAAAAGTTCTTCTACATCTTCAACAACAACTTCATCAGCACTATCAACAAATGCTACGAAGTCTTCAGCAGAAACCTCTACTTCTTCCTCACGCAACTCACCATCAGCATCGTAAATATTTACAATACAAGGTTCGCCATTTGTTACCAACTCTACAATCTCATCTTGATTAACTTCATAATCACCCAAAGTTGTATCGGCAGTAGCAAAATAGAAAGAACCCTCTTCTACTTCCTCAAACACGTCTGTATTACCAGCGTCTTTTTTGTCAGCATCTTTCAAGGCTTCATTTACACTTTTAACAATGCTAGATACAGTAGATTCAAACAATGCAGAACCAACCTCAATACCTTGCATTTCTAATTCGTCAGCAATCAAATTGCTAAGTTTTCTTACTTGCCTCATTTATCTAGGAATCCCCTTATTAAAAATAAATACTATATTAACTATTATTATGTCTGACACCCTCTTAAAAAGAAGTTCCTATTTACATCTAACTTAACTTCAATTAAAACAATCAAAGCCATCGGTCAGATAAATTTAATAGGCTATCCCTGTGTGTCCCACAGTTAAAATTATATATACTATGAACTTAGTATCTTTAATCCCTCATGTAAAATGTTAATTGATGCATTGATATCTCTATCATGATGAACCCCACAACTAGGACAATCCCAATCACGAACACTAAGATTCTTAACATCTTTGTTTTTAAAGCCACAACTAGAACATATCTGACTGGACGGATAAAATCTATCTACTTTAGAGATAGTTTTACCATACCACAAACATTTATATTCTAATTGTCTTATAAACTCACATAAAGAAGTGTCTAGAAATGATTTTGTTAATTTATGATTTTTCATCATATTTTTAACTTTAAGAGTCTCAACACAAATAATATCATACTCTTTTACTAATCTAAGTGATAATTTATGTAGAAAATCTAATCTCTTATTCCTTATTTTCTCATGAAATCTAGCTACCTTGACTTTGTATTTATGATAATTATTACTACCAAAAACTTTCTTAGACAACTTACGTTGCATCTTAGCTAACTTCTTTTGAGCATTAATAAAGAATTTAGGATTCTCTACTTTTTCACCACTACTGAAAATCGCAAAATATTTTAAACCCAAGTCTATACCTACATTTTGATTGGCTTTCTCAAAATGTTCGATATTAACTTCAGCTGATATACTAGCATAATATTTACCACTAGATGTCTTAGAAATAGTAACACTATAAATTTTAGTAATACCTTTAAAGTCGCACACATCTCTAAATCTAATACTACCAACTTTTGGAATTTTAATTGTACGATTTTCAATATTTAAACTAATATTCATATTAGTACGATAAGAGTTTTTACTCCGTTTCTTAGACTTAAATTTAGGGTATTCCACTTGACCTTTAAAGAATCTTTGATATGCATTATCTAAGTCTTTAAGACATTGTTGCAACGCAACAGCATCTACAAACTTTAACCATGTCTTTTGTTTCTTTAACTCTGTTAGAACCTTAGAAGAACTGTTATAACTCAAATTAATTCCAAAGAACTTATACAACTTTTCTTTAAGATTAAGCATGTAATTATACAAATATCTTGTAGAATTAAACGTATCCTCAATTACCCTAATCTGTTCTTTATTAGGATATACCCTAACTTTAAAACACTCATTCAACGAAGTTACACCACCCATGTACTAATAATATACTTTAATACCTCTTATTGTACTGTAAGAAGTGTAAATTCGCAATATATAATTATAACTATAAATCAATATATTTATAATTGTCAGACTGTACACAATACATAAAGTAATGTGTATTATGTATAATGCTATACTATTATAAACCTAAAGTCTTAGCATCTCGCCTAGCTTGAATAGATTTTCTACGTTTAGTACACGCTTCATCAGTATGTGCTTTCTTACGTGCTTCAGCTAAAGCTTTTAGTTGAGCAGATGTAACATGTTTACGCTCACCCCTACCAACCTTTTCTACTAACTTACCATCTTTATAAGTAGTATATTTTTTACCCTTAGCATGTGCTTCAGAAACAATAGCAGAATGTGTATGACTACCACTGCCACCACTAGCAAGATTACTATATGTACGTAACCTTTCTTCCAACTCACATAAGTCATCTTTAGCTAATAACCCATTACGCACGTAACTACGTAAAGCATCTAACTTACTATCAATATCGTCTTTAGATTTTAAATTGAAAGTAACATTAACATTATTATTCTTTCCCCACACATTAAGGAAATGCCCAAATTCGGAGTACAACCACCTAACTGGTTGACCACCACCAACACCACCTAATAATGTAGGAGTATCATCCCCATAAGGAGAATTTGTAAATCTCATTAATATTAACCTTCCTATCTATATAAGATATTAACCCCTCATGATATTCCAATAACCAAAGCCACCATCTTCCAATCGTTGCTCTAGTTCTTGCTTATCAGTATTCCCCTCATTTATCAACTCATCAGATTCAATCTCAAACACACCACTACTAATCTTATACTTAGAACGTATACGTCCCTCAGTAATCTTAACCATAGCAAGTGTATAATCACGAATCCACTGTCTCCAAAAAGAGTTCTTAGCTATATCTTCAAAAGTATTACTAGATTTAACATACTCTACTGTTACAAGTCCACTGAAACCATCAATATACAATTTATTATCTGTAGGGTCTAAGTACCAATCATTTGTCATCAACATATTCATCTCTGACATAGCACCAGAAAAGGCAACATAGTTGTATATACCTTTAAGGTCTCCACCATTGCCTAATGCTTGCATACCACGATACTGACATAACTGATTACAAATATCACACCCACTAAGACTTAGGTTACATCCACCACCATCTCTATCTGGGTTAGCGACCAACTCAGCATTACTATTACTAGCACCACTACCTACACCATTATATATCTGACTAACAGCTCCCATATCATACCCTGTAACATCAACTACACCATTAGCAACATTGAATGTCGCTAAATAAGGTAATGATACTTTACTCTCACATCTCCTAGTAGAAAAATCTATTAATCTATCAATTTGACGTTGAGTGATATATAGAGTGATTACAGGATAACCTAAAGCAACCATGCAATCCTCTATGATATCTCGTCTCTCTTTTGAAAGTGATTCCATGTAGTCATTGCTAAATGAACTACTATCTACAAGTAAATTATCATCAATCCTACTCATGACTACTCACCTTTCAAAATGTTATTTTTTGTTTTGAGCAGATAGAATCATTTCTTTAACATCTGCTTTTTTATTAACACTACCAGCATCTACACCAATTTCTTTTGCTGTAGCTTTTAACTCTTTTAGTGTTAATGTATCAAGAAAATCAGCTGTGAGTTTTTTTACTTTTTCTACTTTATCAGTAACTTCATTCACAGTATCTTCTACAACGTCACTAGCAATCTTACCTGCATTATCAGACACTGATTTAACAGCATCTTGTGTTTTAGTAGAAACAGCTTTAACACCTTCTACAACACTATCAGCTACTTTAGAAACATGACCTTTTAATTCCTCTTTAGCTTTATTGATATCGTCCAAAGTACGTTGAGATAAGCCAAGTTCCTCAGAATTTTGAACGATAATACCAGCCCTAGCATATGGTCTAAAGAAACCAATTTTATCAATGCTATCTAAAGGTTTTGCCTCTTCAGGAGCAAAAACTAAAGTACCATTGTAATTATAATCAGGAATACGGATTGTGTTTTTAGTTGTATTTTTTAACTCTAAACCCATTATATCTCCTATTCTTCATCTAATGTAAAATAAAGGATATACAGGAATACACACATAGAATCCCTATACATCCTCAGTAAACATATACCAATCCACAAAACCAAATTAATATATCCACTCTGTTATTTTACAAACTCTAAATTTAATATATCCACTATTATATATAGGTAACATTAAATTTATTCTACGTTTTTATCACTTCTCCAAATATAAGTTGATTGACCACAATCATATACTGGTAAATACCCTCTAGCTAAAATTAATTCTTCATTAGAAGTGCCTTTACCATGACTTTCTTTAAATAGTCTATCATACCCTTGCATACGTAACAAGTTATCAGTAATATGTTTATTCTCTTTAACGCTATACCAATGACAAGACGGACTATTTATAGTATCTATTTTAAACCCTAACATATCATACACTTTACCACTAAACTTAGAAGTATCGCAATATGAAATGATGCTACCAGGTTTATAGTTATCTACAAAATATTTAAATAACTTTTCAGCACCACCTACTACATTATGACTAGCACAATATCTCAACAACTCATACTCATATTTTTTATTATACCTAGCAACACCAAATGTCATTAATGACACTAATTGATTATCATGATATAAACCTAACCTAATTGTTTGATTATTACACTTTCCCTGTAAATGATATGCCATAAGATATTGATTACACTCTAATGTATCAACTAATCTTACATCACAATTTCTAGCATACACAGTATCCCTATGTTTTAATAGATTGATAACCTTGCTCTTATCATCCCAATCAAACACATGTATTACATTATAACCACTACCTCTAGCTAACTTAGATTTATCTCTGTGATAGTATCTATCTTTAACAGATTTATCACCATAAGGACTAAAATATGTATTATGTGTTGCTGTAGGATTTATCTCAACTAAAGTATTGCCTACTTTAAAATCATATGAGTATTTACCACACCTAAATTCACGCTCATATGTAATGTTATTAGCATCTAATAAACCAGCAAAATCACGATTAGGCTTACTGTCATTAGCTTCTACCCATTCTTTAGACAACATAAACGTATATGGTACACCATATCGTTCCATAAAGGTAGAACGCACTTTATCTCTAACCTCTTGACATTGTGTAGGATAATCTACACCTAAATTTTCCCTATTAGTATCTTTGATTTTATCTTTAACAACATCTAATTGAAAAGGATTATCTACACCATATTTAGTGTTATAGTTATCCCTAAACTTCTGTTTAATCTCTTCAGACTTCATAGGGTTATCTACACCATACTTCTTAATAAAGATATCTCTTTTCTTATTCTGTATCTCCTTAGACTTAGACGGATTATCTACCCCATAATGCTCTAGTAAAGACTTTTTCTTTTTAGACTTAACATCACTTAAATGAGATACATGAGATACACCATACTTCTTTATTGTAGTCTCTTCTCTTTTTTTATTAATAGCATCTTGTTTTTCTTTTGTACGTGGCAACATTCCCAACACAAAGCCATCTGGCTGTTTACCATCTTCAAACATTCTATTAACAATACCATTATGATAATATTTCTTTTTAACCTTACCACCTTGTAAATTTGGTTTATCAACCATCAAATGTCAACTCCCAACATCCTATTTATCTCTTCTTCAACAAAATCTACATTACTTTCGTTGTACTCAACATCACCATATAATTTATAAGCTAACATTAAACCAAATAAACCCTCTAAATGACCTTTACAACTATTACAAAACTCACCACTTTTAGGATTCTCACAACAAGTACAATACTGATATAATTTATTGTTGATTAAGTAATCTAGAATTCTAGGTTTATCCGACTGTATAAAAGGAAATACCATACGTATGTCTACACCCCTAAATTCTTGATTAAACTCTTCTACCATTTTCTTATAATAAGGTAAATGATATGTCCTAGAATCCCTATCTAAAGAACCATTTAGTACTATATCTGTATCAGCACCACCCATCATATGTACTACTGAATTAATAGCATTGACAAATATTAAATCATATGCGTTCTCACTATAAGAATACTCTTCTAAATCACTAAATGAACTCTTAAAAGTAACCAACTTTACTAACTCTTCATCTTGATTAATATAAGAAATAAACTTATTTACATGACTGCTCTCTAACTTAACTTTACCCCTATCTAATAGATTACTCTTGACATACAACGCATACACAGTTTTTATATTATCATATTTCTTCTTAGTATTAACTGCCATATGTAATAACGCTGTAGAATCAAACCCACCAGAAAACAATACAACCAAATTACAAGTCTTATCACTAGGAATATTACACAATAACCCATCTTTAGCTAAAATCTTTTCCATAATTTAATCACCCTTACATCTAATATAAAATACTATATCATAATTAGATTATATAGTATTAACACACAAAAAACAACATAAAGAAAAAGAGGTGCAGAATTAACTACACCTCTTTGAATGGATATATTATTTAGTTTTGTATTTATATACAGTCATGTTTACTGATGACTTATAGCTTAACTATCAATTAGTTAGCGGCTACTTGTTTATTATCTACCAAAGTCAAACGATGGTACATGTATTTATTTACAGCTTTTTTGGCGTAAATTGTACAGAACCCACGTTGTGCTTTGAAATCTGCATCAACCAATAATTGACTTGCGAATAAAGGCAAGTATGGAGCGTAAATATAGCCAGCTTCAATGAACATTTCACCTTTAGCACCTACCAAGATTTCATTATCTGGGTAGTATGGATTTTTATATACTTTGTATTTTTCATCTAAGATACCTACCAAGTGTGGGCCACCAACGATACCATTTGTAGATACACGTTTGAAGATTTCACGTACTTGACCAATATTAGTATTCAAGGATTCAATGTATGTAGCGGCATTTTTACCACAGATAATAAATGTAGCTTCATAGCGTTTAGTGTTACCAAGAATTGTATTGGACGCATCATTGATAGCATTAAACAATGTAGCTTCATGTGTTTTAACGTCTTGACCTTTATATTCAGGAAGTTTATTCCAAGTAGATTGGCTACCAGCGATTTTCAACAAATCTTGCATGATTTCATTGTCAATTTCGTAACCAATTTCACCAGAAGTAGCTTTAAGGATAACTGTATCCATGTCCAAGCCGAATGACATTTTTAAATCGTATGCAACGTCGAACATGTACACTGATTTTAATTTACGTGGACGAGCAACTACAGGCTCAGAAACCACACGTACATCAACTTGGTCTACAGGAGCATCGAAACTATTTTGGTCGTAATCAAAATCAGCATCCAAATGAGCAACTGTTACACCAGTCAATGTAATTTCGCCAGTAACGTAATCAACAGTACCAGCACCTAAACCAGTACTTGCTGTATCAGTGATAGTACCTTTTTTACCAGTAGCATCAGGAACATCAATCAACTCTGCACCGATTTTATCAGTAGAAGTCAAACGGAATGTACCTGGTTTAATAGGTGTATGCAATACTTTTTGAGATACGTTACCACCTGTGATAGTCAAAGACTCACCACTTACGTGTTCACCACTGAAATCACCACCAGTGAAACCACGTTGAGATGAAATCATATCAGTACCAGCTTTGATACCACCTTTGTTGTTACCATAAGTGAATTTCAAGAAGAATACTTGACCATTCCTACGGTCAAGAGGTTGAACTGATACAATATCATTCGCAATCAAATTAGGCATGACTGCTGTAATAATATCAAATACATTAGATGTAAATGTATTAACCATAGAAATGTCAGTACCTTCATGAATAGCAGTACCATTCATCATGCGACCTTTAGTCATTTCCAACTCAGATTTTGTATTTTCAAGCAACAAAGAAAGTTGAGTTGCTTCTACATCGGAGTAACCTTCTACATGTTCTTTAACTACATCTGTATATGCACTCCAAGATTCCAACAATGGACGATATTGTTCGTAAATATTTGTTTTCATATGTTAAATTATTTTCCCTTAAAATAAAATTTATACTAACTTATATAATAATGAATACTAACCCCTACGATTAGAGAATAACTCACCCACTCTAGGTTTAGCATTTACGATATTCTCTTTTCTAACACGTGAAGATTCATTAACAATTTGAGTATCTACAATAGAATTTTTAAATGTATTCATACTATTGTTATTACTCATAGATTCACATATAGAATACACATCAGATTTATTAAAACCTACAGGCAACTTTGATTGAACAGATTCTACTGTTAACCCATAATTACCAGCAATGACTGAAATTAAATCATGTTTGATTGATTTATTTACAGCTTTAATGGAATTATAAGACTCATCAAGTGAATCAACCTCACCACAAAGTTTTCTAATTTTTGCCTCTAAATCTTTAATCTTCTGTTCGTATTCTTCAATTTGGTTATCTCTCCTATCAATAGCAGATTGATAACCACCCTCAACACCATCTAACTCCTCAGTCAATGACTGTACATCTGTTTTTAAAGCTGTGATTGTATCTTGCTGTGCTTGAATTAATGCATCTTTCTTATTAATATCAGTAACAGCTAATGCAATCTCATCATAAGCTTCAGATAATTCACCCTCTAACTTATCTTTATCTTGTGAAAGATTTTTATTATCCTCACTTAAAGACTTATTAGTTTTTAAACTCTCATCTAACTTACGTTCTAACTCTTTATTAGATGTAGTCACACCCTCTTGAATTAGAGAAGTGTTTTGATACTTCAATGCCTTACAGGCCTCTTCAATAGAATTTAAATCATCTAAATCAGACTGTAACTCATCAATCTCATTTTGCAACTCAATAATCTGTGCATCTTTCCTTGCAATAGTGTCTTTTAGGCTTTCAACTTCAGATTGTATCTCAACCTCTTTATTCTTAGAGTCTTGAAGTACATTTGAAATTTTATTTAGAGCATTATCTAAACTTTGTTTCAAACCCTCATTTTCTTTTTCAAGAGATTGTTTCTGAGCCTTAATAGATTGAAGTGTACGCTGTAAAGTATCAATTTGTGATTCGCTATCATCAATAACCTCAATAGTGTCTCCGTCATCTACAACAGCTTCATCACGTTTAGCAACGATTATATCCTCAACACTTTCAAGCAATAACCTCTCAGGTGTTAAGTCATAACCATCAATGCTATATATAAAGGACTTAATATTTTTAAAGTCCTTCTCATCGCACTCTTTAATAATTTTAAAAAGAGCGTTATGAACATTTGTCTCTAGTGCCTGTTTTTCAACTACACCCTCAGTTACAACATCATTAGGACGTGCAGACTGAACAGACGGAAATGGAACAGCATCAAAAGTAATAAAATTATATTGATTTTCATCTACCTCAATATAATCCTTACGTTGATGTAATGCACCACCAGCCCTAGAGGAGTAGCCGATAACACCACCAGCCTCATATAATGTATTAATGATTCTACCAAAAGGAGTATCAAGAATATGTATCTCACCAAAAATTTGATTAGATTGTGGCACTTTCCACATCTTAGCAATTCTGTGAGAAACCCTCTCAAAATCTACTTCCATCCTATCAGCGGGGTGATTAGCCTCACCATATAAGGTATTATACATTAACTGTTCTGTTACGTACGGACTAGCAAGAACATTATCCCACAATTTCTCAGAATACTTTCTGCCATTCCTATTTAGAGAATCCCACTCAGCAAGCGGTCCCTTAATTACCCTTAGAACAGAATTAGAGGTAGAATCTGTAGGTACATTACTCTCATATACACTCCTATCAAATACAGAAATATCTGATAAGTATGTCTTTTCACTATTATTCATGCAGTACCTAATACCCCCAAAGTAACAATAAAACATTATTAACTAACCACATGCTAGTTAACAATATGTATAAAATTGAAATACAAAATCTACTTTTAAGGTCTATAATGTACACCAATTTATATCACTTGAAAACATTATTACCATAAATATCTGCATGATAGACCATTAAAAGAAAAGGGAATATACAAAATGTGCATATTCCCTCATATTGTACATATTGATATATAATATGTACTAAAAATATTTATATGTTTAAGTGAAATTAATCACCATTACCCTTAAATACCACATACCTATCCTGTTTCTTAGCATAAGAGTCAATAGCACTCATATATGAAATATCTCTCTTACTAGTCAATACCCAAATAATCCTATCTCTATACTTCTTTAACCATTTTTGATACGTAGGGTCTGATACAGTCCTACTAGCAGTAACAACACAGTCAGATAAGATGATAATAGAGTCTGGGTTTTTAACCTTCTTCATCATTGCATGGACACCAGGTACAATGTCTGTACCACCTTCAGCCTTAAACTTCATTAACTCAGCTTTAAGTTTAGTACCTTTACACTTAACCATTCTCTTAATACATTCATTAGCACTCCACATCTCAAAAGGTATGATGTAGAATAACACATTCCTCATCTGTTTATCAGCCTTAATCATAGCATCCATCTGCATGATAACCTTTTTGAAAGCACCACTACCCATAGAACCTGAGCAGTCAATCAAAACAGCAACTTTAACCATCTGTGTTTCAATATCTTCCCTACCAGGAGGTGCGTCTTCGATACGTTTATTAATCATGTTAGGATTCATAGTAATACGTTGACCTAATGCTTTTCTGAAAAGTTTTTCTAATTTAGCTTTCCAATCAGCAACCATACTATTACCTTTAAATAGTGTAGTCATTGTACCAGCACCAAAGTCTTTATAGTTGTCTAAAGATTGTTGGTTAGTGTTAGCTAATGTCTCATCTTTATCTAACTCCTCTTGCATACGTTTAGCGGCTTCCCTAACAATCTTATCAACAACACCCTTTCCATCAGTATCATCTAAATCATTGCATTTAGTGTCATGTGCTTTCTTGAAATCATCGTTAGGTTTATTGCCTTTTTCAGCTTTATCCCCTCTACTACCACTACCTGCTTGACTGTCTTGTGATTGAGAACCATCACCACCCTGTGAGTTTGAGCTGTCACCTTGTTGAGAATTATCACCACTCTGTGAGTTATCTCCATTTTGTGAATCCGATGACTGAGAGGATTGACCATCACCTGACTGAGATTTGCCACCATCTTGTGATTTATCTCCACTCTTTTGAGTTGAACTATCTTCATTGGAATTAGAAGATTGTGAGCCATCACCACTAACCTCACTTGCCCTCTCCCTAGCAGTATCAGACATATTCTCTTGCTCTTTATTTAACGCATCTTCCATTTCAGATGTACTATCTAAAGAACTACTATCATCACCCATATTAGAAGAACCATCATAATTAGGCGGTGCATATGAATTATCCTCTGACATCATACCACCAGAAGAACCACTACCACCTTCAACATTATCACCACCAGATGAGCCATCACCATCCTCAGAATTGTTATTATTGTTATTTTGCTCTTCCTTATCAGTATCTAAATCTTCACCATACAAATCATTATCTAAATCCCTATCTTGTTTAGAGAATTCATCATTAGGCTTATTTTCGCTACTGCTAGCATAAGGATTAGCATCTTTACCACCACTAGAACCTTGTGAACCATTAGAATTATCATTATTACTCTTACCCAAAGGATTGTTATCTACAGGGTCAGGTATGGAACTGTTAGAACCACCCATCTTACTGTCACCACTACTACCTTGTTGTGAGTTATCATCGCTATCAACAAAAGTAATATCAACTGGCTGTAAATCAAAAATAGTGAATTCACCTAAATCATTACCTGTAGGTACAAATATTCTTTTCTTTAACTGTTTTTTAGCCATCTATTTATACCCCCTATAAATGATTATCAGAATCATCTAAAACAACACAAGGCTCTTCTCTAACATCTTCAACATGGAATGAGCCATTTACAATCGAAGTAACAATACCAAATTTCTTTTTCTTAGAAATCCATACGATATCGCCCACTTTTACTGACTTAGGCTGTGTACCACCCATATCACCCATGTTACTGTCAGAATTATTGCCATTAGAAGAATTATCATCAGCTAAATCTTCAGCAGATAAGCTTGTTTTTTCTTCAGTCGTACCTTCTACCCATGAACCATAAGAACCATCAATAGGTATAATGTATTTTCTATCTAAATCAGCATAGAAGTTACCACTATCAACATATACAGGAGAGTTTAGCTTAGAATCATTACCTAAATCTGTAACATCAACACTATCAATCTTAGCTTTATTAACTGAGTAAACATCTAAAGTGATATAATCATCTTTCTTAACCGGTTTATACCCTTTAATGATGCCAACAATATTAGTACCCTTAACTTTTACCAGAGTACCATTAGGTAAAATCTCTTTATCAGATACCTTTTCTTCATCAGTAATCCCACCAGACTTACTCCAATAGATTTTACCATCAGTCAAGACTCTAACAACATCTGTAATAACCCTTTGGAATATGTGAGAACTTGCACGTAACTCTCTAAAAGCAGAACCTACAAAGAAATTACAAAATACATCAGCACCCCAATAATCACTTAGACTATCTTTACATCTCTTTACTTCAACTGTTGCATCTTTATCTAACCCTGACACCTTGTTTAATGTAGCAACAACAATATTTATCATATCATCAGCAGATTTAAATTTCTTCAATCCGACATTGTGCTGTACCCTCATATGAATTGTATCTTTAATGCAATTAGCTGGGAATACACCACTAGAAGAACCATGACGTGTTAAATTAGGTGTTCTAGCTAACGCTACTTTAAGTTTAGCATTGATAAAACCATCCATAACCACGTTATCCATACCACCACTAGCATATGTTCCATCTAAGTCTACATCACTGTTACCACCACTAAAATGAACTTGATTGTTAGTAATCAAATGTGCCATCTCATGAGCAATAAAGAATGTTAACAAGTACACATAACAATCCTGCAATGAATTATATAAACTACCCCTATTAACGTATTCCTCTAAAGCCTCTCTAAGAATGAATCTAGGATTATAGTGATAAATATATCTACCTGTCTTTTTATGTAAACCAACAGCTAATGTAGAGATATTAAAGTTCCTTAAATGCTTAATAGAGTCTGACTTAAACAAAGAATATGCCATCAAGTCAAAACGCTTTAAATTATTCTCAACCAACGGTAGCATTGAGTCATAAATAGCATTATAATCACACTTGTCAACCAACAAATCAAATGTCATTGTTGCGTCTTTTGTATTGTACTTTAAAGGTGATTCATTGAAGTCAGTAATGCTGTATGGGTTTTCCTCAAAACCACCTTCAACATAAAAATACTTCTCATCATCCCTAGAATATAAATCACGTTTAATTATAATCCTAAATACATTCTTAGAACCATCAGCAAGTTTTACATTCTTGTTAGACATAAAGAACAAACTAATTACTGCTTTGTTATCGTCAAAAGTATCACCATTACCAAATACAATTTTCTCAAAAGTATTATTGTCTAATATATCTTGAATGGCTTGCATGTTAACATACTTACCACTATTAAGAGATTCTGTGATTGTATTATAACTCTTTAATTCTTCTACCTCTTCAGTAGATAAACTATTAATATATTCTAATACTTTCTTTCTCCTATTTCTCTCATTAATAGATAATCCCATTAATAATCCCCCAAATCAATTAAACAATAAACTTTTCAATGAAAGCATTATACGTGTTAAATCCACTGAAAGTCCTATACTCACCTTTAACAAATGAATATACAGCATCTGTTACCATTTTAACAATAGTTCCACTACCATAAGCACCTTTAGAAATATAATACCTTACATCAACTTTAAGACCATCAACATAGATTGTATCATTTAACTCAATAAAATCTACACCATTATCAATAATCCTAGAACTATAAGGATTATATGAGCGAATTGCAATGTTTAAATCAGAGAAATCAAAATCAGGAGCATAACACTCAACTAAATCACCACTACTCACAACATTGTCACCAAAATCAGGTAATGTATCCAGAGGTAATCTAGAAATAAAATCATTAACATGTTTGAAACTTAGCATATCTATATCTCTTCCTACAAAATAATAGAGGTGTATATCCATGACAAAATCATACAGAATATAACACCTCTATCATACAAACTAATTATAATACATTGTATTTAACATTCTTAGGTGTTTTTGATTTTTTGCTTTCCTTAATAGCTTTTTTGATATTCTCAATATCTTCTCTAGACACTTTATTACCAAAATCACTAGTAATATCTATAATCCAATCATCACCCACACCCTCAGCTAATTGATACATATCTTCAAGATTTTCGCCAGACCTCTTTAAGAATAGTACCATATTATCTGCATTAGGTAAAATGTCTTTAATTCCTGTCAAGAACATTGCATAGTTTTCATTAGGTAATGTTTTACCATGAGCTTCCATAAAATCATTACATAAATCCAAGCAATACTTAACAATACTCTCAGTATTGCCACTATATTTAGAGAAATTACGTTGTACAATCTTCATGAATGGAATAATAAGAGTCTTATCACTCAACTGCTCAATAGTAATATCCTCATCAAGATTTGTACCAAATGTATTATTGAAGTATTTAGTAAACTCACCTAAAATGCTCTCACCTAAATACATTTTAAACATATCTTCACGTTTATTACTAGTATTGATATCTAACTGTCTTACAAACCCAGCTAAATCTTCTACTAAGTCAATAGTATCACTACATTCAACTCTATCATCAGCAGACATAGGTTTAAGTGTAAATTGTTTTAAGTCGTCTCTACACTGAGCCAAGCTATCAACAATATCACTAGCAGAAATTGACGTATCACCAACTTTAACGCTATCACCAATTAATAAAGATTCCCAACTATCACTACCATACAATAATGAATCTAGGAACTTAATTGTTTTTTGAGCATGACTTTCTAAAGAATCAGACTGTCTTTCTAGAATTAAATCCTCAAACTGCATTACTACATCATCAGTAAACAAGATTTTACCATTGAAAGCCTTAGCTTTAAATGTTCCATTTTCTTGTCTCTTACCACGCATAGATTTAATATCTTTAGATAACTGTAACATGTTACGTGTAGACGGTTGAGCATCCTCTAATGTACGTTTTTCTACACTAGCCATAATTTTTAAGGCTTGCTCTGTATCTAAACCCTTGAAGAACTCAATCAATGTGCCATCAATTAAACCCTCTTCTTTTTGAGATTCCATGAACTCAATCCATGAAGCTACGTCATTCTCATCGTAGTTTTTCTTCCAATAGATTGAGAACCTAGCGGCAAAGGCTGGGTCAAGTGTACCTGTATCACCATAACCACCTGCCTCATCGTCCATACCTTCCCAAGCCATATTACAAGCGGCAACTACTTTAACTCTATCTTTATAGTTAGAGAAATCAACACCAGCAAAACGATAGTCAGAAATAACCTCAAATACAGCTGATGTAACTGTATTAGAACTTACCCTATTAACCTCATCGAAAAATAAGATAACCTCTCTACCCTCTTTAAGTGCAGTTACAAACCTATCTTTAATAGTCTTGTCAGGTGCTCTCAAAGTCATGATATCAGTCATACCATACTTAATATCAGCAGATACATTAGCTACTACACTTTGTAATTCTTTAGATACATCATCAAGACCACTACCTTTAAGAATACCACCACCAACGTACTCTGTTAGTGATTGTTTAACAGGCATACCCATAAGGTCAACAGCATCTTTACTAGCTAAGTTAACATTAATTAATACAGGCTCTAAACCTGTTTTAATCTTAGCCTTTTTCATATACTGTTTAACACGACTGGTCTTGCCGAGTGCAGACGGCCCAATTAACATAGCAGGGGAGCCTGTTTCTAAAGCAGTTGATAAGAAGTCACCTACATCATCTTTAACAGGTTCTTTTACATCATCATAGTTACTATAACCTTTAGATTCTAAGAAAGGAATAAACTTCTCACAGCACCACTTAGAAACATAACCCTCTAAGATTTTGCGTTTGTAAAGTTTTTCCTCACCACTATCTTCTTTACCATCATTTTCAGCCTCAGCAGTTTTATCAACTGAGTACAAATAATCTGACAACATATCCCAAGTACGATAATTAGGGAATACCTGAGTACGCTGTTCATTATCGGATAAACCATCAGCAATAGCATCCAACACAGGCTTATCTGTATACACCATGTCACGATTATTATTTAAAAACTCTAATACAACAGGATGAATATTAGTTACACCCTTAAAACCTCTCTTATCAGTAGTACCACTTGCCCACTCAAACCATCTATCCATAACGTCATTAGGATATACTTTTAAAGGAATAAACCTATTAGAGTATGCTACGTCTAAATCAGTGTTAACGTCATAAAGCATATCTAATTCCATACGATATTCCTCACGCTCAACACCTTTTTGAATATCAAGGTTAGTAGCGGCAACAAACTTACAACCATTCAAAGTCATATCATTTAACTTCTTCTGATTGAGAAGTTGTACCAAAATCCCATTAACCCCTTTATCACGACAGCGTGTAATTTCATCACAGAAAAGCACTGGTGTACGCATGTAATTTTTATACTGTAACTGTAACTCAACAATCTTAGTTTTTTGCTCGTCTGTTAGGTATTTTTTCTCTGTCTCTACACTATTACCATCAGATGCTACACTAGACTCTGTATAACCCTTTTGTAGAATGTCTTCTAACTTCTGATAAGACTGTTTACAAAATTCCCTAAAACCATCAGAACATACTACAATCTCTTCCATAGGACAAGCGTAACTATATTTTTTGCCCTCTACCTCACCAATTTGGAATAGACCACTATAGTCTAACCTAGAAGTAAATGCAACCCTAAAGTCAACCATCCTATAGTTATATTTTTTACATAATTCTTTAACAGTAGCAGATTTAAATACGGCAGTCGGCCCAATAAGTAAAGGAACTACCTCACGCCCACCACTCTTCATCTCCTCACCCTCAGGCAAAGAAAAATATGCATCTAACCAAGTATATACAGCGTCCTTACCTTTAATATCTTCAGCATCATTAGACTTACCTTTTTTACGTCTATCCTTTAAAAGTTGTAATGTATCTAATGCAGACTCCATAATGTAACTTTCATCAATATGTTCATTGCTAAACAACCACTCGGATATAGAAACTGTATCCATCTTATCTGAATCCTCTAATACTTTATATTCAGAATAAGATTCAGATGAAACATCTAAACCATTAGCACAAGCATTAATGAAATTATCTGTTAAAATATCCTCAATAAGATATGCACCATTACATTGGAATATTGCCTTATTAATATCATTAACTAAGTCTACCTCAATCAAATTAGCAACGGATTGATAGTCAAACTCCATAATATCAACAGTAATCTCACTACCAAAAGTACCACTGAAAATATTGAAAACAGTACTAGGTAGTTCTGCTAAGAATAGTGTATTACTAGGCATAATCCTATAGACTTTAAATACCTTATTTGTTGAATCTTTACTAGGAGAATCAAAATCAACAATCAAAGGCTCATAACCTAAGAACTCTTCAACGGCATGAACCTCACGCACGTTTTTAACAAAATCCGCTTTATCTAAAAACGGAAAGTAATTACTAATACTATACATGTATAACCCCTATAAGAATAAACTTACTCACAAACAAATATATAATATTATACATATTATACATACTATACATATCATTCTAACCAATAAATTTTGTTAAATCTCCAAAGTAATCTGCACTTTCGTGCATTTACTTTATCACAACGCTTATCTCTTGATTGAAAACTCAAAGCTAATCGTTTTTGACATAAAGACGTAACATAACCTTTATAAGTTTCTCCATTTTTATAAGTATAAGAAACTAAATCTCTATGCTTAAACCCCAACACATTATCAGTTTTTGCCTTTGATTTTCTTCTCATCGGTTTAATAATCCACTCTTTTATATTACAAGAGTCAGGAATACTATCTGTAATGCATATAGCATCATTGCTGTGGGATTTTTCTATATTCCATTCAATTCTTTTGTTTGCAGTTTCACCACCACTAGTTAAATGTAATAACCCTAACTCGGATATCTTGTTTCGTAGGTAGTTTTTACCTTGCATAACGTACATTGCATAATCGAATCGTTTAGGTTTAGAATTAATAATTTTAAAGTATTTATCCTCAAAATCTTGTTCCTTACCTTCTGTTTTTTGATGACATTTAGAACAAAGCGTAATTAAATTACCAATAGTATCTGCCCCACTACATTTTCTAGCTTGTATATGATGTGCCTCTAATCTGCAATCAGTTTTACCACATTCCTGACATCTATAGTTATCACGAATAAGAGTAGCTTTTCTAAGATTTTCATCTAAACGATTAGATTTTTGATATTGCCATTTATAAGGTTTATACCCATCTGTCATTGCACGAATATCTATACAAACATCTTCAAGATAATATTCTTGAATGCCTACCCATTTGTTTAATTGATATAGTATTCTTAAAATAGCATCTTTCTTTTGTTTAATGCTTGGTGCTAATCTACCGATTCTTTTAGAAGATGAACGATTATTAAATCTTTCTGGTCTATATCTTTTATGATAACGATGATAACGTCTATACCCACGTCTAACATCTATTAAATGTTTTACATCTTGACGCTGTTCAATAGTTCCCTTAAAGACTACTTTGTTTTTAGTAGGACACTTTTGAACAACAGCTAAACCAACATGTGCAGAACCATCATCTATACCACAAACTATATAACTTTTGTCATTTTCATTAGGTTCAACTTTTTTATTTAGTTGAATTACCATAGGATATTTAGATTTTAACTTTGCTCTTCCTTTTCTAATTAGATACCATCCCCTATTTACCTTTGTTGGCACTAAAGGTTGATTATCTTCATCAATTACAAAACAATACTCAATATTATTTTCCATCTCTGGACACCTTCCTTACGGAGAATTTTTCGTCTTGCCAATGTCGTGGAGGGTATATGTGTTTCTCTGTTATCTATGCAGAACATTAACATAGTTTCTTGATTGGCACTCACAGAGCTTCAGACTGACGAGTACATCTAAAGGTGTGTCTTTAACCTTTTCCATAACGTAGTTCATATCTGCAACATATCTTTCGATAGTAGCAATCACTTAGGCTTGAAACCTACCATTAAGCAAGTGTAAACAAGAAATGTAATATACATTTGCTCACTTGTTTACACTTTTGTCTACAAAGTAGACCACTTAATAATTAGTCCTATTATCTGAAATCTAAGATTGTCATAATTCTCTTCATAGTTGAAAAATAATATTTCATTGTAGAACTATCAACACTCAAAGCTAACCAATCATCAATAGTCTTAGTGTCAAACTCCTCAAATGAATTGATATATTTTAAAATAGACTGACCTAACCCTAAATCATTCAAAGTCAACTTTTCTGCATCAAGACCAACACGTCTCATCTCACTATATGTAGAAACATATAAAGTTACAATCTTAGAAAGTAACAAAAATCTCAAAAAGTGAATACCAACTAGTAAACGAAGATTATCTTCCTTACCACCCTGAAACTCACTAATTCGACCTTCAACCTCATGTAAATATTTCCTAAGAGATTTAAGCTTTACGTCCTTAACAAACCACTTATACTTAGTAGGAAATACATTCTCCAAGTTGATGCTCTCTAAACTAAAATTACCATTCTGAGCCATCAAATCTAACTCAGAATCTAAGTCACTCTTAGCATATTTAATGAAAGAAACTGCTTGCGGTCTAAATTTACCAAAAATGGAATCCCCAACAGTTAAAAACTTTCTTAACTCTATGAGTGTTTTATCTTTATAAAAGAGATAACCTCTCATCGAAACCTCACTAATCTATTATTTAAATAACCCCAACAAGGGATATGAAATATCATCTACCAACTTACCCACATGATATAACTTAGGAATGGAAACCCTTACAAAGTCTTTCTGTTTACTCAACATAGTCTTTCTATATAAAGAACCATTATATACTAATGGATATACATTCTTAATATAATCAATAACTAAGACTGAAAACCACTCTACTGTAATACCATCATCACGTAATACCCAATCAACATTCAAGGATTTTAATAAATAATCAACTATAGATAGTTTATCATTTTCAACAGCATACTGTAATAGATTAAACTTACCCTTACAAATAAAAACATCAATTATATTGTATACAACAGTCTTAGCATTATCCTTACTATAGTTATTAGACTGTAAAGAATTAGCTATCCTATGTAAAAATCTACTATACTCTAAATCTTTGTTTATATTCGGTTTAGAAGAATACTCTATCTTCCGTTGCTTTATTAAAAACCCATAAGAAAGCATTGAAATAAGATATGCAACAGGAATACCCTCTGAAATATAATATAATGTCAACAAATCAGTGTTAGGTTTTGATGTCTTAATGATATCAGACCAATTAATAGTATCTCTGTTCTTAACAACATACTGATATGTATTTACTATATCATCACTAGTAATATTCTCTATAAAAGAACCATAGAATAACACAGCCTGTGACTGTAACTTACAAGACAATGATACACATGAATCTATGAAACCCCTTACAGGACTATAACCACAAGAAACCATATCCATAACATTTGTTATAAAATCATCTATATCAGACAACTCAGACTTTTGTCTAACAATATTACATACAATAGAGTTTGATTGACTATCTGGTAACGTACTCTCGTACATATCTCTAAGAACAGTAACTATACTATTCTCAACCATCTCAATGTTAAACTTAATCATAGTCAAGAACATATTTATATTAAAATACTCAGGTAGCTTTTTAACCTTAAATGATGATTTTATAATACTAGATATATTTCCTATAACAATATAATCACTTGTCACATTTAAACCTAAAGCAATATCACCATTAAGTACGTTAACAGATAACCCTAAAATATTGATAAACTCAGCATCTGAATCTAAAACTTCAATCCTAATATAATCACTGACAACATCTAACTCTCTAATCTTTTTCTTCTCACTAGTCTTAGAGAATTGTGTTGACCTTATAAAGAACTTGTTTACATTACTTAATGAATGTAATTCTTTAATCCAATCAACACTAATATAGGTAACTTTATCTTTTGTGATAACATTATTCATCTTATAAGAATTTCTTCAGCAATTTAGTACTCATCTTATGAACTAACATAAGAATCCTACGTAACATTTTCTTATCAGTATCAATCTGTAACTCAGTACCTGTTAATGAAATAACATCAGTAATTCCATCATCCTCAGCATCCCTAGTAATTAATTCTAAGGAGTTAATAGTACCATTCTCTACAGTATCTAACAAAGAATTTACAATGCCTGTATCTTTAACAGGTTTATACGCTTTGAACTTCTTATCATATGTCCTAACAACACTATCAAAGTATAAGTCCCTTTCATCTTTATCAGATAAATCATATGCACTAGGGTTTAATGAAGAATCGTCACTAGTCATATAACGTAATGCATCAATATTAGATAAAGCCTGTAATTCCTCATTAGACAATGTTTCAATATCACCCAAAGAATTTTGGTCAGTATTATCAACATTTGAAATAAGAATATCATTAAAGTTTTTAAACGCTTCAGCACTATCAATATTAAGCATTATATCACTAGCACCTTTGATAGCTAGATAATCAGTATATGCATGTGTCTTAACAATACCACTTAAAGAGAAACCAACAGCTGGCTGTTCAGCCAACTCAGTTGCGTTATCAAACTCCTCACTAGGATGCATCTCTCTAAACTCATACATATTTTTATATTGAGCGAAGAAATCAGTATCACCTAATTGCAACCTAGCAATATATGACAATGTATCTAAAGAACCCAATACAACTTTAACCCTAGAATATAAACCGGCGATTGTACCCCAATAATAGAATAGATACTTTAGTGTTACAAACACAATATCATCAACTGTCTCATCAGAAACAGCCATATTTTGTACATTTACCTTAGATTTTACGATATTATAAACAATACTATCGAAAACATCACTCTCTGAACTAGAACCATTATCACCAGTGTAATTTCTAACAATATCAGCAAGAACGCTCTTAGACAATAAATCCATTGCTTCCTCTGTACTACTGATACCCATCTTCTTAACACCACTAGCTAATGAATATGCTCCACCACACTTCAATGCTGTTGCTACTGCACGTGCAATATCGTAACCCATACCATTCTCGCTAAATACTTCATTAGCAATCTCTTTGGCTCTACCCCTTGAAATCTTACCCTTTGTTTGACCTCTGTCAAACTCACAGTTAGAATTAAGAATTAAATCCCTATTATACAAACTCTCAACACGAATAGAGCCACTATATGTTTTAATGTACACATTAAAATCATCAGATACATCCATACCTAAAAACTTATACGTATCGACTTGCTTATCTGTATACACACAACATACCTCAGAACCCTCAGATAGACCATATTGTTTATCTAATTTAACAAATAAGTCACTTATCGGAGTTGCGTTTACGTTGTACAACCTAGACTGACTCAATAATGTCTCGTAGATATCTTTTGCTTTTTTATTCTTAATATTTGTCTCTTTCAATTCTGGTAAATCAAAAACAGACGTTAAATTGTCACCAAAGACATCTTTGAATACTTTAGAATCTAGTCTATACTTTACTAAATATGTAGACACTAGAAATACCCCTTTACATCAAACAAAACGTATTTAACGTATTAAACTTAATTAAATTTAGTACTAATCTTATATATAGTACCAAAATAACACTATCTATGCCTACCTCTAGAAACACTCATTGCCTTGTTTTTATTTCTCATCCTAGCATTTCTACCCTTGGCTATATCTTTACCTAGACCATTCCACCTATTTTTATGTTTTGTTAAAGCTTCTTTACTCCGTAACTTAGACAAATTACTACTCTTTTTATCACGTAAAGAACCTACTACCTTAGTCTTAAATAAGTCAGTTGTTATTTTATTGTTATTAAAAGACATAACAGATAAAACAGCTATCAAATGCTTACAGATAGTACCCTCTAGATTAGGATTCTTAATTTTAGGAAATCTGTTTTCTTTATCTAACCCATACCCCATATTCCAAGCCATATATTTATAACCTTTATATAGGAAATCCTCACAACTGCAATATACTGATAAATCACCATCAAGTAATAAACGTGTTATCTCAGACTTCTTAAAGTCTTTTAATGCTTTTATATCCTTGACATCATTTAACTTTATCTTTTGTTGATATTTCTTATTAGGTGTATATTGACTATTAGTTGTGAATTCAATACACCCATCATTGTTAACACCTTTGTATGTAGTAGTTAACTTTTTTGCTCTTGCTTTTCTCTTACTCTCAGCACCACTTAACAACTCTTTTTTAGTTGCTTCGTTAATAGATTGGATTGAATGTCCCTCTTTAAGAAGTCTATCATACCTACTATCAAATGCTATTGCTTGATATTTTGTTAAGAAATCCTCATAATACCTAGCATCCCTATTTTTATCAATTAAAAAAGAAAAAGGAAGATACTCCTCATTTAGAATATCTTCCAAATCAAGGTTAAATGAATCTCTTGTACCTTTTTGTAACAAATTTTTTAAAGTCATCTTTACCTCTACCTAAACCATCATTAATGAATGTACCTAAAATGATGTATAATTCATTAATAGGGTATTCGTCAATGCTTCTATTATTTATTTGTGCTTCAATGATATTATGTGTTAACAATGAACTACAAGCCTTGAAACATGAAATCTCATCCAAATCATCAGAATTAATGATTGAACGAATAACCCTACCAGGCTCTTTTTTAATTATAGCCTGTATCATATTCTTATCTAAGCTTTCATCCCTCTCACCTTGCATGATACGTCTACGTAAATCAGTGACTAAATCCATGTCACCATCTAAAATAGCTTTCTGTAACTCATCAAACAAACTCATGAATATCTCCTCCTCATCGATATATGCTTACGATTATAATAAGTATCAACATCTATCTCCTGTAACCTAACATCCCTATTAACATTCCGACTATCAGAAAACTCAATATACTTATTACACGTACTATGACACCCAACATACCTATCACAACACCTAAAGCAAGGTGCATTTTTAACTTTAAAGCTCATCCCAATCACCTCAAAAATAAAAAAGATATATAGTATATAACTAATATTAGTATACACTATATATCTCTTAAAAACAACACTATTTAATTACCATGGAGCATCCTCTTCACCACCAGACTCCTCTGTAGCAAAATCTCCCTCATTGTATGTTCCATCTTCTAATGCAGATAAAATATCTTTAAATTTATCTGTAGCAACCTCATTAGCATCAATGTTAGCAAGATTTAACATAGATTTAAGCCACTTAGCTTTATCAATGTAATCAGCGTATGAATCCAAGAAAGCACTACTAGAATCAATCATCTGTAGATTAGAAACAAACTCCTCAACCCTAGTTGATGTCTCACTAGTAGGTAATGGTCGCATATAAATCTTAAATGCACCAATATCAGAACCACGTCCACGATATTTTAAATAGTTTTCACACAAATCTGTGATACCATTAATTAAAATCTGTTGAACCCTTAAAATAGAACGTGCATACCTTAAATCTTGTTTAACTAGTGAATTATTACCCATAGAGCCTAATGATTCAGCAAAACCTAAATACTGTTTAGGTACTTTCAAACTTGCAAAAAGCTTATCCGTAAAGTAATCAACATCAACAATAGATTGAACATCAACGCCATCACCAATGCTCTCAACAGTCACATCACCTTTACCATCTCTAGTAGGTAAATAAATATTACTATTAATCGGAACAGGTGATGGGTCTGACCTAAAACCAACACCCTTAGTCATCTTAGAATTAGCTTGAAATCTACGTCTAACATCTGAAAGCATTTGTTGTGTTTGACCAGCGTTAGCATTACCAACCTCAATCTTAACTAAGTTAAACTGAGTTGAACGTGCAATACGTGACAAAACAAGAATGTTATCAATTAATGCATTAATCCTAAACATAGTCCTAGCACTATCTACAATAGAAGTACCCACTACACGATAGCAAGTAACCTCTTCCTGTGTATTATCAGACTTCCTAACATTTAACTTAATCTTCTCACGTTTAGAAAGTTTAGAAGAAATGAAATGCACAAACTCATCACTCTTCTCAAATTTAGCACTACCACTCATCGTACCAGATGTGAATTGACCAGCATCTTGATAACTACCACTATCAAATAAATAGTCCTCATCTTCATAACCAAGCACATTACCCATATACTCTATGCGTGACACTAAATAAGGATTGATAACATCCTCATAATATACTGACTTAATACCACTATTAGCAGAACCAGCGTAGTACTCTCTTCTTCTTAGTTTGAAATCACCATGCTTAACAATCTCATATGCCCAAGACCATACTCTATCATCAATCTTAATATTATTAATCAAGAAATCTTCTAAGAACTTTTTCAAACCCTCGTCAGAAGATTCAATCATAATAACTTTATTTGTTGTCTCATCAGGAGTACATGCATCATCGGCAATAATCTCCATAGCAGAACCAATTACTGAATCCTTAGACATCTCTTCATTCTCAGCAAAAATCTCTTTTAAAGAGTAATCACCTCTAATGCCTTCAACAATTTGACCTAAAGTATTTTTATCATCCGTCCCTAATAATTGCTGTAAATTACTAGGTGATAAGCTAACTGAACCCTCATTAATAGGTTTAGAGTGAATACTTTCAATATTCCCATCAAAGAAAGTATTTCCCCTATTATCCTCAACAATCTTAACCTCTCTAACAACATCACTAGGTACACTCTCTTTTATAGTACCTACTTCATCTATAATATCATTAGAAATGCTAGTATCTTGTAAACCCCTACGATTTACAAATAAATCATACCATGCCATATTTACCCCTATCTAATAGAAACCACCATTAATCTCCATCTCTTCTATCATATCATCTATCTGCCTATCAATCATCTCTTCAACTGATATATCAGTAGGAGCATCTATACCAGCATACGAGCCTATACGATTAGCTATCAAGAAATCATTAAATGTGCCATTATTACCCTCAGCATCAGATACAGTACTCTGTAACGCATTTTGAATAGCACCACATAAACTATCAGATACGTCCTTAGAACCTACCCTAGTCCCTGTAATACCATCATTACCCTTACCATCATAATCAACAAATCCGTCATCTGTAACTACTTTAGGATGGTCAACCTTACGTCTTATCCTATCATGTAACAAGTTAAGTAACTCATACCTTAATATAGGGTAGTCATATAGTTTTATACGTTTTTCATACATAATCTCTACTAAGTCTAGATAAGGTTTGTCTGTTCTATCCACAGATAAATAACCTACGTTGAAACCCATTTCCTCTAGAATCTGTCTAGACTCTTCTGAGTTGAATATATCGTATGTCAACTTACCTATCTTCATACCGATAACATTTACAAGATAAATAACAAAGTTACGAATCTTATAAATAGCTATCTTTTTAGGTGGTTTAGGTGGATTAATACGTAACATGAAATCAACACCAAATACAGGCTTTTTAACACCATCTTCTTCTACAATATCATCAACATATACACATGATATACCAGTACTATCTGTCCTAAATGATTGGTCAATATGAAGATATCTAGGTCTTTCAGGATACTTTAATCTAAAATCATCCCTTAGATAATCCTTAACATTAATATCATCACCTGTAGATATTACAATTTCTTTTGATACAAATGGGTGATGCCTATTAACATCTATACAATCCTGTAACACCATAGGTGAACTAAATAATTTTCCTTGTGAACCTGTAGATACACCACCAATATCTTGTAAAGACCTCAACAAGTTAGCCTCAAAACCATTCCTTAAATCTACAGGAACTTTTAAGAACTTAGTCTGCATATGAGGTGGCAACTCTTCTATAGCTTTATTGATAGAGTCATAATCCTCTAAACCATCGATATACTTATGTTTAGACATACCCTCAGATACCCTATAGTTATTTACATCATCTGTAGAATTAACTATATTAGCCTCTAAGTAATTAGAACCTTTAAATACATAAAAGAACTTCTTACTAAAGTTTTTAGGCTTAACGTCCCATTGAGCAGGAGCGGCAACGATTGTATGTGGGTCATTTCTAGACAACCTAATTTGACGTTCAGTAGCTGAGTTTTCATATGTAGCAGATGATACCAAAATATTTAATGAGTGATTGACACCACCATCTATGATAAAACGTGAATTTGACCTATTCACGATATTAGCATATAAATCAGTAGCCTTTTCACTATCTTTAGACGGCCCACCACCACCTAAAAAGTTAGCCTCATCAAGCATAGAACATATAACACTCATACCTATACTATCATTAGCACTTGAACCATAAGCGTATGAAATCCCCTCAGGAAATACTAGTAAAGAATTAAGTCTAGGATTCCTTTGAAAGTTTTCATTAAAATAAGGTGAGTTATCAATCAATGCCCTATACTCACCAAAACCAGTACGTTCTGCCTGTTTCTGATTAACTGAGAAATATAAAAACATAATATTTGTCTTAGACATTAAATTGAACATAGCATTGATATTTCTAAAACAAGATAACTCATACATCTTACGCATCATGATTAACTCTGCAACGGTACTCTTACCTATACCTATTGAGCCACTTAATATGACGGAATTAATCTTTTCATCGTCTTTTCTTGTATCCCTAAAAATATCAACTATAAAGTCTTTCCAATATGGATATATGTTCTTCTGGTCAGAACCAACATAATAATCAGAATTAATCCAATCCTCAATCCTAACTATATCTCTAACCTGTTCAACCCTACCACTATCTTCCCTACGTTGCATCTCCTCTTGTAGAAGTTTAACAAAATAGTCTTTTTCCTTATCAGTCATAGCAGTATATGAACTAGAATCACCTAATAATTCTTCTAATCTAGCATTACCCATATATCAACCCTTTGACTTTGTAATCGCATATAAAATTTCTTTTAGTTTATCACTAGGTACAGATGATAACAACAATGAAAGCTTATCAATATCTGTCGAACCATCATTATATTTTCTACGTTGCTCTTCTAAAGCTAATGCTGTACGTTGATTAATCCTAGACAACTCAGCATACATTGTAAATGCCATCCTAACCCTACTTTCTAACTCTTCAGGAGAAAGATTCATAGCGGCAGATTCACTAAATAAAATTTCATTAGATGTATCTAAGAACTTTTGTAATTGTGCCATTAACGTAAAGTTATTCAATGTATTATGTGTTAAACCATATTTAAACTTTACATCAGTCGCACTTACAAATCGGTTTAAATCATCAGACGGTGCTAAATCTTTACCATCAATCCAATTCTCTAAATCTTGACTAACATCGCCACTACCACTAGGTAGACTCGTAGTACGTCTCGAACTATCCTCAATATCTAACACATCCATAGCTGACATTGTTGTCTTTAATGAAGTACTATTAGTATCCTCATCAATATCTTCTGTATCTTCACCATCTACTTGACTATCTTTAGTATCGTGTTTAACCTCTTCTTCCTCACCTTTTGATAGAATAGAGATTAAATCATTATTATCCATAGGAGATACCATTTATAACTATATTACCTACCATTATTAAATCTATACTGTACTCTCTTCTGAATCCTCAGAATTAGTATCACCATTAACATCACTATTAGATGAGTTTTCAACACTCTTCTTAACAGCATATGGTTCAATATTTTCTACAAAATTAACTAGAGCCTCACCTTCTAGTGTATCTTTAACACCCAAAGCATTAGCAACTGACAACACAATACGTCTTGTAGCTAACTCTGTCTTTTTATAAATATTACCAGCATTTACAATAGATGCATTAGAGAAGTTCCACTTCTTAACATAAGCATACATCTTAACATTATTAATTCCCCTCTCTAAAGCTTTATTGCTAGGAATATTGAAATTTGTACCACTACAAATATCGATGAATTTTAAATAATCATCACCTAACATATATTTAACAAACTCTAGAACAGGATTACCAATAGAAACGCTCAAATACTCAGCGTATAAATCTTTCTCTTCATCACTCATAGTGATTGTAGAAATAGAACCATAAGAACTCATAATACCCCATCCTTAAATAATGAACTCAACTCTCTCTGTCTCATTTCCCAAAAGAGTAACCCAACAACACGATTAATAATATCATTACTACATTTTAATTGACTACCCACATCATGAGAAATATATCCATCTAGTTTAAAACCATAAGATTTTAACTTAGCAATAACCTTATCTTCCAAAGCATCACCAAAACACTTAAACCTCATACAGATTAAATGCACTAGACTATAATCTACAGATGCTACTTCATCTTCAAAGTAGTAATCTAAACTACCACCATCATCAAAAGTTGTGTCAAAATCTACTGTGTCAAACTTATTCTTATGATATAAGAAGTTGTGCATGTCATTCCTCATACCAGTGTATAAGAATGTACACAAATTCCCTTTATCACTTCTAAAATTATCACTATGAATCATTCTCACAGCTTTTAAAACACCAATAGAAACTAAATCTTCTTTATCTTCCCTACTGGCATAGAAATGCTTCCTTACTATAATCTCAGCTAATGTTATTAACTTAGTAGAAAGCACCTCTTCATCTAACAAATCATCTTCGTAAAGTTGTAAAGCCATCTTTTAATACCCCAAAATCTAAATCTAGACTGTTAAACAGAAAATGTAACTACTAATTACCATTATAACACAAAAAGTGCAGATATTAAATACCTACACTTTTCATTATTATTTATATGTAATTGTTAAGACTTACTAATAATTGTATCAATAAAGCTATATTTACTATCTAACTCAGCCTTTAGAACTTCTAACGGGTCTAAGTTATCATGTAAAATCATATCGATATTGTTTTTAGAGAAACCACTCATAATGACCAACCCATTATCATTTTTCTGTAATGGTACTGTATCATTATAAGATGCCACATTCCAAAATACTAACTTAGGTAATTTATACCCAACTGATTCAAACTTCTTAGCAATCTTTTCAAATAAAGTATCATTGTTAAAATTAGTACCCATAGCAGAATTGAACTGCATATCAGATACAACTAAAACAGTACTAGGTAAATCTTTAGCATCTACTTTATTTTTAACAGATGTTTCTAGAATTAAGTCAAACACACTTTCAACATTTGTTGTAGACCAATCATCATAGTCATCTAATACAGAAAGCTTATCACGTAACGTATTGCAAGTACTTAAATCAACAATCTCTGGTTTAGAACTGAATGTGATGAATTTATCTTTATAGTATTCAGAATTATTATGCTGTGTAGTATAAATTGTCAATGCATCAGCAATATCTAACACAGAAACACTTGTACCAAAAGCACTAGTTGTCATAGAACCACTACCATCACGTACCACTAAAATATCATTATAATCTTTAGGTACTTCTTGTGCATCCCACAAAGCTTCTAATGTTTCATCTTCATCAACATCCCATCTATTTTTATACTTACTGATAATATCATATAAGTACATCTTACCAGCATTGATTTTAACATTGCCATTAGATAAATCTTCTAAATACTTAGAACGTCTCTCACTATCATGCTTCATAAACGCATTTCGATAAATTAAGTTAGCCTTAGAAGTAACACCTTGATAATTAATTTCATCCCATTGATTGTTAGACATCTTACGTTCAACTACATCAATGTTCTTACGTAAAGCAGATAACATTCTACGATAAGACTTAGAGGACATACCCAAAGCTTTTCTAACTCTAGTAGCTAATTTTTTAGTTTTACGTGAAGTAGTATTTTCAGATGGCAACCACTTAGCTAAAAGAGATACACTTTCATCATTTTTATTATTTAAAATATCTTCACTTAACTGATATTTTAAATAATTAAAGATATAATTTTTAGAGTCTTTGTTTGTTGTAGTATCCCATACATAAACTAAATCATCAAAACGACCTAATACCTGTAGTTGCTTAGTTTGTAACAATGCAAAAACTAACTCTGGCACATTATTAGCAATCTCAGTCAGAATTAATCGATAAGAAGAACGCTCACCTAAACCATCATTAATATCACGTAGATACATCAACCACTTCATTGTGTAGTTAGCATCTTCCATAACTGATTCTTTAAACAAAGAAAGTACAGTATCTAATGCAATTAAGTTACCACTAGATAAATATTCAATAGCTTTATTACGCAACAAAGGTACTGAGTTATTTAAATCTAACAAAGCACTACCTGTTGTTTTATAAGAAACAGCACCATTTGTAGTTGTAGTTTTTACATTATTTTTTAATAATTCCATAAAATCATTCATAATAAATCTCCTTTATAATTAATGAATATAACTAGGTAAAATTAACCCAACTTCTAATAATCTATCTGTAAAAAGCTTAGTGTATTTTTCTATCATACTACGTAGCTTTTTAAGAAACTCTAATAAATCTTTAGTACCCTCATATGATTCAGTAAAGATTGTTAGCTGAAACATATAGTAACCTAACAACTTATTATACATCTCATTATATGACAAACCTTCAACAATAAAGTTCTCAGGGAGATTCATAATACTCTCAAAATCTTTCTTGAAGATACAATTCTGTATTTCCTCTAAAGTAGCTTCATACCCTATAGAATTTGTCTCTAGAATTTCATCTAATGTATATGTCTCTTTTAATGTACTTGTCTCTTTTTCATTATTTTCAGACATAAAAAAACCACCCCTTATGCTAAATCATATCACTTACACTATCTTTAAGATTATATAACAAAACTACGATTTTTTAACATCCAGACCCAAATCAATAGAAATCTTATATAAAATTGTGATATGACCTTTACTAGCACAAGAAGTGGTTTTGTTAACAGTAGCATAATCTACCATTGTTTCTTCTTTTTAACCATTATGATAAATAGCTGTATGGGTCTATTATTTAAAAGGAGATTAAATTATGAACAAGACTCAGTCGTTTTTATTTTCCAAAGCATAAAAATTTTAGTTTTTGCTGTATGAGTCTTTTATAACTTTTACCCCACTATATATAATTTTTATCACTATATTTTATACAAGACTCAATTAATGTATACCCAACATAAATTAGCTGTTTGAGTCTTTAAAATATAATTTTTTATGTAACAAGATGCCTTATATCTAAAAACCTGGCAGATAATTATTGCTGTACGCATCTTTATTTACATTTGCTAATTATTAAGTTAGGTACAACATAGGAGTGAAAAATAATGTAGACTATGTGTTGTTATGTACATACTATACGCTGTACCTAACCCTTGACTATATATTAACACAAACACTAAACATATGCAAGTATTAATTACAAAAATTTACTAAACTTTATCACCTAACAGGTCTTCCATACTTACTAGCTACAGATTGAACAGAACCAACACCACTCTGTGAGCGTTTCTTTTCTAAAGCACCTTGCACAACCTTGTACATATTAAGTAATGTAGCTTGTGTATATGGTATATCAACAAACATATTTTTTACCCACGTTGACATGTAACATTGAGCAATAATATTGAAATCACTACCATATGTATCTACCAATCTCTTGATATCTTTATGCCTACAATCAAACCCACAGAAAGAACGTAAACTTTCAGTCATAACAATAGACCAATCAGACTGTAGATTATCTTTAGGTATGCTTAGTAAATCATTGATATTAGATAAAACAGAATCTTTATCATTCTTATATGTAGCGATTAGATAATCACAGAATAGTGTTACAGATGATTTAATGCTATCCTTGAAATCTTCCTCACCTAATAAAATGTATTTATCTAGTAACATATGTGCATTACGCATATGACCACCAGACCTATCAGCTATCAACAACTTAATCTCTTCAGAAAGATTTAAACCTCTATCTTCTGATACCTTAGTTAAATTATCTACAATAGCCTCTACTGGAACGTCATTAAAATTAATCTCTAATGCCCTACTACGTATAGTTGGTAGTAACTTTTGAGGGTCAGTAGTCGCTAGAATATAAATTGTCTTACCTTTAGTCTCTTCAAACATTTTAAGCATGGCTGCCTGAGCTTGACTGGAGACAGTATGAGTCTCGTCAAGAACGACTATTCTCCAATAATCCCCAAATGAAACAGTAAAGATATCACGTAATTTTTTAATCTCTTCAACATTACCTACAACAGTAGAGTCAAATTCATAATAGAAAGGTGAATTTAATAAATCATAATTATCATCTTTAATATTATTTAACTCTCTACCAACAATACGTGATGCTGTAGTATTATGATTAATCAACCCATTAGCTGTAAATGTAGCTGTACCCTCTACAGTTAAATCATACACATCATATTCGTTATACAATTCTTTCTTAGAAGAAACCCTAACAAACCTATAGTCTTCTAACAACCGATTATACCCTTTAACAACTCTATCTTTGAGAACATCAACACCAATAAGCTTAGCAACACCAACTAACCTATAATAAGAATCTATTGAAATAGACTTAGTTCTCTTATTAGTGATAAATCTAAAGTCACTATCCATAATGTTCATATAATGAGATAGTGGTAACTCCCCTAAATTGTGATTTTCTTTAATAAACTGATACATCTTATCAGCAATATATCTTGTATATTCGTCATTAGGAATTTTCAGTTTACTACACTTATAGTCTTTATAACATTCAAGAATACCACTCACAGCACCCAAATCTGAGAATAAACTCTCAAAAGCTTTATGTCTACTAACAGAATCTGTTATCTTGAAATCATATGCACTACCACTAACAGCATCAACATGTGTAACGATACCAAGTAAATAGAAAAGTTGTTGTAAATCCCTTGCAACACTCTCTGTAAAATTACCGAACTTAAAATCAAAGCCTTTACGATGATACTCACACACAGCAGATAAGAAGCCACAAATAAACTCTCTATTTGATAAGAATACAAACTCAGGTACTGTAACAACATCTGTAAAGAAATCTTTTATGTACCCATTCAAACTAGTCTTAATACATATGCCCTTATTATCTACTACACTACAGTAATCCTCTTTTAAACCTTTTAACAGATATCTAACATTACCAGAACATATGATAACACAATCAAAATAATACCCATTTACATACCCATAGGATAATATATTTGAAAATAAAGTCCCTAAGAAATATCCTTTATCTCTCTCTGAGATATCTTCTTTCATAAACTCATATGTTTTAGATTTATTGTCAAATAACATATCATGTTTTAAAGGTATTGCAACAAAATCATCTGTTGTAATATCTCTAAGCTTTTTCCAATGTAAACCACCATTAGCACCATACACCCTAACCCTATGATTATATGTACCTCTAATCTTAAAACTAGGAGAACTAATCTCTACTACTTTCCTCTTACCACCATAATAATAATGTGTAGCTGTACTACCAACAACTTTAATATTTTGAGGAGAAATATCCATAAACCCCTCTTCATCATACTCAGGGTTTTGTACTAATTCATCTATTCTTTTATATCCATCACTTGTATGAACCCTTGTATCACCTGTAACGCATTTACCAGTACCAAAGCTACCACAAAATAATAACACTTTAGGTGCATTTTCTGGGTTTTTAATAATTGCCTTTATTAGACGTTTAGCCTCTTCTTGACCAGCCATATCATCTAATGTCTTAGGTCGTAACTCTTGACTTAACATAAAAATCTCCTAACTATAATTTTCAATATAATTCATGTTTATTTCTTTTACAAGATATGATGTATCAACATTTGATAACACACTAGATACGTCACTCCCAACGATATACTTCTTAGATTTTATATTCTGCAACACAGAAATAGGTATAACCATATAATCACATTCTAGTTTTTTATTTCTAAATTGAAACCCTTTAAAACAAACTACTATTTTGTTATTAACAGCCCACCACTTAGGAACTAAGAACTTTCTATTAATACCACGTACCGAAATATTACACATAGTATCTGTTATAGTATCCACACTGTCAATCATCCCTACAATAGCTTTATTAACATCTCTACCTTTCAAACCAAATCACCTCACCACAATAAGAATAGTTAATCTAATACACTATAAATATAACATACATACTATGTATTGTAAAGTTTTGTAATTGCAAAATAAAAAAGAGTAGGTATTATCTACCTACTCTTTTAAGACTATGAAATTATTTCAATTCTGTACCATAAGCATCACGATATGTATGTTCACCATATTGAGTGTTTACTTGAACACGTTCAACTTTGTGAATTTCATTATCAGAACCACTTTCACGTACAACTACAAATCGTTGTGCTTTTTCTACATCTTTCAACTCAGGTTCAAACTCTTTAACAGCTTTAACCATATTAGCATCCATTACTGCCCCACGTTGTAATGCACGATATAAAGCAGTTGCGAACTCATAACGAGTCATAGCTTTATCACCTTTGAATGTGCTATCAGGATAACCAACTAAGAAACCTTTATCAGATAAATCTTTAACAAAATCATATGCCCAATGTGTTTTAGGTACATCAGGATATTCTACATCAAAATCAGTACCCTCTACAGCATTTAAATGTTTAACAAGATTATCGTATTTTTGAGCCAATGCTTCATATTTTTTAGCTAAGTCTTGAACATCTTTAGCTACAGCTGTATTTGTATTAGTAACTTGTTTAGAAGATTTACCAATACGGAATGTAGCACCAGCATTCACCATATTATCACCAGTACCAAATGTAGCACCTAAAGATAATAATGTATTTTCATTAGGATGAGCAAACATACCAACTGCTACAGCATTAGAACCTTTATAGTTACCATAACCTACTGCATATTCAACCTTTTCATTAGCATTGAAAGATAATGGATGCAAGGCACTCAAAGCGGCAGCGTTAGCACCAACTTTAGATACTTGTGTATCTGTATAATGATTAGCTTTAACTACAGCACCTTCGCCAACAACATTAATCTTTTCATCTAAAGATTTAATATCAGCAGTATTTTTATTTACTTTACTACCTAAATCTTTAATGTCAGATGCATTTTTTATGATATTATTAGCATTTTCACCAATCTTATTAGCATTTTTAGAAATGTTATAAGTATTGTTAGTAATAGCCTTATCTAGAGAACTTGCTTTATCATTTAACTGTTTAACATTAACAGCATCTGTATCCTTAGTTCCCTCTTTAACATCGTGAATTTGTTGTCCACCAGCACTAATATCTGTAGTAGTAAAACGAATAGTAGCATTATCATCAGACACTTGCATACCTTCATTATTGAATGTAGCTTGTGTCAATGTATCGGTATTCTCAATTTGAATACCTGTAGGTTTAATATTAATATGCTCACTACCATTAAAGAAATAAGCACCATCTTTATTAATACCTGCGTGATTATTATCTGTAACTTTACCAAATTCAACAGCATCCATATCTTTTAATGTTTTATTAACATTAACCTTGTACTCTTTTCGTCCAAAGTCATTGTCTTTAGATGTAACTGTTGTATTAACACCATCTACTACAGTGTTATGCTTTTGGGCTTCTAATGCAGTATCATATAATTGACTACCATTAATAGCATCTGTTGAAGTAGCAGAAATTCTACCGGCAGAAACATTTTGTAACTGACGTGTATACTCTGTTACACCACCAGCACCAGCACGACCACTAGCACCAAAGCTTACAACAGAGTCAGGTGTAGAACCAGCAAATGTAGAGTTAGAGAAACGAATATCTGTAGCATTGTCTTTCACTGTAGATGTACCTACAGCCAATTCTGTTACAGAATTGGTGCCAATAGCTACCCCATTCTGTACATCGGCAATAGTGTTGTTGCCTAATGCAAGAGCATCAATTTCAGTAGCACTTGCATGAGAACCAACTACAACAGAGCCTTGACTCTTAGTTTGAGAGTTAGAACCAAAGATTAACTGTTCCTTAGAGCTATCTAGTACTTTGTTGTTATAACCAACAACAGCACTTTGGTCAGCACCAACAGTACCATTGTTTGCACCTACTACTGTAGTGTCAGCCCCATTTACAGTTGTATCACGACCCACAACAATAGAAGATACACCTGTAGCTGAAACATTGGTGCCAATGTTTACAGTTTTAACACCATCGGCATGGATAGCATTACCAATAGCTACTGAAGATTCACCATTGGAGACTACACCATTACCAACAGCAATAGTGTCTTGAACCTTAGTTTCCACACCATTACCAATACCAATAGTATTAAAGTCAGTAGCGACTCCATTGCCGATACCAATACTATTACCAAGGTTATTAACTACCCCACTACCAATGCCGATACTATTGTTTTTATTAATCACAACTCCATGACCGATACCAATGCTATCGTTACTCTTAGTAGTAACTGCTGTACCGATACCTACTGTATGCTCAGAATTAGACTGAACATGTGAACCAAAAGCTACAGCATCTTTACCATCTGCTGTAGTACTAGAGCCGATAGCTAGAGCATTATCATTACTAGCATATGCTCCATTGCCAACAGCAACAGTGTTATTTCCATTAGTTCTTGCCTGAGAACCGATGGCGTAGGTATATTCTGTCAATGCTTGTGCGGATGAGCCAATAGCTAAGCTACTATAACCTTTTGCTTCAGAATTTTCACCACCAGCAATACTATTGGCACCAGTTGCTTTGTTATTATGCCCATATGCAATACTATTGGCACCAGACACTTCATTTTGATAACCAACTGTAAATGCTGAAGTTCCAGTTGCAGTGATAGTATTGGTATAACCATAAGCTTCAGCACCAAAACCACCATTTACGGTGTTATCGACACCAGCTGCCATCGCTGTGCTACCAACAAGAGATGCCATAACCAAACCACTTAATAAAGTTTTCTTTTGTAATTTCATAATAAACCCCTTTTCTTTTATTATTAAATGAAATATACGTACAAGGAATATTACAAAGATGTGTGCGTATATGTCATTATCACTTACCCTACATGACAATGATTAAAAGTCTACAAATACAAGTTGTAAACTTATGTAATATTCCTTGCAAAATCATAATACCATATCTACATTTTGTTGTAAACCCCTAATATATAAAATTTAAACATAAATGTATAAACTAAATAAAAAATAGCGTATGATACACGACCATACGCTATTAAACCTACCTACAATAATACACTATAAATCATTCTAAATAGTGTACCACTCAACTGACTATATGTTAAATTCATTGTATCTTCAGAACCACACATATTTGACAAATCGTTAACCTTACCAATTATATACTTTAAGTCCCTAACAATAACACCTAAATTATCAACCCTAACAACTCTATCATTCTTCTCTATCACATACTCTTTCTTTAGTACATCATAATAGAAATATAATTTATCAAACTCATGATACCTAAATACAATTAAATCTTTTTTCTCCCCACCTAGAGTATAAGGCACATATTCTACAATAAAAGAACCATAGATAGTATCATCAAATGTAAAAACATTATGACCATTCTTAACTACAGTCTTATACTCATCTACATCTTCATCACTAATAAATGTTAAAAAATACTTATGTAATGAAGAAATGCTATGATAAAACATATCATCGAAATGTAAAGCCTCATCACAATCAAACGCTAGGACATAGTTACCATCATCTTCACCACACAAATCACAAACACCTACATAAGCCTTATAGAGAAGATACATAAAGATAATATATTCTATATCTGTATTATCTCTAACCATGATATTTTCAATCGTATCTATACCATAACAAACTGATGCAGTATATGTGTTATTATCCCTTTTATGTAGTGAAACAGAATAACCATTGCTAAAACACATCTCTACAGTACGTAACCCAAAGTCATACGTAATGTCAACACTAGAACTGCACCCAATAGTAACACTACAACTGTAAATGTTTTTATCCCTAACACCAAATTCATCTGACTCTAACATGTTAGCTATATCTCTAACATATAAAGATAATGCTTTACACCTATCATTTGTATGTACCATAGTACTTTACTCCTCACTATACAATCTCTGTACCTCTTTAACATTATCAGTATGTATACTACTAAACATTTTATTTATTCGCTGTAAAGATACATAATCAAAGAACCTAAATGTATCTGAGTCAAAAGGATGCTCATGATACCCTACAGACTTATCTCTCATTATAGAGTATACATTCTCATTAGTTAAACATATATACTTTTTATCAACAATCTCATGAACATGAAAATGACCATAAAACCACACGCAACTCTTATCTTTAAATAAATCGTAAACCCTATCTAATGCAGAACGTGTCTGGCAATCATCATCAAAAGGTTTAATACTTTTCATCTTATGAAGTACATGATTACTACATGTATGAGTCAATATAAAATCTATATCTTCAACACTAGTATCATCGATTGATTTACCCAAAGTGTTAATATCAACAAAAGATGGCTCTTCCTCTAACCAATAACTCCTACCTAATACACGGCTATCTCTATCAATAGATTTAGCACCACCAAAACATAGATACTTATTCCCCTCAATCTTATATATGTTTCCCCTCATAAGATGAAAGCATCTGTTATTAAGTTTATGTACTTTATTTCCCCACTTAGTTACTATTTGTAATGAATTAAGATATTCAAAGTTCTCATGATTTCCATCTATGAAAGCTACATTATAATCTAACTTACTAATGTACCCTAAAGACTGTCTATGCTGTTCAGTATCACTAAACATAACACCAAAATCACCCAACACAATAATTGTATCACCACGTTTAACCTTAATGTTATTCTTATGAAGATTTTCCCTCATTATCTGTGTAATATCACCATGAATATCACCAATTAAATATACCATATACTAAAACCTATCCTTTGTATTGTAAACTTAATAAAATACCTAAAATCTCTTATACACAAATTTTATAAATATATACAAAAAATTGAGGTAAATCCCTATGGAAAATACCTCAATTCTTGTATAATAATACAGATAATTGTTAACCTACAATATAAAAATTTAGGTATTAAACTATCTAATTACTTTAATTGTTACTACCGAAATATGCTTTAGCTAATGACTCTACTACAGATAACATTTCATAGTCAGCATGTGCAACAATAGAATCCTCACTATTAGCACTATCTTTATTCCCCTGTACGTTGTTAAATTCTACCCTAGCTTTCTCTTTCATAGTAGCTATTGCATTTAAGAAATCAGCCTCACTACTAACATGCTTCTCTAATAATGAGTTGACTAAAGAACTATCAACATACTTAGAATCTAATACTTTAATATCCATCTACTACACACCTCTATAACCTATTAATAACTTCATCAATAGAATATGCTATTGTATCGGCAATACATGCACTATATAACTGTAACGCTATATAATCATCTACATATACTTCCTCACAATACCCTAAATCTTGCGAAATTGCCACCTGTAATGAGTTTTTACCATCTTCATGATATAAAAGACGAACATACCTATAACCTTTGTTATACAACGAAATAAGCAATATTTTAGTTGCACTATCACCTATATGTATGTCTTTAACATCACTCTTAAAAGAACCAATCAACTCATATAATAGAATACATGCTTCACGTACAACTTCAATGACCACATACATAATAAATGTACCTAGTACAATAAAGCCTATGAATTGACTGATAAGAACTAACATATCCATTAAACACTATACCCCTTACAACACACCTGTATGGATTACAGTTTTATTTATATTTACGTTACTTACATTATGAAATAACATCACACACAAAGCTATTAATAATATCCCTTACAGCATAATAGGTAATATCTTTAGACTCTCTAGCAATATCTTTAATGAAACTAAACATATCTTCTATGTACAATTTATCATGAAGATTAGACATATCAATATCGCCACGAATAATAGCATAGATTACTGAATGAACCATAGAACTATCATATGCTACTGCTACATCTGAATTCTTAAAGTCAAATGCAATACTCTTAGTATTAAGTTCTTCATTGAACTTATCCTGTGATAATGTACCATCAGATTTTATACACACTTTACTCACATCAGTTTCTTCTACGTCATCAGTATCTTCAATATCGTCATCCCAATCAGACTCTTCATCAACCTCTTCAGCAGATGCATAATCACCATAAGATGAAGTACAGATATAATCTTCATAATCATCTGGTAACTCCATAGCTACCCAAATCAAATCATTATTGATAACAGCTACCAATGTATCAACATTGTTAATACCATACTTATGAAGTCTAAACTCCTTATCTAGCATATTGAAATCAGCACCATCAAAAATATATTCTGCGAACTCTTTATATCTAGACACTAATCCCATATAGTCAAACATTGTTTCTAAGAATTGTTTAATTGTACTATTAGTAGACAAACATTTAGCACCATTAACAGATGTATACTCTTTAATATAAGAATATAAATCCCTAGTGTTATCTTCCCTAGCCATAGTAAATGCATTTTTCTTAGCACGTTCTAAAATATCATAATAGAACTTCATACAATCCTCAACTAATACACCCTTAGACTCATATTTATTACTCCACAATGTACGTAAATTAGTTGTTAGATACAACTTTTTATCATACACACATGCACGTTCAAATGTCTCATCAGAAAATACTTCAGAAACACGTTTAGAAAATGTATACAATAAGCTATGTGTAGTAGACATGAAATCATCAACATATGACTGACAATCCTCATATGCTTCTTCACTAAATGTACGGATATATAATGCCACAAATCGCTTAGTATACTCAGAAAAACCAATACTAGCACCATCACACAAATAATACAAGTTATTCAACATTTTAATATTATAATGTCGAATCATAATATTATTAACAAAAGAATCTAATTTAATCTTCCGTCTCCCATGACACAACACATACAACAAATCAAAGACATCCATCTTTACGATGTCTTGACCATTTACGCTATGAATATAATTTGTAATATCTTTAAAGTATCGATAATGTGAAGAAATCTTATCGCTACTACCACCATTTAAGAATGTACTCTCAAAAATAGCCTGTGAACCACAACTATTAATAGCACTAGCATACGCACCACTTGTATCCATAAGATACAAATAATCTGTTACCACTTTCTTATTAAATACATCAGAATATTGTTTTAATTGGTATTTACTTTGTCCACTCATGATTAAATCTCCTTTACTATAATAATGAAATGAACTTTTATACAAATTAATTATAACTAACTTTACAAAATATTACAAGTAGTAAATTGCAAAATAAAAAGAGTGTAGAACTTAATCTACACTCTTTTAGCATAATATACTTATTTAGATACTTTATATGTAACTTTAAATTTAAGAATATCAGATTCTTTTGTTTTAACCCTACTCACATCAGGACCACTATAGTCATTAAGAGCATCACCACAGAATTTCTTAGTAACACGTTTAACAACCTTAGTAACATCACTCACACCTTGTGATTCATCACCAATACCATCATTAGTCAATGCATACACAAAGAATGAATATTCTTCAAAATTATTGTTTTCAGTATCAGGCACAAAGAAGTATTTACTACCTACCAATTTTTGATAGTTAGCATTGATAATAAGATTTATAGCAGATACTGTATCTTCATTAGCCTCTGTAATCTCTTCATCTTCCTCAGAATTTTCAGAACCCTCAATAACCTCTTGATTATCTAAATCTTCCTCAAATTCCTCTTTAGCTTCTTTTTCAAACTCAGTCTCTTTAACATCTTCATTAATCAAAGACTTACGTTTTTGTAATAAAGCTTCTGTAATGCTATTACTAGCACTATTTAAAATTCCCATTAAACCACCTATTTATTATTGGTTAACAGACTCTTTCAATACTTTAGATGCTGTGAATTTTGGTGCTTTTTTCTCAGGAATTGTAATCTCTTCACCAGTTTTAGGGTTATGACCTTTACGTGCAGAACGTACTACTTGCTCAAAACTACCAAAACCATGAATAGACACTTTTTCACCCTTTTTAACTTCTTCTGTGATTGTATCAAACAAAGTCTCTACAACTTCTACAGCTACTTTTTTAGTACCTACTAACTCTTTATTAACCAACACTTCTGCTAATTCTACTTTATTCATGTTATGAACCTCTTTCTTACGTAAATTAAAATATCTAGTGTATGTTTTAAAATATCTTACGTGGACTAACATATCACTATATAATCTAAAATCATTATACTTAATAATAGTATAAAAATCAATAATATTATTACATTACACCAGGAATCTCTTTAACGACATCACCTTTATCATTGATATAGGCACGTCCAACTACTTCAAATTCCTCTACACCTACAAGGTAACGAATTAATAGCTCTACTTTATCAATAGTATTACACTTTTTAAGCATATCATACGCTTTATCAGATGTACCATCAATCTTATATGCAAGTAATACACCAACATTACCACTCATAATAGTAAAGCATTGCTCTTCCTCTGTTTCAAAGAAGTTAACAACAAAACCATCTACTTCTTTACTCAATCTAGGTTTTTTGATATCTGTTTTCTTTTTAAAAGAACTGTTATTAGTTAGTTTTTGTCCCATCTTAAAATCTAACTGTTTTGCAATTCCACTAAAAAGCTTTTTTATATCTTCAGAACCCTCGTTTACGTCAAAAGACTCTACTACTTTACGTTTCTCAACTGTACTATCTGTAGCAGTAATATTAATTGTAGATTGAATGAATTGCTCACCACCTACACGTACACTACTTGTGTTAAATTCACATTCATAATCAAAACTAGCTTTGTCCTCTAGATAAGATAATACAGCATCAGACACTTCTTCACCCATCTCTGTATCAGACAACACTTTTACTGTCAAAGCATTATCTACCAATGTTACATCAAGTGCATTAATTGTACCATCATATGTATCACGTACAATGTTTTCAATCTCTACAGTATCATGAATGTATTCGTTTAACTGTACTACTGTACTTTCATTATCTAAAGCTTCTAAAACTTTTCTCATTAACTATACCTCTTTTTTAAAAAAGTAAACACAATATTATATAATAAATAAACCAATAAAAATCTATGATTTTAACAATAAACTAATGATAAGCGAATCATTATTAATATGTGCGAACATATTCATAGGTGTATTTAATAAATCACGTACCTTACCATCATCACCACTATTAATAGAACACACTACATCTATTTGTAAATCTGATGTATTACCAAAGCACAAATTTTTAAATATAATGCCTGTAACAGTTACATACTTATATAACTCACTGTCAATACAACAACGCTTAACACCTTTATTAGATTCACTTTTATAATACCAGTACAAGAATGACTCTATAACTTCAGATGCCTCAACACAGAATGTACCATTACCTCTAGTCGTATTATACGTAGTACCAACTACATTATAAAATGTTAAGTTAGAAATTATATCCATTGCTTTATCTACAGGAGATTTAAATGCTTTCTCTAACTTAATACACGCATCGTCAAATGAATTACTCCCAGTGCTAACTAACAAACACACAGGCAATGTCATATACTTAAACTCTATCATCAGTACTGTATCGCCAATACGATATACATTTGACAATAATGTAGTCATGTCAGGTTGACGTTTAGACTTTAAAACTGACTTATAGTTATCTCTTATATTAAAATCTATACCAGTAACAAATAAAGCGATACTATCAGGTATATCACCATTAAGTAAATCTTTAAATGCTTTAAGAGATGTACCATTTGACTTGAAACTATTAGCAAGCATACCCTCTGATAAGGATTCTAATATACTATTTATCTTATTCACTAGTATACCTCAATAACTAAAGAAGTTCCAACTACTTTAATATCATTTATCCATACATCAACACCAACATCTACCAGCACTTTCAACATATTTTTAGCTTCCTTAGATGATGTAAAAGAAATTGTCATCCTACAACCCAAAGTCGGTAGCTTTAACTTAGAGTATAATTTTGCTACATACACCTCTGCACTAGCGTCTACCACTGTGCCTAGTATATCGTCTGTAAATGCTTCATAAAACTCATCCCCAACGCAAACACTCATAAAAGAGTATTGACCATCTAAAATGCTTTCAGTACTCCTATCAGCAGACATATCAACCCCATATGTTGTTCCGAAATACGTATATCCTTCTTCTTTTAAGTAATCAGTAATTAAATCAACATACTCATCAATCGTACTACATCTACCATCTATATCATGCACCATATCAATAACGATACCACCTATAAATACTCTGTAGTCACCCTTATACACTAGAATATTATTATCTCTAATCTGTGCTTCTGTATTATTATTGGAATACGGATTATCTACAAACACATAAATCTCATCTTCCTTATTTGTTTTAATACGTATCTCACAATCACCACACTCAATGCTCATATAACTATTAACACATCTAAGTTTATTATAACCACTTAATACTTTTGTATATTTACTAGCAGAATTAGTGCACATGACCTTAAAAAGATAAGAAAGTCATCATATCTTAAACTACCCCTAGTCTTAGAAAGACATTTAGCAAACATATCACCATTTTTAGTACGTTTCACACTATTAACCTGATTAGTATTGTTTAACATACCCTCAGATAAACTCTCTATTATATTATTTCTTATATTCATACAACTAATACCCACTAGGTAATGTAATGACTACACTATCTTTCTCTACCTTATAATAACCATTTAATCTAGAACCAAATAAATGTATAAATGCATCTACTGTTTGTTTATCTTCCATATAATAGGTCACATACACTTCTAATACAGGAATTTTATGTTTAGAGATATAATCTACATCACCATTGATATAACAATCATGTAACACAGGTAACGTATCAACAGATTTACCATATTGTGTATTAACCCACTCATCAAACACACTCTGTAAAGCAGATACTACCCTAGCACCAGCACTAGCACTTGCTTTACCACTCTCAGTACCAACATGTCTTTCTACATCTTTACCATTATATGTCATGATAATATCATAAGTAGTATTAAGTGCATCCTCTGTAGAAGAATATTTACCACCCTCTAATTCTTTAAAACAACTCAATGCTGTTTCTTTACTATCAAACTCATAACGAATGAATGAATTACTCATATAATGAGATTTAGGGGAAATATCAACTAAATGACTTAATAACAACATAACAGATTTATCACTCACATACGCTTTTACATATGTCCCATTAGAGAAATGTAATTCACTAAAATCACCCTTATTAACTCCCCTAATGATATTTAAATAATACTTACTATGTTTACCAAAGTTAGTATCACCTTTAATACTACACTTAGACAAAGTTTTAATATCTCTATCTACAATGCTCTTAATTAATGAAACAGACTCATTAACTTGTGTTTTAGAGTCACTACGTAACCCCTCTAAAATAGTACCAATACTTTTACTATACATAATATAACCACCATGACTAACTTAATTTAATCTTACTCTTACCATCTTTCTGAATATAACAAAAAGCACTTCTCATTTTAGCTATAAGAAGTTTTTCTATTTTATTGCAATTTCTAGCTCCACCAAAATCAAATGTAACTGCAAACCCATCATCTGTGATTGAAACCTCAAAATTAACACATAATTCAGCTATCTGCCCAACAACGTATTCATACTTATCTCCATAACTACGTTTAAACGCTTTGATAAGTCTATTAAACATATATTCCATAACAAGCACAGTATCATTTAATATACGTGTATAATGTGTAATAACTTCTCTACCTGTATCAATGTCAGCAAAATCTACACCTTGAGTACAATACGTATCAGTTATCAGCTTACAACCATCTAACTTAGGATTATTTATATCAAAAGTTATTTTCCCTTCACGTACAGATTCAAAAAGAGATTCCACAGTAGACTCATCTGGTACCTTAAAAATAAAACACCTACATAAATCGGTGAAATCACGCACCTCAGAAACCATAAGAAAACGGTTGCCATCACCAAGACAAATCATGCAAAATTTTCTACCATTAGGATTTTTATTCTTTAAATTACGTGTCCATTTAATAACATTGTCTTCAAAACCCTTACTAAAACTTGACCTATTGTAGAAAGACTTTTCAGATTTAATATATTTATTAGGAATAAAATCTATGTCACATCGTAGCAAAGCCTCAACTAACTTATCAATATCTTTATTTTTATTCTTAGGTATAGAATCTACCATACCCTCATTAACTTTAACATCATTCAATGAATCTATAATATTAAAATATCCCATTATACCACCATTTTTAAATATAAAACTCTAACCCAACACACTTAATACCATCTGAATAGAATGAATATAAATTGCTCTTCCTACCCAAATTTTTATTAAAGAAAGCATATGCTTTATTAGTACTTTCAATATCTTTAAAGTAAAACTCAACAGAAAGTACATCATCATTGAGCTTAATCACATAATCAGAACATAAAGATGATAACTCACTCATATCAGATTTATAATCACCTTTATAATCATCCTTGACTAATCTCATGCTACTCTCAAATAATACACCCATGACGTCTTCTGTGTCTTCTAAAATACGCATATCATCTGTAGTACCATACACAGTAGCTAATAATGTACTACCAAAAACACGATATGTATCAGCTACAGTCTTACAACCCTTTAAACCTGAACCTAGTTGATTAATATCAAAATTTACCTTATTTTTATCTACTAAATCCCAAATGTAATCTACCACACTTTCATCTCTTGCTTCATAGATAAAACACCTAGACAAGCCACTTAATGTAATACTATAGGAAGATGCACTAATCATAATGTAATGCTTTTTATTTTTAACTAAGTGATAAATATAATAATGCCTACCTTTACTATTAGGCAATTTTTTATAGTCAAGAATAAAATCAACATCATCAAAATGTAATTTATTATAAAAAGACATATTAGACCTTATATTCTTACTAGGTATAATATTTATATCACAACTAAGCAACGCTTTAAATAATTTATCACTAGTCATAGTTGAACTATTTTTTGATATAGAATCAAGCATTCCCTCATCTACTCTATGAGTACTCAATGAGTCTAGAATAATACTACGTCTACTCAACATATACCTGCTTTCTAAAAGAAAAACTGAATACCAACACCATTACTATCCTTATACAAAGAATAAAAATCAGTACTAATATTATCTAAACCCCTTTTAAAATCATCATATATCGTATCTACATTATCAAACTTCATATACAAAGTTAGAACATCACCATTTAATCTCACAGAATAATCAGTACAATTCAAATACAACCTATCAATAAAAGGCTCATACTCAATTTTAAATAAAGACTTCATACAGTTAACAGCATCAGAAAACATAGCTTCCATAACGCTTTTTGTATCACTGAAAATGCTCTTATTTTTAAATGAGCCTGCTACAGCATTCCCATCAAATGCCCTATATGTATCAGCAACTATCTTACAACCTTTAAGAGTATCATGAATTGATGTCATCTGTAATGACTTTCTATTAACATAACCCCAAATTGTATCAGCTATCTCTTCATCATCGCATTTATGTATGACACATCGTTTCATTCTTGTATAGAATCTATCCACAGATGAAAGAGTAATCATGAAATAATACTCATTACCCTTAATCATACGATAAATCCTATAGTCCCTACCTCTCTGAGTATTAAGAGGTTCAGTACTAATTGTATATCTCAATAAACCACTATCAAAAGGTGATTTATTATAATAATGTGTATCACGTATATCAATATACTTAGTTGGTATTCTGAATAAAGAACCATTAAGTAAAGCACTACATAGAGAATCTATATCTTCATTTTTATCTTTATTCTTACTTATACTAGATATCATACCCTCATTGATACGTAAACTATCTAATGAATCTATAATGCCTGAATAACTCATTACATCCCTACCTAGAAGAAAAATTTAATTAAAACATAACCATTAAATTGTACAATTTTACAAAAATCATTTGTATGAATAAAAGATACTACATAATTACCTAATGTAGAACTTTCAACTTTAGAATTAAACCTAAATGTAAATTCCAATGTAGTACGTTCAAGAGATACAGAATACTCAATACACGTATCTTTTAACATACTAATAAATTTATCATACCTAGACGATAACTCAGACTTAATATACATTGAAGCATTACTAAACATAGCACCAAATACTTCAGAATCATTATTTAATATAGTTCCACTTTTATAAGATTTAGGTAACATCTTTGTTGACTTACTAACCATAAAAGCAATAGATATAATCTCACAACCCTTAAAAGTATCATTGACAGAAATTATGTGTACTTTTCCTTTAGAAATATCATCCCATATAGAATCAATATCATCTTTACTAGAACATGAATGAATTGCACACCTACAAAGACTATCCTCTTCTTTTATATTAGCATACTCACAGACCAATATATAATCATCACCACAATAAGATAAATGATATATTTTAAAATCCTTACCCCTGTAGCTAGGTAAATCTTCACCCCTAACAACATATGATAATAAATCCTTACTGAATGGCGAATTATTAAAATAATACTCTGCATCTATCTTAATATTACTACCTTTAAGATGTTTAGCATCACCACTTTGTAGTGCCTTTACCAACGAACTAACACCTTTATCACCCATGGTAGATAACATACCTTCGTGTATGCGTATATCTACTAGCTTATCAATTAAATCACTATAACCCATATTAACACCTAAAAATTAAATATAATAATAGCTTGCCCATCTTCTGCGTATGTAATAAACCTGTAAAAACTATTTAACGTATTCACTTTAGTACCAATAGTATCATACATTGAATCAACAATACCAGGCTCACCACCATACAAATTTATCAAAACACTAGTAGACATAGCATCTTGACTAGATGATATATCCAATCTGCATGTTCCAAATTGACTAAAAGCCTCTGTGATATCAGACCTAGATAAACTAGAGCAGAATGAGTCTGCACAATAAGAGAAAATCATATCCAATGCTTCTTTAGTATTTTCACAATACACATCCCTATTGCTATCATAATACGTAGTCCCACTTCGATACATACTAGTATTTACATCATAAATAGAATCAAAGCCACCCTGATGTTCCATCTTCTCTTTAAACTTATTGAATACATCTTCATTAGAACACTCCCATAACATTGCCTTACCAACAGTCGTTCCTTTATGTAAATTATATCCAATAACAGCTACAACGTAATCACCATTAATTTCATAACCACGCACCTCAGTACGCAAGATATTAGCCTTAGTACCTACAATACAATACTTCTCATACTTTTTATTATTCTTAGATAATTTTGTATCGTTCCGCACCAAAAGACTGATATCCATATCTTTATTAGATAGTTTAGAGATTTGACCACTAAGAACCGCATCAACCATACGCTTAGTATCTTTGTTCTGTTTCTTAGTATTCTTTGAAATAGATGATACCATTCCCTCATCTACCCTCTTATCATTAAGAGAATCTATAATATTAAAATATCCCATATCAACACCTAGAACCCAATATTAAAACTAATGTTCAATGCAGAACCTTTGACAGAATACTTACCAATAGAATCATTCTTACTTAACAACTTAAATGCATCATCAAGACTTTTCTTATCTCCAATCTCAACACTGATAGTAAACGTATATTTATCAGGGTCTAAAGACAAATGTAAACCACTAGAACTACCCAAAACTAACCTAAAGTCTTTATCAAAATCACCTTTATAAGACTTAGCAACACTCTCGAAACTTTTACGTGAAAAAAGTTCAAACAAAGGTAAACTCCTAGTATATACAAATTCCTTAGATACATTGTAATATGTATTAGCTACTAACTTAAAACCATCTATCTTATCTGTAGCACTATTTAACTTTAAATTAACTCTCTTATTGAAAATTTCCTGCAACAAGTTATCATCTAAACAAGCGTAAATGCCACACCTAACTATAGGTGTAGAATTACCCTTCTTATTAAATGTAACCATCATATAAAAATCTTGACTTCTAAGCAATGCCCTAACACCAAAAATGCCTTTGCCATTAGAAATAGATAAAGAACCCATATTATATGGTGAAATTTTAGAATCAAAAGGAGAATTATTAAAAATATCAACCACTGAATTAAAATCAACATAACTAGATAAAGAGTTGAAATCACCATTCATCAAAGAATACATTATGCTATTTACATCTGACTCACTCATTCTATGAGTACCACCACCCATAGACTGTAACATTCACTCATCTACTCTTTTATCACTCAATGAATCTATAATATTAAAATATCCCATCTATAACTCCCAACGTAAACCGATGTAATGTGAACTCTTAACTAAATACTTCCCACTACAAATAGAAGATAATAAATCATACACTTTAGGCAATACTGTTTTATCTGTAGATGTAAAATTTAACTCCATAGCATAGTCCATATCATCTAAATAAATAAATGGCTCACTAAGAGTAATTACCTTTTTAAGTACCTCTAAATCCAACGAATCAAAAGCAATAAAAACAACACTAAGAAACACATCAAACAACTCAGATATAAATGTATCTACATTATCAAAGAACTCAAATGTAATAGAATTATAATATGTATTAGCTACACAATTACAACCCCTAATACTATCAACATTGATAACTTTATTCGGTATATTCTTACCTGATTTAAACTCACCTAACAACTTAGCTATTGTATCCTCGTCAGACTCATGAACAACGGCACGTAAATACCCTGTATCACCTTTAGAAGAAAATAGGTACGCTATATAATGTGTATTACCAACATCATATGTCTTACAATATACTGTATCAACAACACTAGAACTAACTTTCTGCATCACTGTCTCTTTTGTAGATTTACGAACTACACTGCCATTAGTCAACTTAGACTTATTGAACATCCTAAATGTATCTATACTATCTTTAGGAACTTTACTAATATCACGTTTGATAATAGCATCAAGCCAAGTCTCACCTTTACCACTCAGCGATTTATTATTACTAATGGAAGATAACATTCCCTCATGTATATCTCTTAACGAATCTAAGATATTTCTATTTACTGACATATAACCCTCTAAATAATATAAAAATCAACAGCAACCTTATCATTGATGTCCTCATAGCATGACATATTATCTACTTTATCACTAAGATAAGACTTAATCTCGTTAAATCGTTCTATATCTACAATATCAAAACCAAAAGATAATACCCAATCCATTCCCCTAGCATCACCAATCGATACACTATCGACCTTAATACAAGACATCAATCTAGTATCATTCACTAAATACTTTCTAAAATCTGCTGTAGTATTTATCTTAAACCATGCACTAAAGAATGTCTTTATACAATGACCAGTACTAAGACATACCCTACGATTATATGTATCATACATCACATTCGCTGAAACCCTAAACACTCTATCAACTTTAGCAGTAAAACTCTGATAGTCTTTAGGTAATAATGATACTTTGGATATCGTATTCTCTAAATGCCTTGAATTAAAATCTGTTTTTAATAGTACACCCCTAGCTATAGTTAGCTTGTGAAATACAACTAGAATATACCCATCACCATAATCACAGAATGTTTTATTATCTACTACCCTAGATGATATCTCTCTACGTCTTAATACTATCTCAGCAACAGTATCATATATCATATTACCTGTTACAACTCTATTAAATTTAGTATCAATCTTTCCCTTACTAATCTCAGCGAATATACCACCTTTATTTGTTTTAATAGTGGTCAACATCCCTTCAGAAAGAGTATCTAATATACTGTTACGTTTACTCATATTAATCTTTAATCCTTAACTGAAACAATGCTGTATCACCACTCACAGCACATGTACTATGAAAATCAGAAGATAATGCAGGGAATAAATCTACATATGCAGAAAAACGATTGATATCTGTAACATCAGCACTCATATGCATTAGCCAAGCCTTACCAGATGGATGCATAATCAAACCACCACCAATATTAGAAATCATAGAGTCTAAATTTGATGAGATAAACCACCTAGTAAACTTAGTCCCATTGTTAATATTAAAGTATTTACGTGAAAATACTTTAATAACTTCTTCATCTGTTAGACATAATCTATTTTGTACATCATCATACACCACATCAGCTAACACAGTATACTTACTATCAATATCAGCCATAAAGAACACATACTCTGTATCAAAGGTTAATGCATCATCAATGAAATCTTCTAAATCCATATCAATATGAATGACCATTGCACGTTTAACTGTTAAATCATTAAATACCACACTTACATACCCATTAGGTAATTCATTAAAGGTTAAATTCTTAGCAGTCTTAGACTTAATAATCTTAGATTTATAGACTTTAATTGCTCTACTATCTGTTTCATATACCCTAGTGATATTACTTTCTACATTAACATCTTTAGGAACTTTTCCCTTCAACAAGTCATTAAAGAAATCTGTTACATCACCTTTTCCCTTAGCAACTGCGGTTGTTAACATACCCTCAGATAAACTCTCTAATATACTATTTCTTTTATTCATATATCACCTAATTACACAAATAGCTATACACAGTAATATAATCTCTATGCTCAGTACCATTAAATAAACCTGTAATCGCACCCATATTAACATACCTATCTACAGAACTAGATAACATCTTAAATGTATCTTTATCAGGATATTTAGAATCTTTCAATTTAATCTCAACATCTAGACTACAGTTATACCCACGTTTGTATAATTTAAGCTTATCAGCACTCATAACACTATACTTATATGTTACGTCTTCAACATCAAAAGGAATTGCATTTGTGTCAATATATTTATCCAAAGAAGATAGTGCATCTCGTACATACCCATTTGCTAACTCTTCAACTGCATCACGAATAGACATGAACTTCTTATCTTTCAATGAGTACAAACATGGTGCAACAACAGTAGTACCTTTAATGATTCTAAGACTACCCCTATCAATACCACCATCATAGAAATCCTTAGCATCCTCTTCAGTCTTGAATTTATACACATACCCCTCTTGATACATTAAGTTATGACTATCTTTATATGCAAAAACAACATATTTATCAAAGATACCATAATATGTACCATAACTAAAAGAACCCTCTTTAATGTTTTTATTAACACCATCCAAAACCTTAGCTGGAGCCTTATCTGTCTTCTTTTCACTACCATCAGCCATAACAAACTTAGGTTTAAAATCTAAAACACTCTTCTGTGCCTTAGCAGTTTGAATCATACCCTCTCTAATATGTAATGATTCAATAATACTTTCCACACGCTCTTGAATCGTAGCCACTATACTCTACCCCTTTAACTATAACAAAATAGCACACTCTACCTATATAGAATGTGCTATTAACAGAAACATTATACTATTATATATTATACATCATACATACAGTACAACAATACTACTTACCAATTATGAGCGTAAACTGCTCATAGTTAAACTCATTTTTAGATATCTTAACACTATCAAACATCTTCTCAGTTACAATGGCACTGTATAAATCTTTAATTTCAATATCTGAAATAGTCTTATCGATAATATAACCACTAGAACTATAAAATTTAACTTTACCACTCTTAGAGAAATCGAATGACACAATCGGTATAAAATCTGTAAAATTAGCTTTCCTATTAAAACCATTATTATCTTTAAAGGATATTAAATTATCAAAGAAAAAGTCCTCTAATCTCTCAACGAGAAATTCAGTAGTAGCAGATAAATTATAGCAATACCTACTACTCTTAATAGAGTCTACTATCTTCCCTACATCTACAAGACTTATTCTTCGATTATGAGAAACCTTTTTCCATGTAGAAGTATCGATAGATGCCCCTATATAATCCTGTAACTTACTAAGAGATGTAATCCCATTATCAACATTAAAAGAATAATCAGATGTAAACTTATAAGTAAACTCATTATACAGTTGTTGATTAGAAGCTACGTCAACTGTAAATAACCGATTAAACATAAAGTTTTTAAGTGTATAACCATATCCCCACAAGTCTAAATAACACGCATCTCTATCTTGACTATCAATACCTATTGATACAATATCTCCATTCTCTTTAATAACACAATGACTAAGATTTAATGCAACAGATAACCCTTTTACATCAAATATTGTACCAGTACGATTATGCTTAGAACGTATCACCATAGGTACTGTATTAGATTTACCACCAATACGAATGTGAGCCATACCCCTATTTCTGATGTACTTATACACATTATGTATTAATATTCTATTATCTCGTAATGCACTCATTAATCAACACCTAACTTAATCATACCATCATCAGACATGAATTGAGAATTATTACTAATCCTCAGATTTAATTTAAGAAACACAACATCAATTTTGTTTTTATTAGACAATATGCTTGAAATATTCAGTAATTTCATATCACGTTGATTTGTTGATGTAGTAAACACCTGTAAACCAGATAATGAAGTCTTGCCGTAATAAGGAAATGTCACTAAGTTATCCTTAAAGTTAAAACAACATACACCAATCAACCCATCTTGAACGTACATTGTCTTAGATACCCTAGCAACATAGTTATCCACACTAAGTGTACTGATATAATCCTGTAACACAGACACCATATTAGGATAGTTAAATTTAATAAATAACTTCAAGAATGAGTCTAAATCACCACAAGAACCACCACACACTTCAGATAATTTACTACAATACTCTTTAAATAAATCCGTATGTGTCTTATACATGGTATTCCACACAATATTACCCATATTCTTTAGTACACTCTGTATTGACATAAAACCAGCTATACCATTATAATACAAACCCTCTTCTTTAAGCCTACTATAATTGAATATGTTATTTGTATCTAAACAAATAACTGCTTTATCTCTATAATTTATTAGTTTTACATCCTCAGGATTGATTTTAAGCCTTACACCCTGTAACCTGAAACTATAATTGAACTGTTTATATATGAATGTAATCGTACCATTGAATGAAACCTCAATACATGACATACGATGACTCATAGCACTACTAAATATATTAACAGTCTTATTTAATATGGTTTTATTATCTCGTAATACATTCCCCATGCTAACATACCAACTCAATCATAGAACTCTTATCATAAGAGTAGGTCTTTCCACTACCCTTATAAGACAAAACAAAACCAATACATTGATTTAAAACTTTACGATTAGTAACACAATCTCTAATACTCTTAAACATTATCTTATTATTAGTAATTGACTTTGTGAGTATATCTAAATCCTCTACATTATTTCTGAAATCAATAGCATGAGTGAGTGTATCAGTCTCAAAATCCATACAGCACAAACCTAATAACCCATTTTCAGCATACACAGTTCTAGCTAACCTATAATAGTTCTTATCAATAGATAATTCTGAACATAAATCACCCAACATAGATGTAAAAGCTTCTTTGTTATGCTTAACAAACAACTTACTAAATGTATCTAAATCATCACAAAATACACCATACTTAGACGTATAAAATGACATTAAATCTTCAAGTAACCCAAACTTAGAAAATCTGTTAAGTAAATCTTTGTACACAAGATTAGCCATATTATGCAACAAACCACTCACAGAAATATTATTAGGATACATAAGAATTCCATCGTCTCTTAATCTACTAAGTTTAAATATATTATTTGTATCTAAACAAATAATCCCTTTTCCCTTATACTCTACTACCTTGATATCTTCTGAATCTGTATCAAGAGAAAGACCATTAATAACATAGGAATATTTATAGCCCTTATACTCAAAGTTAAGTATACAACCACTATCCAAGAACCTTACAAATACATAAGAGTCTAAGTTATCAGCAGAATCTCTATAACCCTTTATAATACGTTTTACTATTGCTTTATTATCTCGTAACACATTCTTAGCCAACTAATCACCACCCTCAATAATTACCTTCAATATCTATATTACAAACACATTTACTACTTAAAATTAATCTCATGTTTTTATCTAAATGCTTAATGTTATGATTTACACTAGTTGGAATTGTATTATTTACTATATCTGATACCGATACAATATTTCTATAATCCTTACCACTACCTTTGTATGACATAAGCCGTACAATGTATATGTAGGAATAATATGGAATATACACATACTGAGATATAGCATCATAGCGTAATAATGGTAATTTAAATGTATCTATCATCATTTTATCAATAGATGATATAAACTCAACATTTTGTAATGTACGCAAAATAGAAGATACAATATCTCCAATAATATGTTCCCTCATACAATGTTTAAGTATTTGACTAGTAGTACCATCATTGATAAATTCCTGTACAGAACCATACCTCATATTAATACTATAACTATCTAATAATCTATGTAATATATCCAAAGGACTATCGATATTTTGACCACCAACATATTTTCTGTTAAGTGCTTTTAATATATTGCTATAGGCATCATCAAATAAATCATCACTAAACACATCGGAATTGCAATCTTCTTTATGAGATAAGCCATAGAATATTACATTATAATATTCTAATTTACTAGTATCTAAACAATATAATAAGTTCTTACCACTTTCTACCCATGAGTACATATCTTCAGTAGCTTTAATACCAATATGATAGTCACTAGTAGAAATAAGTTTATCACCTAAGCAGTACTTAACCCTAACAGAAACAATAACATCTCTCCGATAAGGATATACTTTATTATACAAGTAATTCAATATGCTTTTATTATCACGCATTAAACTCTTCATATATTAAAAAGCACCACCTAATGGTATATCATAATCATTAATAGTTACTATATGTAACAAGTCATTATATTTTAAATTGATTCTACCACTTAAAAAGTCATCTACAGAAAAGATATCCCTACCATCTTTTCCATCACCTGTCCTAGACATAAAGTCAACAAACACAATATCTCCACGATTAGGTACGTATATCTTCTGTGATTTAGTATCATATCGCAACAAAGGTAACTTAGTATTATTAAATAACCTACTCTTAATAGTATTATTCAGTATAACACCATCAAAGAAATTCTGTATTGCTTTCTCAGACTTTATAACAACCTCTTCCTCTAGTTTTGTCATAAATGCTTTGTATACATGTGTATCATTAATAAACCACTGCGTAGATTCATAATCCATATCAGTAATGCCATAGAAATGTAACATCCGATTGATAGCCTCTAAGTTAGTGATATTAAGTGAACTTGTAATACTATTCATAGTATTTCTAAGTAACTCACCACTAATACCAACTGAATCAAACCTAGTAGTACCCATAAGACCAATCCAACGTAAATTATTATATCTCATCAACTTATTAATATCGACACAATAAAATAAGTTATGCTTATCTTCTACCCATGTATACATGTCCTTAGCAGTATTTAGATGTAATAAGTATGCTTCCCTAAAACAAGAAGATTCTTCCTTTATATAGTAGTGAACACCAACCCTAGTCGTCACAACATCTTGATATGGATATGCCTTCTTAACTAAAAAATTGAGTATATTCTTATTATCACGTATTAATCTACTCATATCATCACCTCAATCACTCTTATCTAGGATATCTAGTCTCTACCCATGACTTCTTATCATCAGATAAATTTATTCTAAACTTGTCTTTAGACAGTATAGGTAACACTAAATCAGAACCACTATTGCTAGTATATCCTTTATCCACTACATCGCTAATTGTATGATAAACAACACGCTCTTTTTTAGCACTTCCATGTATTGAGCATATCTCTAAATTACCATAATGAGGGAATACAACCCTATCTTCTTTAATATCTACCCTAGCGACAGCCACATGCCCATTCTTATAAAATAAGTTATCTTTACTACCATTAAGTAATCTAACATACGCATTATCTACACTAAGACAATCATTGATATATTCTGGTAACTTAGTATTCATCATCCGTGTGAGTACACCAATTAACTTATTCTTAGTCATTATATCATTCCGTGCGGCCTTCCAACTATTATATGTACAAGGAATGCCAACACCATTAATAAATGATACTAACTCTTCTAATGACAGACCACTACCATTATCAAATAATATATCACAAAAAGACTCAATGTCATCTTCTAATGCAGTATATAAAGAATCCTCTAACTTACCACCTAAAATAAAGTACTTAATGTTATTATACGATAGTAATGCATTTAAATCTATACAATAATATAAGCTGTTTTCATCTTCTACCCACTTATACATAGTATCTGATATACGTAATCGTAACCCAAAATAACCACTATACTTTCTGCGATTATTAATAAACCAATCTATAAAGAATAAGTTATTACTTACACCACCAATAAGAAATGCCTCTTTAAAGAAATGTAATTGTTTTTCTATCTTACGTAATATCTGTTTATTATCCCTTAGTAAACCACTCTCATTAATACCTGAGCGATTATCTACTAAGGAGTCTATGACATTTGAATATCCCATAACTAACCACCATAAATAATATAGGATAATACCTCACGACCACTATCATTATCTTTAATCTTACTCTTCTTACGAGATTTTGGAATAATATCAACAGCAGTAAAACATTCTAACGATTTAAACTTAGACACAGCATCCTGTACTTTATCTAACTCAAATGTAAATGTATACCCATTCCAATCTTTCTTCTTAGGATTTATAATAAATCTATCGTTGCCAGGGAACCTACTCATATAAATCATACTCTTTTTAGTATCTACACAACAAATACTAATTGTATCATTTGTCATATCTACCGATTTATTACTGTTAGGTACTAACCCTTTTATATTAGATACATATTCTTTTAATGCAATATCTAACCCTTTAATGATTAAATCAGATAACTTCTTATATGCAGAACCACTCTTAATTACCTTAATAGCATCATCGATTGTTTCTACCTCAACCCCTAAAATATCTCTAAAGTCATTTTTAAACTTTTCAGTATACCTCTCGTCATCCATAATAAATAACTCTTCACGTTTCAAAGTGTCAGCCAAACCATTAATCATGAAGTCAGCTACATCTTTAGCAGAATATTTATTATTTGTATCTTCAATATAATAGTATACTACATTATCTGCTTTAAATACATCATTAATATCTAAATAAATAAATCCTCTTCCTTTTTTAGTGTCCTCCTTTTGATGTAATTTAGATACATCAAATACAGGTAGAACCCTCACATGTGTCATACTACCAACACACAGATATAATAGAAAAGTCCAATCACCATGTAATGTAGTATCTTTACAAGATAATAATGCTTTTTCTAATTGTGAGAATACAGATTTATAATCTAGTAAAATACTAGTAGCCTCATTAACTACCTCTTTATTGTTCCTTGTATCTGATAAGGATTCAATAATATTAAAATATCCCATATCTTATCACCTAATTATAATCAGATATAGCACCACCTATATCTATCTTATATGTTTCTAATATCTTATTTCTTAATTCCCTAAATTCCTTACCATGACCTTTAAAATGACACTCCATAGTTGCATGTGCCAACTCATGATAAATCGTGCGTATGTCTAACCTATCACTTGTAATTCTATGAGTCCCATAATCATATACATGAACATTATGATTATTTACAGAAAACTCTATCAAGCAAGTATCGTCATGATACCAATACGTAACACCTAATATCTTCTTGCTACGTCCCATATAAGTATGTATTAATAATATTGGTTTAAATCTATACCCCAAGTCTTCTATATCTTGAATAGCCTGTAGGAATATATCTTTATAATCCATCATCTCATCATCAAGATATAAAGTACTCATAAACTATTACCACTCTAACAAATATAATATCACCAATTATAATACTTGATACCTAAGCACTCTATGACCATTATGAATAACGTCTCCCTCAGCATGACCAGAGAAATCAAATGAAAAACCACCTATGCAATCTAATGTTTTGTATTTTGCAATAGCATTATTAACATCATCAAGTGCAAAATCAAATGTGTACCCATTCCAATCTTTCTTCTTAGGATTTACAATATAACGCTCATTATTAGAGGACGCACGACTCATATAAATCATATTCTTCTTAGTATCAATACAACAAATACTAATTGTATCTTTTGTCATATCTACTGACTTATTGCTATTAATTTTTAACCCTTTTAAACATTTGGTATACTTATTAATCATAACAGGCAGATACTTCTCCAGTTCAGATTTATAAGTCTTATATAACACACCACTACTATCTAACAAATCTTTCTTTAAATCAGACATAGTAGTAAATGTATATCCAAATGTATTCGATAAGAAACTTTTTAATTCATTTAAATTATAATCATCATTATACCATGACGCTTTATCATCTAATGCCTTAACTGTCAGCTTTAACAAATAAACAAGAATCTCATCAACAGTAGAAACCTTTTTGCCATTAACTAAGTAATGTGAAATAGTATCTGTTTTGATAACATCTTTCATATCAGCATAAATAAAAATGTGACCTTTATTATCTTCTCTTTCATGTAATGTATCAATGCTATACACAGGTAATAACTCAACAGTCCCATACCAACCACAATCTAGTGAAAGATATAACCTATTAGCATCATAAGGTACAACATCTGTACTCTTAGATAATAATGCTTTCTTTAACTGACTAATGATACCTTTATAATCACGTAACAATGTTCCCTCATTAACCCTTGTACTCACTAATGATTCTATAATTGTACTATAATTTGACATATCTATTTAACCCCTACCTTACTTAATAATACACTCTCTTGTATTGTATACCTATCTGTACTATCGATATCCAATACCTCAAAAGAACTACCCTCATTAGAAATTACATACACACTACTACCATCCTGTAATGTATAAGTATTGCCGATTAATTGATATGATTCATCTAACTCTTCTACCATAGAATCAATGTAATCATCAGCATCATCATCAATACCATCATCATCAGCATCACGCACATCCCATGAATACTCACAGTCAGTGCAGAAATAAGACTCACCATTATCATGAATATTAATATTAGTACTACCACACTCAGGACACGTAATAGCCTTACCATCACGTAAAGCCTCTAACTCATCTTGACTTAATTTATTTGTATTATCTTCTGTACCCATATCCTCTTGATTAGAAGTATCGTCTACAACCTCTTCTGTTTCAGTTGTATCCTCTTCTTTACTTTCAGAAATATTATATGCATTAGTATCATCAATAGTCATATCACTATTGGTAAATACAATCTTCATTAATTACCCCACACAAAATTAAAACACCTTATATATTAAAAATACTGTACTGTACAATTATACAACTATACAGTACAGTATGATTATTAAATATTACTATTATAAAGTACTATCACTCATCCTAGACTTAGACAGTTCTTTCCTTACACTTCTACGTTCTTTAGCAGTACCACTCCTGAGTTTTCTCATCTTTTCCTTCCTAGCCTTCATTAACTCATGACTTTTCTCTTTTTTATGAAACTCTCTCATTTTATCAGATTCAGCTCGTTTGGCTAAGTCATTGGCTAGTTTTTTATTCTGCTTACCAACTTTACTAGAACGTATTTTATTGCCTTCTTTCTTAGCTTGCTCTTCGTAATAAGCTTTACGTTTAGCCTTAGCCTTTTTCTCCTCCATAGGAGTCATCTTAACTTTAACTTTTTTACCATTCTTAGTAGTTACTTTATAAGCAACCTCAGAAATGACCTCTTCCACAACTACATCATCAAAACTAATTGCATCAATTTTCTTATTTGTTTCCAAAGAACCTACTCCTCTACCATCTGTACTATGAAGTGTACCAATTGGTGTAGAAACACCCCCAACATCTGTACCCTCTTCAGTATCATTATCTTCATCTTCTAATTCAGCATGTGTTTTATTGCTATCTGTAGATTCATTAACAGGAATTGCTTTACCCTCACCTATAAGAGTGTAACCACAACCCTCATTAATCTCTGTAGCATGTAATCTAAACAAACCCTCTAACACAGATGATTCAATATCACTAGCGAATTTTTCAATATCGTCATCATCACTTACTATATACTGTACATAGTATGAACCATTATTATCATTAGATTCAGACATATGATAATAATCTGGTAACTTTAATGACAAGTCTTTCCTCATTGTATCTAAATCTTGATATACACCTTCATTGTCTACAATAGAAAATACACACTCAACAATGTTACCACTATGTGTTACTACCAATCGCTCAACCTTGAAATCAAGTCTATCATCTAATTTATCATATGTAGCTTTAAGATTATTTTCAATTTGACGATATAATACTTTTAACCTTGTATCACTTGCATCACGATATTTAAACCAATTAGTAATGACTGCATTATTACTCTTCTGTACATACCCATCTCGATATAATACATCATCAGTATATCGCTCAATGTCTTTTTGCAATGTCTTACAACTAGACACACTAAATGAAGTTAATGCATTAGAATCAAAACTACCTTGTAATGCTAACTCACCACTCACAATAAATGCTTGTACTGTATCTGCGTCCAATAACCACTCTACTGTAATATTAGGATTTACTTTAGATGTTACTTTAATGCTCCTCATAGAAGATAATGAGTTATTACCAAATAATGTATCAAATACATCTTGATTCCTAATTAACAACCCACGTAAACATAAATCTACTAGACCTACATTATCTGTATTCTTAGTTACTTCCACTGTAGCACTTCGACTACCATATACTAACTCAACAAGAATACCCTTATCAGTTAAATCAGATAGATACCACTCTACCTTACCTAAAGAAGTATAAATAGTATTAGATTTAACATTTACAAATGCATTGAAATCCTTCCCTATACTCATAAGAATATACTTAGAGATATATGCATTAAACTTACTATATGATGTAATAACTACTGGGTCAATAATCTTTACTGTATCCTTATCAAATGATTTAGTATGATTTAAAATCTTAAATACAAACCCATTCTTTTGAATATTATCTACATCTAACTCTAAATGAGTAACGATACCCTCTGTATCAATATCTACAATATAATCGCCATCATCACTCATAAATGGTAACAACTTATATAACTTAGTACACTTAAATGCGTTCTTAGTAATTTCATCAAAATCATCAATAGATACAATATCTACATCAATATGACTAATTGTCTTACTCTTATAATTAAATGTACAATGATACTCTACTACACCTTTTTGAAGTTTAGACTGTGTATCATTCCTTGTATATCGTAAAGCAAACCCATCTTTACCCAAAGGAATCTCAAAGTCATTTGTATTACCACTAGCCTTTGAAGTCTTTACATTAGTAGCAGAAGATGTATTCTGACCACTACCAATCGTACTACCACTCTTAGGAGCCTGTGCAACAGTACTCTTCTGTACTTTACTAGAGTTACCACTACCACTTAAATTAACAATCTCATCATAATCAGATTGGTCATTAGAATTCCGTATAGTAGGTTTTACAATATCCTTCAATACTTCACTAGCGTTCTTCTTAATGAAATCTATATTATCCCTAATAAATGCATCATTCTTACCCACTGTACTATACTTAGCTACATACCCATCACTATCAGGTACAATAGCCTTATAACCAACAGCTGTATTAAACCTTACATCAAAATCATCAATAAAACGATTAAACTTACTAGGTTTAGCTAATTGTTTATTATCAATGAATAACTCACCCTTATATAACCTAGTGCATAAATCCTTATTAGTTTTAATACCATAAGATTTAATCAATTTAGTGATATCACCACCAAATGACTTTTTAGCTGTATCATATAATTTCTCAATATTAGGAGTAAAATATCCCTCTGTTAAAGAATCATACCTAACCTGTACATTAGACCATACATCCTGTTTACTATTAAACAATACATCAAAATCATCTCGTAAAAACTTAATGAAATTAATACACCTATCACATACAATATGACCATCTATCTCATATGTATTCTTAGCTTGTGTATGACATACCTCACACTCTTTAGTCTGTACGTCATCATACACAGCATTAGCTAGAGATTCATTAATATACTTACGAATCTCCCTATCCTTAAATAACTCTTCCATATTACCTCGTATACCTTTATTAAATATATACACAAATAAAGAAATTAAACCTTATAAATTGTATATTTTACATAACACAACATTACTAAACATTACAACAAGATAAAGACCATAATTTACTAAATATTACAATATCTTACAAAATGTTACAATGTGAAACTTTACTATAATATTATATATTATACACCTCTAGATATATAGTATATAAACCCTAATAGACATAGTTATGCTCTGAGAAGTATTCAGGGTTTGCGACTTCAACGTCACTGGCAGGATACCACTTAACCATATACTTAGTCATATTACCCTCTTTGCCTCTCCACAAAGACTGACCATCACCATACATATAATACTTATAGCTCATTTCACTCATATGATACGCTGTTACCTTTATATTAGGTATACCTTCAATAAAAGGTGAATTATTATAATTTGGGTTGTAATCAGATGGTAAAAAAATACCTCTTGTACCATCTCTACCATTAGGAGTAGTCCAATACACATCAGGAATAGACCTAGCATATTCTAAGTTGTTTGTAATTTTACCACTAAATAAGTTGACACCATTACCACCCCAAATTTTCTCATCTAAAGTAGTACCTAGCATGTTCTGGATAGATATTGATGAAGAATATGAATAACTATCACCAGAATTTAACTTAGCCCCTAAACCCCAATTACTTGAACTATTACCATTATTCAATACACCTAAATCATAAAAACACACAGGTACAAAACAATACATAGTAAAAGTACCCCAATCACCACTGTAAGTTTTTAACCTAATAGTAAAATGAACTAACAACATGAAACATGAATAACCACTATTCTTAAACACGTCTATATCAGGAGTGATATATCGATTAGTGTTTTTACCATTACTATCGATATTAAAAGACTGATATGAAACAGGCTGACCATAGCCATAAAATTTATCTCTAGACTTATAGTCAGTTTCACTTGCAAAATTACCTAGTCCCTCAACAGTATAAATTCTATTATTTGTATCTTTATACTTCAATGTTCCTTTATCAAACCTTAAATCATGTTTAAGGATAATATAATCATTTAAATTCTTTGCTTGCATCGAAATTGAAAAATTACTATTAATACGCACATCGTTAACCATATTACTATCAGATGCAGAAAACATTGAATTTACACCATTTGTACCCTTAAAAAATAAGAAACGTCTCTTACCACCTTGTATATTATCTTTACTAGCAAAGTCATAACGTAACTTAAATCCATTATCAGGACTATTCAACGGATGTACCATCTCTATATTAGAGAAACTACCGGGAAAATTAGTAGTACCATTACTATCATAGACATATGGTCTAAATACAGTATTACCAACCTTATCCCTATCATAATTATACTTTAGTCGTATATTATTACTAAAAACTTTATCGCCCATATACACCACCTACAACAAAAAATGCATAGTATATCTCAACTATGCATTATGTAAACTTATATTTTTTATTTATCTTATGTAGTGCTTTCTGTATCAGCCATAGCATTTAAAACAGCTTCATTTTCAATAGCCTTAGACTCCTCATCATTAGCTAACTCTTCATCGCCATTTTCATTTGTTTTAATCGCCTTAGCTTTTTCTAATAACTGTTGTTTACGTTTTTCTAAAGCCTCATCAATCTCTTCTTTAGTGATAATACCTTTTTCAACCAACAACTCCTCAATTACAGCATGTCCCATTTGTACAGGGAATACTTGATTAGCGTACATAGAATTGATATCTTCCATCAAATAATGATTTGTCTCATTCATACGCTCAAAAATCTGTTCCATAACCTCAACAAACTCTTTACGTTTAACGCTATGATTTAACTCTTTACTACCTTTATCAGCAAAAGCAACTACTTTTTTATCTTGTTTTGTATCTTGATTGTCTACCATCCCAGTATACTACCTTTCCTTAATTCATCTATTGTATTTGTATAATACGTCTTACGTTTAGAATATTCATCATTATTATGTATAAACTCTTCCAACATGCCAACGTCTTTATCATTTCCATACACTTGTAACCTTTGTACGATTGTATTGTCACGTTTTAACCTATGATACGCTTTATCAAAACCAACACTACCAGCTGTATCGCTGTCAAATGCTACAATAAATTTATTTGTCATAGATAACAATATCTCGCCCTGTAATGAGTTAACATTAGATGTCTGCATTGCTAACACATTAGGATATATTGAACGCAATACATCAGCGTCATATAAACCCTCAACAATAACTATCCAATCACCATACTTAAAATTAGGGTCTATCATATCAAAGCCATACATAGATTGTAATGCACTATAATCTATGAACTCTTTTTCTGTTATTCCCCTAAATACACATGATACTGGTTTATTATTTAGTGTATTAAAAATAACCAACACAGCACCACCCATATTTTTAATAAAGTTATGATGAAAAGGAGTCAAAGAGTTTTTTAACCCTAACTTATTAATATCACTATACCTAAGTAACCGATAATTCTTATAGATATAGTGTCTAGCTAGTTGAACATACTTACTAGAATCTAACACACTATCAGCACGTAAATCACAAACACTAGGTAACTCATCATATAAAACCTGTAAAACCTCTAGCTTAGATAAGTATCTCTCATTATTAGTATTGTACGCTATACTCTTCTTATGTTCTAAAATACTATCTACGTCAATAACTTTCATAAGCTACCACCATTAACCTAAACCAAATCAGCGTTGATAACAATTATCAATAATCAACTACCAACACATCACCTAACACACAATCTGTTGTAATGAAACCTTTTTTACGTAATGTTGTAGCACTATTCCTATACATAATACCATCCATAGTAATATGACTACGATAAGAACTTGCTTTCCCACACACATACTCAGTGATACCATGAGATTTAAATGTATCATCAAACTTAAAGCTACCACTGAAAGCATCATTATACCCATCCCTTTTAGGATTATCACTTAAAAACAAAGCATTGCTATAAAAATAACCACAAGCAACTTTGTTAGTGGGTTGTGCAATAGTTCTATCATACCTATCACATATATGCCTAAAGGAATCTACACAATCATTTGTATGCTTCACATCAAAAGTATTTTGTAACCCAAAAGCATAATCACTCTCATCTGTTATATTAAAGTTATCTAGGTTAACTCGTTTATTAAACAACTTACCAAAGAAACCACGATTATCTTTCTTAGTAATATCTTTTAAAGAAATAGGTTTACCTCTATATAGAGAATAGTCATACCATGTATCAACACCAAATATCCATGTATCTTTAGTTATGATAGGATTACGTGGTAGATATAATCTATGATTTTTAAACTTCTTATCAGTATCATAAAACTGACCTACCTTATCTACAAAGACTGAATTACTATAATACTCTATATTACTTACATTAAAAAGTACTTTTGTATGTATATCATGAGATGTAAACGAAGTGTCTAGAAAATCAACAAATTCAAGAAATCTAGTACTATCAGAATATATCCCACCATTTAGAATTAAATAATCAATCGTATCAGAATAACGACTAATAAACTGAGCCATAATTGAACTAAAATAATCAAAGGACTCATTAAGCCAAGTCTCTTCTCCCACAAGATTATTAATCCGAATATCACTTAAATAAGCTACCTTCATAGAACACCTCTCTACTCAAATAACTTATGTATTAAAGAAACTTCATCAGCTAATGTACAATCTTCTGTATTAATCAATAAATTAAAAGACTTAAAATCAATATACATATAATCTTGACTATCTGATAATACCCTACGACAAGCCTCTAACACATTAGCTTCTTTCCTATCTCTAAGCCTAGATAACATACGTGTTAAACTTGTATATGCTGTATTATACAGATACACACCAATAACCCTATCGCCATATCTAGCTTTCAATTTATCATATTGAGTATTTGTACCACAAAGAACATATACTTTATCGTTATTATTAGGTATATCACCTACACCATAATAATTTGAGTTGCCATTAACTACATTATAATACTCGACAATACAAAACTCATTATTTACCACTTTACGTGCGAAGTCTTCCCTATTGCAGAAATGATAGTCAACACCATCAACCTCACCATCACGCATAGGTCTTGTTGTTGTAATAACAAACCTTTCAAAATCATCAGGATATTTCTGTACCAAACAACCCATCACACTATCTTTACCTGTACCACCCTTACCACATAAGAATAGTATCTTACCATCTACCAATTAACCATCACCACCATTAACCTAAAAACCCACATTGAATACTTCACAAAAGAAAAGAATAGGAATCATTATAATAAATAATGCAGTCTCAAAGAACTCTACTACATTAACAATTATTCTAAATGAGATATAAGCATCTGAACCAATAATCAAAGACAATAAGAACAGAAAACACTCAAAGAAAACAATAGATGCTATATAAAATAGTAGATATTTGATAAATAAAGACACTAACCTAAGAAACTTATCTTTATGTTTAGTAAAGTAATTCATCTGAACCCCTCCGAATACTTGAAATAATATCATACTCAGAAACAGGTTTATAGCCGTTAACAAATGAACTTAAATTCATCCCACTACCAAATAACCTCTGATAATTACCAATACCACTAGCCAATGTAAACATCTTAGACGTTGTAGCATTTTCATAATCAACACACAGCCTAATAATCTCATTAGTACATAAAGTGACTTCTAATGTATCTCTAAATAAAACCTGTACATTAAATTCATTCTTACAATATGTTTGATACATTTCCTTATCAAGAATTGCATCCCTCTTAGTGGACACAGATGACACATACTGACTGAACCTATCTAAATCTGACTTACCAATCAATACAATCTTACTACCATTTAAAGTGCTTAGTAATGATAAATCGCCAACACCACCAACGATATAGACCTCATCATCATCTGTAATAACTGTATTCCACATTGTAGATACAAAATGATTATGTAATTGTGAATCTACACCAGACACTTTATTAATACCATTCTTATTTAGATGTAAATCAGAAATAAAATACTTCATACCTACCACCTACTCAGAACATAATAAAGCATCAACCCTACCAAAACATTTAGTGATAATATACATACAATCACCTTTATAAATAGTAGGTATAATTGCAATCTTATCAACTGCATTAACACTCTCTAAGGCTTTCAATAATGAATTTAAAGCCTTAGGGTTAATCATAAAAGATGTACCCTCTTTATTTGTATCATCATCTAAAATCATAGACAACGCTTTCTTAGTATCATATTTAATATTGTTATTTTCAATATTATCATATGAAATCTCTACTTTATTTAGAACCATAACTACCTCACCAAAACCTATTTACCAGTACTACCACAACCACCACCACGTGTATTGTTAAGAACAGTATCATTTGTAGCCTTTAAAAATTTAGCGAATACACCCTGACAAACCCTATCACCTTTTTCAATCGTAACATCAAAAGGATAGAAATTATAGAAAGCCACACCAATGTTACCCTCATTATCTTCATTGTTGTAAAAATCGCTATCCACAACCCCAACGGAGTTAGATAAAATCAAACCTTTCTTGATTGGACTAGATGAACGATTATAAATATATAGCACCTCATCATCTCCCATATATGATTTAATATATGTTTTAATCATTGTAGGTCTAATAACTTCTTTATAACTATTAAGAGAGAAATGTAATAATGAATGTAATAGATACTTACCTACCTGTTTCCATAATGATGGAATTACAACATCATACGGAGCATAGAAATCATACCCAGCACTATGCGTAGTACTCCTAGTAGGTAACTTACAATCAAACTCTACACCACTAGAACACACCTCAAAACCTCTCTTTGTATCATCAGAAATATCCTTAATATTAATTGATACTTTAGACAAATCAATACCCAAAACCAAAACCCAACCTTTCTACAATAAGAACTGTACTAAAACCAAATAATGAATTAATTGGTCTTCAACATAATTTATTGCATTATACCTAGCTTTAAGATTATCTACAATCAAATGTACCACAAAAATGGATACGATATGTACAGAAAACCCAAATAACACACAAAAAGGTATGCAATACAAGAAACAATGTACAAAAAGATGATAATAGTTCTCCCCTTTAGTTGTTGCCAAGAACTCACTCTGTAGTACATAATCACCAATTAAATGACAAGAAATTAACTGCAATATTGTCTCAACCAAATAATTCACCACCAATCTAATAAAAATACGCTAATATACAGTACTATTGTACCACACATTAGCGTATTTATCTACTTTACAATCTTAATTCAGACTCATCATCAAAAGTAACTGTTACGTAATCATACCCAAAGTTGCCGCAACCATCACCTACAATATCACACTTAATAGATGTAACAACCATATCATCTCTATAATAATATTCAGTAAAAATACCAACATATGACTTTAAAACGTCAAATGAAAGAGATGTAATATCATTAGCCATAATGATAATAGTACAACCCTTATTGCTATTAGTATCATAGACGTACAATGTAACACTATAAACAAAATGTACATTCTTACGATAATCCATTAACTCTTTATATAAGTCTTCAAGATTGTTAAAAATCTTAGAAGAATGGAAACAAGTGTCTTCATCATCCAAAGCAAAATATAATAACATAATTTAATCTCCTATTAATTAGTTATCACTACGTGCTTCAACTCGACTATTTAATTTATCTTTATAAGCCTCTACATCAGCATGCAACTTATCAATGAAACTATCAGGTACAGTTGTACTATCTTCTAACACAGCTTGTAATAATTCAATATCTACATTCTTTTGCAAGTCTTTCATAGCTTTATAGGAATTATTCTTTTCTTCACTTACACCCAAAGCACCACCTTGAAGAACTGTAGAAGTGTTTAAAAATACACCGTAGACTTTATACAAAAGAACTACAATCTCACTAATAGCTAAACTAATCTGAACTACCTTAGTAGCAACCTCTTTAGTTTTACCTAAATCATTTTCAATTTTAACAAGACTACCCTCAGTACTATTAATACTTACCAACATCATGTCAAAGTAATACAAAATTTTATTAATTAAACCTATCATATACACCTCTTATTAAACATCATTAGGATTAAAGAAATAATACTCTTCCCAAAACTCAGCATTTTCACGTGCGGCTTGTCGTCTATCACTTTCTTCAATTTCATACTCTAAATCAGAAATACGTTTATCCTCAAACCAACCCTGTAACAATAAAAATGCTGTTACACAATTCTGAATACAACTTTTATTACTAATACCTACATCATGTAATAACATTTCATTAAAAGTAGCAATAACTAAATGTAGAATATAAGGTCTTTCATACAATGCATCCATGTAATCATTAAAGTATAATCTACCATCACGATAATCAAAACGCACATCATTAACAATAAAAGAAATTTTATCTCTATCTTTATTTGTTGCAATAACTACCATACCATGTAAATCACTCACACGTTTATAGTCGATATCATCTTCCAATGATTGTAAAAAATCATCGCAAGCAGAACATACTAAACCAAAAGTACCCACATAATCGCCAATTCTGTAATCTTCTTGCATTTTAACAGTCATAATACAATCTCCTTTATATATTAATCAATGTTATCTACTATGTACAATATAACACAACTTTACCACTAGATAAAGACTTTTGAACATCTATTACACGTTGATTTGGTGAACCCCTAAACTTTAATGTAATATCTCTATGCTCTAACTCAAACCTACCATCTACAAGAACATCAATATACTGTAATAACTCTTTTGTGTTATCACGTTGTAGTAATTCTTCAAAAGTAAAGCCACTCCATAGGTATATTTTTGAGAATTTTGCCTCTGTATGAACTTTTTTAACAAGTGGTAACACAATACTCACGTTGCTATCTAAACAAGGCTCTCCGCCTAAAATACTTAAATTTCTTTGTATTCCATTCTTTGATAATAAGCTAATGATATCATCAACATAGGTATTAGATAATTCTAAACCACCATTAATATCCCATGTATCAGGATTATGGCAACCATCACACCTATGACAACAGCCTTGAACCCAAAAGGAAACGCATATACCTTCACCATCGACTATATCATTTTCTTTTAGTCCTGCATATCGCAACAACATCACCACACTTTCGATACATATTACATCTCCTAAACACTAATATAAATGTACGTTTAATACTAAGACTAGGAACTACAATAGGTATAGCCATCAACGGAATTGGTTTTTCATACCCATCTAGAACCTCACTAAAAATCATGCTTAAATCTTCATCTGACATGGAATTTATCTTAGCAATTACTCTATTTTTATATGATTCTATATCCATAAACTAATCACCACATTTCTAATAAGTCATCATATGAAATGTTGCCATTAGCAACATCTAAAGATAGTCTATGAGGATTATTAACATCAAAGACATTTGATTTTATACTGTACTTTTTATTAAGAAACATACACAATGCTGTAGCAGTACGCTTATTGCCATCTAAAAATACTTGATTAGTAACAAACATATAATACAACCTACAAACTTTATCTTTATCTGTAGGATATAACTCATTACCACCAAATGTTTGAAAAACACCAATAACAATAGAGGATAATAACCCTTTATCCCTAATACCATGAACACCACCATAAACATTTATGACGTTTTCATGCATAGAAATCACCTCAGTGACACTAACACGTAACATAGTTAATTATCCTCTTTAGCCATCTTTTTAAAATCTTCATCATATCTAGAGAAAATGTTACGTATAAGAGTAGCATCACTTCCACTAAACCCAACAATATCTAAATCTTTATACTTTTTATTTTCTTGTATATCTACAAGAATTTTATCTTTCACATCCATACTATCACAACCTATTAGCCCTTAATAATAACTTTAGCACACTCTACTAAATCTAAATCATTATCAATCATTGTCTGTGCTACAAATTGTAATGTACTATAGTTATAACATGTATTCTTAGATTGAACACTAAAAGATTCAACCCCATTTATAGTATCAATAATCTTAACATCAATACCTACTAAATCAGCAGTATCTTTACCATCATATTCAAAGACATAATCCGCAGTATACTCAATGCCACCATCAATTTGTTTACATGACACTACCATAGCACCACCCATAACTACTATTGTACATTTACCACCAAACAAATATGTAGAATATCTCAATAATAAACTTTGAATAAATTCATTGCTAACCATAGTTACACACCTTCTTTGAATTTAAAATTATATGTACTATGCTCAATACTTAACTCATAGTCTTCCAAACAATACTCTTCTTGTACTTCTAAGTACTCAGCCTCAGCTTCCTCTTTAGAGGCATACACACCCAACAAAGGAGAACTAAACAAATCAGACGTAGTAAATAAAATATATACGTCTTGCTCATAACTAGATTTTTTCATAATAACCATCCTTTTATTTTAAATAAAAAAGTATACTTTAGGTATAAGTCTTTACCTACACCTAAAGTATACCAAAATTTACACTACTTTACAATAGTTTATTCTATTAATAGAATTGTTAATCTAAATGTAATACCCTATCTTTAATCTCCTCAGTACGTCCTTGATTAAAGAAGTTTGTACCTAAATAACCACACGTGCGGCGACACACGTTCATTGTATCTTGATTAGTATTCCCACAATTAGGACACTCCCAATACAAATGACCTGTATCACCTTTAATCTGAATCTCACCACTAAAACCACATTCTTGACAATAATCTGATTTAGTATTCAATTCAGCATACATAATTGTATCATAAATATATTTAATAATATCCAATACAGCTTTAATGTTATTCTGCATATTAGGTATTTCTACATAACTGATACAACCACCAGGACTTAATGCTTGATACTCACTCTCTAATTTGAGTTTTGTAAATGCATCTATCTCCTCACGAACGCATGTATGATACGAATTCGTAATATAGCTATGGTCTGTTATACCCTCTATCTTACCAAATCGTTGTTGTAAACACTTAGCAAACTTATACGTAGTGGATTCCAAAGGAGTCCCATACAAACTATATCCGATATTCTCTTCATCTTTCCAACGATTACAAATATCATTCAATCGTTGCATGATAGCTTTACCTAACTCCATACCCTCTTCTGTTGTATGACTCTTATTGATTAATGCCATTACACACTCATACAAACCAGCATACCCTAAACTAGCTGTAGCATATCCATTATGTATTAAATGATATAATGTCTCACCCTTATTTAGCCTTGCTAATGCACCATGTTGCCATAAAATAGGTGCTACATCGCTTGTTGTATTCTCTAACCGATTAATACGTACCTGTAACCCTTTATGACATAACTCACAACGCTCTTCTAATACATCATAAAATCGTTTAATGATATCATCTATAGTATACACATAACCACTATTAACAACATCAGATATGGCTGTTAATGATACATCAACTAAATTAACTGTTGCAACCCCGACGTTGAATCTCCCCCAATATTTATGTTTACCATCATAATCTAATGCCTTAGCTAAATTGCCAAATTCTTCTGTAAATGTATCAACTGACAAGAAACTGCGACAACCCATTGAACTAAATACATCACCATCTTTTAGTTCTTTCATTCTCTTCTCTGAAATGTAATCAGGAACCAACCTCTTAGCACTACACTTAGCACTTAACTCTGTTAAATACCAATAGCGACTATCTTCATGAATATTATCTTCCTCTAACACATAGATTAACTTAGGAAACGCTGGACTGATATATACACCCTTTTCATTCTTGAAACCTTGTATACGCTGTTTTAACATTTCTTCAATTAGCATAGCTAATTCATCACGATACTCAGTCTCACCACCTAGATACATAAATACTGTTAGAAACGGGCTCTGACCATTACTGTTTGTAAATGAATTAATTTGATAATTGAATGTCTGAATCGCATCCTCTACCTCTTTAGCTAGGTCACGTTTAGCATACTCAACTACATCAGTATCATCTAATCCCCAACTCTTATATTTATTGACATACCAATTATAACTATCTCTCACAAATGGTGCTAAATGACCTAGATTAATACTAGCTCCACCATAAGTTAGACTAGTAACTGCTAACACAATCTGACTTGCTATCGTTGATGCAGTTAACAACCTTTTAGGTTTATCTATCCCTACACCATTTACTACTGTACCATTCTGTAATATATCATTTAAATTGATTAACTCACAATTAGTACGATACTCAGCGATATAATCCATATCGTGTTGATGAATAAGTCCTTTGTCATGTGCCTCTACCACATCTTTAGGAAGTAACTTACGCTTACCTATATCTGTACTCACAATGCCAGCAATATAATCCCTTAACGTAGTATTTAATTTGACATCCTTATTGGAATTCTCTGTATTCCAATACTCACTATCACCACTTAGTAACTCTTGTAACTCTGTATCAATTAAATTACCACGCTCTTGACTACGCTTATCTCTATAGAGTATATATGCCTTAGCTACATCATTATATTTAGAATCCAACAATGTATTCTCTACGATGTCTTGTATATCCTCTACACCCAATATTCTATCGTCTAATGCATCATACTCATCTAATATAGTATTAATAGCATCATTACATACATTAATATACTCACTATCAATACTATCATGTAAACTACTATACGCACTCAACATAGCATTGAATACTTTACCACTATCAAATACTACAACTCGTCCATCACGCTTTAATACATTGTTAACACTATCAACAATAGTCTCATCATTTTGATTAAACTCAACCATATCTTCTGTTATCAACACAATCCTCCTATAATTAATAAACACTGTATCATTACCAAATACCATTTAGTACATTTTTACCACTAGGTTTTACTATATATAGTATACCAATTAATACATAATTACAATATATAGAATGATTTTGTATATATCTGTACAGCTTTGTAATGTTATGTTAGCTATAATGTTATTAACTATTATGACCATCTACCACAAGAAAAATATTCAAATTCTTTAGAACACCCTCTATAACTAACCTTAACTGAAATCATGTCTTTTAATCTAAACCATACATATCTTCCCATAGTATCCAATACCTCTACTATTACCTCTACTAATACGCTTTGTGTAGCTTTATATTACCTATACCTACCAAATCATTTGTATCACTTAACTTACCCAACACACCCTTGACTACAACGTGATTTCTCTCCCTACCATTACTATCCCTTAACCCCATAGCTATATCATCCACTCTCTCACTTAATTCATACACATCTGCATCAACCAATCTCATATAGCTATCTCTCATGAATTGTACACTCTTTATATTACCTAGTTTATTAGCATTACTGTTATACCATACTACCAACAAACCTTTACATTCATGTTTATACCTCTTCTTAGCTATACTGATATGATTGTATATCTCTACCCTATTATCATATACCCATATACCTACATCACCAAATAGTACCATCCCATACTTAGTTACTATCCGACTCAATAAATCTTTAACCCTATTATATAACTCAGTATCTATCCCCTCTATAGCTTTGACTACTGAATCATTCAATGCTCTATGTATTATTTCTTCTGTATTCATTTAATCTAATCCCTCAACCATTCTCATACTTATCAACTATAGTAGGTTATGTACATGTACATTAAATGTAATTTCATTAAACCCTTTACACTCACTTAAACCATGTATGTTACCCATGATATCTAATATCTTATCACCCATATCTCTATCATCTATTGCAATATAATACAACCGACTGACTAACCCAGCACTACCACCAGTCGTATCTTTCCTAAACTCATCACACTTAATTTTTAGATAGTTAATAGAGCCTAATTTAATACTATATAGACATTCTTTTACATTTTTAGTATCAACTACATCCCTATCAATAGCTACCACTATTGTACCTTCATGTTGATGTATTCTACCACCTTTTCGTATCTCAACTCGACTCACTATCTCTACCCTATCATACCATACATCAATATCTACTATACCAAATAAATATCTACCATATCTTTTAAGTATCTCTTCTTTTAATTCCTTAATCTCCATAACTCAATCACCTCAACTGACATCAATCACCATTAATCAACTCATTGACATCGCAACGGTCTTCTATATTACTCTATATTCAAATACTATTTATTTTTTTAAATAGTGTCACTCATCCTCTTACCATCTCTATCAATAGAATACATATTCTCGCATCTATAGGACACTTCTAACCTATATTACTAACATACCCTATCCATACAGTTACTCTCTTGCGTGTTTTTCTCATTTAGCACACTCTACCCTCTCTTACATACATCACACATATTATCTTCTCATATTCTATGTGCCACTATCACGATGTACATAATCCAACCTAATATACTCAACTCATTGATATCATATATCCCTATATCATATATCCCTATATCATATATCCCTATATCATATATCCCTATATCAACCAGCCTCTATATTAATCAGTCCTATTATAATCAATCTCTATTAATCAATCTCTATTAATCAATCTCTATTAATTACAATATCCTCCTGTGTTTTATCTCCTATATCTCACTTCCATCAATCAACTATAATCAATTATTTTATAATCAATTATTTTATAATCAATTATATCAGTTATATTAACCTATCCCTACTTGAAATATAATTCTTTTCTTCGTTAGAAGAAATTAATTATATTGATGATTATATTTCTTATAGTAATTATAGTAATTATAGTAATTATAGTAATTATTATATGATTAATATCATTGTTAATTGTATTAGTGTATATAGTATTACTTTTATTATGTTCTTATTTAGTACAGTCTGTAGTCAGAATCACTATAGACCAACAGATAACTATAGTCTCCTATTGAAATCCATAGTTATCTTATCTTCATAAATTCTACCCTCTTCTACATCTATCTCGTGATTCTCTCTACCAACTATATTTTTAGTTTTATCGCCTATAGCTATAACCCTTACATTGACACCATAGTCGCTATATTTGTTAGTCATATAACTTGTAACATAACCATGTGTAGAACCATCATAAGCTGTAAATAACATTTTAGTATCTGTACCCACTAAAGAAGAAAGTAAACTTTTTAATTGATACGTGTTTAAAGCACTTTCTCTCCAATCTAACAATGAATCAAATAGAAGTACATTATCTTCATTTACAGCATAATCCTTATTGAATACCTTACATACATGATTATCATACAAAATGATACATTCATGATTGAGATTTTCAGCACTCCCTAAATCCTCTAGTAATAAATCTATATCAGTTTTTATAGCTTCACTACACATAAGACAATCACCTTCATTCTAAACATAAAAATAAGGACTAGAATACCTAGTCCTTATTATATCATCTTTCACTTCTTATTTAAAGTTTGTTTTATACAGTTTTTTAATGTAGTATCCTTTATATAGATACGCTTGATGATTTCTACATTTATACTTCTCTGAGAAATCTTCCTCAGACATAGTTTTATAATCCGATAGAATCTCTTTTAAAGAATCTTTATCATATTTAGTTCTACGTCCTCTCGTCTCAGACTTTTTTGTATTTACTTTTGTTGCCTCTTTAACCTCTACAGAACTTTTCTCATTAATAACTTCATAAGCCTTCTTACTAGCTGGCATAGAAACTACCTTATTTGGTTTGTAGAGATTTAATCCAAGATGAAAAGCCACTGCGTCATCAACTAAACGCATTGTGCTGTTACATAAAATAGTTACATACTCCTTCAACTCATGGGTATTAACAAAACGCATCTGCTCTAACATAATGCATGTATTAGTACCATTAAGAGTTAAATCAACATGAGTTTTAATTTTATCCCCCTTACCATATTGACCTGTAGACATAGGTGCAATCGTACAAATCTTATCAATAGATTTATTATCAGAAACCACTACCCACGGTCTACGACCATACTCAGTGCAATCTGGACGATTATACTTTGTAGTATTAAATTGTTTTTTGTCTTTATCCTCATCAATATCATAGATAAAGACCATTCCTTTTGTTACACGTGTATACTCATCATTCATTTGTGTAGCCATTTTATTTTACTCCTCACCATTAATTGTATCATAATGAACATTGACTAAATTGCCATCTTCGTCAAAATCCTCTACATACAATTCATTTTCTTTTTTTGTACGGAACATCATACTATACCCATTCCCTACCTCATTCCTGAAAATATAGATTTCATCCCCTACTACATTTTCAGCAATACTAAGACCATTTTCTAATGCTAGAATATCATCTAGACTTAAAGAACTTTCAATCTTTTGTTGTAAATCTTTTTTCATGATGTACCTCCACATCTTTTAAAATATCAATACTCTCAAAATCAATACTAAAGAGTACACTTATATACTACCATAACTGTAAATAATTGTAAAGTAATAAATAAAAATAGAGGTCAAGTTCTTAACTCAACCTCTATATATTAGTATAACAATCTATTACTAGACTTATCATACATTACAAGTTTACCACTGCTATTAGCATAATATGGTGTTAAATTCCCTTTTTCATCACCAATATACACTAAATTCGTTCTTGTGTCATATAACAACACATATCCATCAATTCGACCAATACGCTCAAACACATTAGCAGATATCTCACCATCAATTACTTTTGATTCTATATTATATAACTCTAAATCACCAGAGCGAATCTTATAATGTAAATATGTGTCCACTGCTAATGAATAGACCATAGAAATAAATGCTAAAACCAAGAAAATAATTGCTAATATTCTACCTAAAGACGGTTTGTATGTAATCTTCATTATGTCATCCCCCATACCCTAACAGTAAAATTTACTGATATAATCATTAAACTTCATTTTTGTTGATGTATCAACGATAACATATGCGTTTTCAATCCAAGGATATTCCTCAGGTAACCAAGCATAACCACCTTCACCCCACTCAGTACCCCATGAATTTAAAAGCCTCCAATGGAATTTATTATTAATATAACCCCAACCAGTGATAGTAACAGCGTGACCACCATAATTTACCACATCTCTTGTAGTATCATATTGCACAACACCATCAGAACCTACATCATAAAAGCTATCAAAAATAGGAATACCAGTAATGACTGCCTTAGTTGTTAAAATAGCAACCTGTATCTCTCTTCTAGAACTACATACATAATATGAATCAATCCTAAATTCATCAGCTTTATTTCTATACAAATCAAGACTATTATTAACCTTACTATAAGCTTCATTAGTTGTGTAGAAACCAGGCATGTCATCATACAGAATAGAACCTACATCAGTTCCACCTTTTAAACATGTCCTTAGATACATCCCCTCAAAATTCTCTTCTTCAGGGCGTAACCCATAATTGAAAGCTGGCGATAAAGGAACAGATAAAGAAGATTGACTATTATCTGATTCTTGTAAATATCTAACAGCAATATAAGAACATGCACAACACATCTGAGATTTTCCTTGATTATATACAAAAGGGAATACCTCACTCTGATACTCATAAGGAATATTTACAGAACCTAACTTTAATAAATCCCTAAACTTATAATCTCTACTATCATAAGGTGATACTAATAAACCACTACCTAAATTTGAATTATCCACCGAAACAACCCCTACTATACTAACACTTCAACATCAATCCTACTAATCCGTTTTAATGTATCCTGCAAGTATAGTTTATTTACGATATCCTTACTCTCTAAACGTAAATACTCTTCTGTTTCCCTGTAAATGGTATAACTATAACCATCATTATAAATACCACTCTGTACTATAATATCAAACTCAGTATAATAATCTTTTAGATTCTCATCTCGATATCTCACATGCTTACCAATAATAACACCTTTAACAGTTTTATACGAACCATCAAACTTAATAGGCTTCTTTATAGTAACAACATCCCCAATATCAAAAATTCCATCTCTTACATTTGTTAATGTTGTTGAAAGCTTAGTTCTAATCTCCTCATAAGTATTATTGTGTAATATCTCATACAAAGAATCTACTTTGAAAATTTTAACTAAATCATCATCTGTATAATATGAAGCATATCCACGTATTAGCATCACTTTACTACTGTAATCCACAGCATCTGATAATATGCTACTCATAAATATAACCCCTCAATTAATCACTAATTTTAGTAACGTCAGATACTGACACCTCATATACCTCACGCTCTATTGCAGAACCATCGTTAAACTTCTTAGTATATACCCTTGATTGAATCCTACCTACAAACTCAACTTCAGTACCAACATCCATCTTATAAACGTATTTAGAATTTCTTCCCCATACAACACAAGGAATGTAATCAGACTTACTATATAATCTATTTACTGATAATATAACATCTGAAATCTCCCTACCACCAGGAGTCCTACGATGTACTACATCTTTACAAATAAAACCTCTTAAAGTAATTTTATTTGTAAACTCTTCTACAGAATCTAAAATCTCAATATCCTTAGTGAATAAGAATAAACGTAAAGAGATTTTACCTGTTTCGCTATTATGCTCATTGAATGACCTAAACTGACCTTCAATAGAAACGATAGCATCTTTATCTATCTTATTAACATCATATACCCTATCAGAAATTTCAACTCTGATGATATCTGATGCACTACTATTTAATCTAGGAACTCTTACTGAGAACTCATAGAAGTCTTCACCATGTGTACTATGATGAATTTCTGGACTACTAACCACATACCCTACAATCTTAGCTGTATTCGTTATATTGTTAGTAACATCTGAGATAACATCACTCATATATGTTACTTCCCCTTTGTACCTTAATAATATATTAAAATATAATTTCTTATATCGTATGTTCGCTAAGAGTATATATAAAGTAGATGACTACCCCTCTAAACTACCTAAGTCGATAACAGCTTCTACGTCAATAGTCTCACCATCAAAATCATCGTCAATTTTACCATAGTGTATAACTGTGTCAGGTATTAAATCCCATGTAGCGATATCGTCCCAAAAAATATTGCCCTCATCATTTCTAACAGCTACACTTGTTTCATCTTTATAAGGTCTAATCTCAACAACCTCACCAATGAAAGATACAAATGTATTATGCTCTACCCTATCACCAACTTGAATCATAGAACCCCTATTCTGAATAGATTAACCTATCCTTATAATTACACAACTCACCCAAAGTTAGATTATATAAAGACCTCATATCTTTTAAATTAAAATCATCTTTATATTTAGAAAAGAAAGACCTATCTTCAACATAAGACAAACCATAGTAACGCAATGTGCCTTTTAAATTCATCTTGTTACCTAACATCTCTACCTGTTCAATAGCATCTTTAATTGTATATTTACTATCTAACTTTACATTTCTATCTCTTGCAATCACTAAACACATCATACTGAAAATACCTCTCACCTATTATATAATAAAAAAGAGTGTACATATCTCTACATACACTCTACACATTTATAATATTTTACTGTAATTCTTTATAACCATTACTAGATACAACACCATTCTGCAACATAGCCTGTTGCAATAAAATTGCATCAATACGCTTTTTAATGGAATTTCTTAGCTTGTTAGCTAATTTTTCTTTTGCAATTTCCTTACCAACATTAACATCAAACACATCACCATCATGACAACGTGCTTTAGCTTTATATGTACTCTTTAATCTCAAATTATCAAAGAACTTAGGTTTGAAATCAAAATAAACAATCTGAGATTTTCCTTGCATTAGTTTATAAAAAGCATTTTCGGCTAGATACTCACAATTAGTATTATATGCTGTAATTACTTGTTGCTTTTCATCAACCTTAATAATAACTGGAATAGTAAACCCCTTAAAAATTGTAATTCTTTCCATCTTTAGTATCCTCTCTATTAATAACATAATGTATAAATGGTGCCTGTAGTAGGAGTTGAACCTACAAGAGTGTTACCTCAACAGATTCTAAGTCTGCCGTGTTTGCCAATTTCACCATACAGGCATGTACGCATACTTTTTGAAGAAGTATGCAAAACTTAATTTGGTGAACCCTGGTGGGTTTGAACCACCGACCTGGAGATTATGAGTCACCTGCTCTCCCCCTGAGCTAAGAGTTCATATATGGTGGCCCTAACTGGAGTTGAACCAGTGACACATGGTTTAGGAAACCATTGCTCTATCCACCTGAGCTATAGAGCCATATTGGCGGAGAGAGTGGGATTCGAACCCACGGTGGAAATATATCCCCACTCTTCCTTAGCAGGGAAGTGTAATAAGCCACTCTACCATCTCTCCATATATAAGTTGGCAGGTCTTAAAAGAATCGAACTCTTGTTTATAGGTTTGGAGCCTATCGTGTTACCACTACACTAAAGACCTATGGCGGAAAGGATAGGATTCGAACCTACGGCACATCTCTGTGCAACGGTTTTCAAGGCCGTCACCATAAACCACTCGGACACCTTTCCATAAAAAATATTAGAATTCGTCCTCACGATGACAACACACTACTATGCGTTTTGCGAACACACGTCATCCATCGCCAGCTCTATGCCGGCGATATGGGAGTCGAACCCATAATGAGGACATATGAAAACTAAGACATTATAGCCACAAACCCTGCAGTGTTTCAGCTGTTTTCGATGATAAGTCAACACCGACCATATCTCACTAGTATATCGCAATCTACACATCATGAGAGTGGACTTTAATTGTGGTTCTAAGAAGAATTGAACTTCTAAATTGCCTAACCAATAGAACCATGCATAGTAGTTTTCTGAATAGCTAGTGAAATCAAGGTAACTACAAACCTATAAGATTAATCCTGTACGTGTACAATGTGATAGTATAAAGTACACCCTAGCTTCTGACATCACCTATTAACTTCTAAGTCAATAGATGTTCATACCCAATGGTTCGCTCTTTTAATATCATTTTAAAAAAGTCTTACAACCAGACAATAGGCTACCCCCATGTGTCCCACGGTTATAATTATGTCTCGTACCACAATTACATATGTTATTATATATTATAAATTAAGTTTTGTAAAGTGCTTAATTTACAAAATATCCCCTCCAGTAACCTGTAATCGCTCTTCATTTACAGTAGACACATATTTAGAATACAAGAAAGAGTTTTCATTCTTGAATTGTTTTGAATTAAATCTATCTTTAGAGATAGATTGTAACTTAACAACATAACTGCCAATAATGAACTCTTCTTTACCACTCTCACGTAAAGAATCTTTAAGTTCTTTATTTAACTCTTTAGCCTCCGCTTCAAGAATAGAGATTTTATTTTTTAAATCTTTATATCTCTTAACTTTTTCTAATAACTGTTTCTCTTCCATAATATAATCTCCTTTTAATACTAATTAACCCTTTGTAGGTATTTCTATCTTGATATTTGTTTTTTTATCCGTAGAGTAACTAAAAGAACCAATCTCTGAATCCATTTTAGCCTCTACATCTTTTTTTAAGACATCATACTCAACAGAAGTACTTACACCATCTGTTGAGATAACATTCTCTAATCCGACTTTAAAATCTTTACCTTTATCGTCATCTGAGAATGTTGCAGTAAATTTCATATCGTCTTTACTGTTACACATAATATACCACCACTACTAAACTATGTCAACCTTAATTTACAGAATATTACAAAAATTATCAACTAAAAATGAAGAATTATCACCAAATAATCGATACTTTTCTTTTTCTAATTCAAAAACCTTTTCTTTCAACACACATATCTCTTGATTGATACAATCTATCTCATTACTAATATCATTATATCTCTTAGACCTAGCATCTGCGTCTTCTATCTTATCATAATATTCATAGACCTTATCTAAGGAAACATTAATAAAAGTATCCCTATCAAAAGGAACATCACAAATGTAAATATTCATATAATCACCACCTCAAAGTGATTATAACATACCACTACAAAATATTACAACTAAAAAGAGGTGTAGTAAAACACTACACCTCAAATAGAAGAATCTTAATGTTCTTCGCTAGATAAGTAGATACCACTTTTAGTAGTAACTTGACTAGCTTCTAATTTAGCGGCTTCCTCAACGATTTTTTCAATACGTTCAACGGCTTCAGTCGCATATTTTTTAACTTCAGGTTGCTCAGAATGACGTGCTAACTGAGTTAAACGATACAAAGAGAATTTATCACCTTGCTCAGCATGTTTAACTAGCTCAGTCCAAGTCCAATCAATACCAACATTGCTATCAACATTAGTACCCAAGAAACCCAATAACCTATTCATTTCTCTATCCATTACAATAACCTCTAGAAATTACTAACTGATTATGAAAATATATCACCTAAAGGTATATATACAAATAATAAATGAATGTTATTATTTATTTACTTTAATGACTATCTTCTTCACACTCTAACATAATTGAACTTGAACTAAAGTGATTAAAATGCATATAAATGGAATGAAAACATGCACCCTTACGTTTAACACCATTAACATCAACATAATTAACTCGTCTTGTAGGAATATATACTTTAGGAAATGACTTAAAGGATTTAAACAATGAATGTCTTTTTACACCACCCAAAGAATCCATAGGTAATACCAACATACTAGGTTTACCATACTCTAAACATCTTTCAATAACATCATCTTTAACACTGAAAGGTGGGTTTGTAATCACATAGTCAAACTCATATGTTACATCCCTATCAAGAAAATCTCTTATATTATAAATTACATTATAACCACATTCTATACCATACTGAACGTACAATGATTTATCAGTATCAAAGGGACATAGAACTGTTGCCCCCCTCCTTAACACCTAATAAATCATACATCTTTTTAACAGTCTCAACCTCAGTATACCACTCATCAGAATAGAAGTTATTAGTAATGTTATTTACCTTAACTGAAACACTCATAATACCCCCTTATTACCAAATTTTACTCGTTGATAACATTCTTCCGCTTTATCTCGTGTAATCATACCATCTTTTAACAACTCAGTATAATGCTTAGCTACCCATATTGGCTCATATTTAGACATTTTATCACTACCATATGAACTCTCTCTAGGGTGAATTCTTAGAAGATACTTATCTTCCTTAATGATATAAAAGCCACAATCATTAAGAAATTCTTCTGTATACTCTTTAATATTATCCACCCAACTAATATTGACTGCAAAAACACCATCAAGTTTTAGTGAGTTACAACTATTATAAATTGTATTCCGATAAAACCCATCTATCCACGCATCATATGTGTTAAATTTGACATGTGATTGTGTTATATCATCAGAATATCGTTCTATATTAAAGTATGGCGGTGATGTAAAGCTTATATCAAAATAGTTCTCATATTGAGGATAATTCTCTACTGTGAAATCCTCTGAACCTATCCTATTAACATATGCTTTTTTATTAATCCCAAAACGCATCTGCATAAACTCAATAAACTTATTACAGCTATCTGCTGTGTTTGGGTCTATACCTACATACTCAGCTGTGTTTTTAGCTGTAAAGAAACCTAACAATCTACCACCAAAACCACTTGATGTATCCAACACCTTAGAGTTTTCTTTACCATATAACTCATAAAGAGCCTTAGCTGTTGCTGGTCTGAAATTATAACACCTACTAGAACCTCTAAAAGACATCATTTTAAACATCTCTAAAGGACTAGTGCAATACTTTAGAACAGTCTTACAATACCCAAGAAGTCTTTTATCATCTTTAAAGAAATCTCTAGGACTTGCCTTACCACTCTTTACAACATCTAAAATTTCTGGAAAGAATTGTGTTAGTATATTAGCACCTATATTATTAAGACTGTATGCACCATCTTGATATGTTACATTTGTATCAATATCACATAAACTAGATACTATCTTATTGAATATATCATCACTCCACATATGCAAAGGAACTGCATTATCTCTAGAACGAATTAAGTTAAATAACCATTCAACTAATCTTTCTCTCTCTTCATCTGTTGTATTAGTATCGTTATATATCGTGAAAATATCTCGACCATTTTTTATAGCGAAATCTTCAAAAGCATCGCTATAATTATTTGTCATTAACATATGCTAGAAAGCTTTCTTTAAAATAAAGGAACTAACAACTTCGTTATCTAAAGCTACACCATCAAGACTTAACCTCAAAGTAGCAATGTCGAAACCATTAAATGTACTTAGTACCTGTTTAATTGCATTAGCACTCATTGAGATTGAACCAATGTCAAAAATACCACTAACATCTAAAGCATCTAATTTAATAACTGAATTACCTCTTCGTGAAACAATTTCAATAGAAACACTATCACCAAAAGTAACATTAATATCACCTGTAGTTTCAGGCAAGTTACAAGCTAAATCGATAATTTTACGTAAATGGTCTAAAGAAACATCACACTTATTATCAACCACCATACGTCCATATACAGATTGTTGAATAGAGTTATCCTCTAGTGTAAAAGCCTCTGTTTTGAATACAAATGTATCACCACAGTACAAATCACCCTTAGCATTAAATGAAATATTATCACCACTATCAGAATTAGATAATAACGCTAACAACTTACAATCAGCTAAATGTAATCTAAATCCACTACCAAAGTTATCATCACATGTCAATTTTGCCATGTTATTATAAGACTCTACTGTAATTGTGTTATCTTTAAATGATAAGAAACGACTTCTACCTCCAGCTGTTTGAGAATAATTAAATAACCTCTTAATATAAGAGATTAAATTTTCCCTATTAGATGTGTTACTATAAGAATCATCATATGTATGATTAAACCTAGATTCATCCGAATTGTAATTATCTACACGAACCTCACCACCATGAACTGCAATCGTGTACTCTTTATTAACACCACCATCAGATTCAACAGTACGCTCAATAACTGTAAACACACTACCACATAACTTAACAATTCGTACTAAAGAACCAGAAGATAAACAAATAAAATCTGTAATAAGATTTTCACTATTTAAAGGTTTAACAAACTTAGAGATACTACGTTTGTTATCGGAAAGCATAAATCTAACATTTCCTTCTTCTACCCTAAATGTAATCAGTTTACCCTCATACGAATTCTCACCACTAGATTTTAATACATTAGAGATATTTAAAATCGTATTAATCTCTTTAGTAGGAATGGAAATATGTACTTCACTAGCAAACTCATCAACAAATGAATCCTCTACACCACTATCAGTATTATCATCTAAACCTAATACACTATCAAACTCATTAATATCATCTAATAACATTTCTTCACTCATCTTTTTGCACCTCTTATGATTAAATACTAATCTTTTTATTACCAAATTTTACACGATTATAACACTCCTCTGCTTTTTCTCGTGTCATTAATCCATCTTTAAGTAACTCTGTGTAATGTTTTGCTACCCATATTGGCTCATAATTGTATGAGTCTTTTTTTCTGGTGTAGAACTCACCATCTTCACCTTTTTGAGTACCACTCATAACACGCAACAAGTACTTATCTTCCTTAATGATATAAAAGCCACAATCATTAAGAAACTCCTCTGTATACTCTTTAATGTTATCAACTTTCTCAAAGATATTGATAGCGAATGTTCCATCTAACTTTAATGCATTGCAACTATTATAGATTGTATTCCGATAAAATCCATCTACCCACGCATCATATGTGTTAAATTTCTTATATGACTGAGTATCAGAATCAGAATATTTCTCTGTGTCAAAGTATGGCGGTGATGTAAAGCTTATATCAAAATAGTTCTCATATTGAGGATAATTCTCTACTGTGAAATCCTCTGAACCTATCCTATTAACATATGCTTTTTTATTAATCCCAAAACGCATCTGCATAAACTCAATAAACTTATTACAGCTATCTGCTGTGTTTGGGTCTATACCTACATACTCAGCTGTGTTTTTAGCTGTAAAGAAACCTAACAATCTACCACCAAAACCACTTGATGTATCCAACACCTTGCAATTACCTTTTCCGTACAGTTCATATATAGTTTTAGCTGTTGCTGGTCTGAAATTAGAGCAATATCCTGCACCAACAAAGGCAAACATACTCCGCATATCATTAGGTGATTTACCATACTTCAAAAGCTTACGTACATATCTTGTAAAAGATTTTTCTGACCTCTTACAAAAATCTCTCATACAACAACCTTTTACTTTGTCAACTCCCTCTAATTCAGGGAAAAAGGTTTGTAGTACTGAAACACCTATACTATTAACACCAAATTCACCATCAGAATAAATATCTGAAATATTCAAAGACATCAGTGAGTTTACGTTATACAACATGTAATCATCACTATATGTTAACCTAGCAACCTCATAATTATTATCAAGAATCCAACCCTTAACTACAGACTCTAAATACTCACGTTCATCATCTGTTGTATTTTTATCTTGATACCCCATGAATATATCATACCCATTATTTACTTGAAAATCCTCAAATAAATATGTGTACTGATTTTCTAACTTAAAAGCCATTTAAAATTAAACCTCATTGATATATTTTAGTAACAACTCCCTACAATCATTAGGTAACTCCTCATCACTCATAATGATATTGTAAATCCTATCTGAATCTGTTTCAGTAGTATCAACTAACTTATCAGCTAGATTAGATAATACATCCTGTAGAGCATTAATACTACTAAATGTTTTCTTATTTAAAATGTACTCACTAGCTACATCTTTATAATCCCTATGAGCAATCTCTACACGTCTAACTTCTTTAGGTTTATTTATGTCATCAATAATGACAAAATTAGGCTTTCTAGTGAAATTGTAATTATGTGATGTACCTCTAAGAACAGAACCATGTCTAACTATCTTAGTTGAGCCAACAACTACATCTTCATAGTCTTCATGGTCATGACCTAACACAACTAAATCATACCCCAAATCTAAGATATTAGTATCAGTTAGGTTGTGTTTTTCATCAGAAAGAAAGCCACTCTTACCATAGAACATATGTGCTAGCAATATATTAACTGAATACGTATTATCTGCTTTTATAGGGTATTCAGTATAATCAACAGCTGTTAGTAAAACATTATCATTAAATATAACTCTAGTATCTAAATTAATATGCTCTAAAACACCCAACTTAAATAAAATCTGAATAGGACTTTTATCTAAGTTTTCTAGTGAATTTCTAACAATGTCATGATTACCAAGAATAGAGAAGCATTGCATCCCTTTCTGTTTGAACTGCAATAATATATCAGCCAACATTGTAATAGGTTCAAATGGACATTGAACCCTATTGACAACATCACCCTCAAAAAAGACATATTTTACATTCTCATTAATACATTTATTTAATATATCAACTAATTTATCTTTAAGAGTTACAATGATATCATCCACACGTGAGTCAGGCATTTTACTATCCACATGTACATCAGAAATAAATGCAATCTTTTCACCATATTCTAACTTTAAATGAATATCACTCACCTAACTCACCACCTCTCAACAACTTAGTATTCCCCTTAGAAACTTCATAATGTCTCACTGCATATGAAGTAAACCTATCATCATGTGTAATTAAAAGAATCTTTAAACCATTCTTTTCAGCCATCTGATTAATTAATTCCATGAAATTAGGAATATATTGACTAGATAATTGACTTAACCCTTCATCAATAAATAACACAGGCTCTAACCTATAATGTGTTATAAATGCTATCTGTGATAAACATCCAACAACAGTACGAATACCACCACCACAATTTTTAATATCAGGCTCTAACTTAATACCACTCTCGTCATCGTACACTAGATGAATTGTTGCCTTAGAACTATCAGATACCCTAATTTCAATAGAATAGTTGCAATCATCAAATATTGATTTAACACCATAATCAAGTATGTTATTTAAATGCTTAATGAATTTACCAGACTCTTCCTTAACTAACACATCTAGATAGTTAAAGGAAAACTCACTTATATTCTTTAAGTTATTTAACTCTTTAAGTGATTCAGACTTAGTGCTAATTGCATAAGACATGTTAGCTATATCTTTTTTAGCACTATCTATCATTGCTTTATGCTCGATAACCCTACGAATAATAGAAGTATCAACCATACTATTCACCATCTTTATCTAAGTATTCTGATAATTTGTCATTTAAATCATTTAATTTATTTTCGTACTCTTCTCTAAGCTGTGAAATATATACCCTAGCATCCTCTATTGTATCTTTATCTGTCAACTCAAATAACTTACTAACAGCCTTATCATATGAATCTTTAGCTGATTTCAACTGCTCCTCAGTACGAATTAACTCATCTTTAAGTGATTGATTAATCTTCTCAACACTACTAAACTTAGCTTTTACCTCTTCGATTGTAGTCATTTTTATAAAAACTCCCTTCTACAATAAGGACAATACCCTATATCTTTCTTCAACTGCTCAAACTCGATATCACTTTCAGATAGTTTACTTTTTACATCTTCAACCTTAGATGTATAAGAATCCAACACTCCCTTGCTACTATCTAACTCTTTTAAGCAACCCTCAATGACCATTAACTGACTAAAGCTATCATCTAATATATTTACTTCTCTAGATATATCATTGATAGAAGTACACAAATCACCATTAATGGAACTTAATCTAGTATCGATTATATCCTTAGACTTAATATTTTCTTCAACATCAACCAAAGCATTAGATACAATATCAATCTTAGCATGTAAACACTCAGCATCATTAATGATATTAGAGAAATCTTTTATGCAAGTGTCATTCGTACTAATATTGGATTTTAACTCTTTATGCTCACTATCTAGTTGTGAAATCTTACCACCAGTACTATCGATGTAATCCAACAACCCACATAATGAAGATACCTTAGAATCTAGAGAAATGATATCTTGATATAAAGCACTAACACTATCAATATCAATAGATGAGATTTTTATATCAATATTTGACTTTAAGTTATCAAGCTTTTTTATAGTATTGTTTGACATGTCAACATCGTCTAATAAACCTTCTACATTTGACAATAAATCACCCATTGCATCAACGTCTATTGCCTCTTGATATACTAAATCAAACCCATCATTCTTAGAGATGAAGTCTTTTTTATCATTAATTAAGGACTTATATGTATTAATCTCTGTGGTTAACGTATTAATATCTGAATTAATTGACCTAACATCACTACCCAAAGATTTTAGCACCCTAGCATAGTTATCACAAGAACTCAATGATAAAAACTCATATAGTTGACCTGCTGTCTTATCCATTAGGAAAGGTTTATCGTTTTGATACCAAAAATTAATCTTCATCTTAGTGCCATTGTTCATTTTTACCTCACGTATATTAAACATACGTGAAACCTCTTCTAACTGACCTCTACCAACTTTCTTTTGAACAGTCCCTTCATCGAACTGATATGCAGTTTTCTCATTCTTACCAACATTATCTCTAGCCATCAGCATTGTATGACTACCATTTGATATCTTTATACCATAGTATCTCTGACCACCCCTAACCATAGCATCATCGCCAAGATTAAAAAGTGCAGAATCGATAGCACGAATAATGGCACTCTTACCATTATTCGTTGCACCAGTGATAACTGTAATACCAGGAGTTAACTCTATATATGCTTTTTTAAGAGATTGAAAGTCTTTAATATCTACAGTTATTTTATCTGACATTACTCTTCACCATCATCCTCAGTAGGTTCGTCAAACACCTCTGTACCATCAAAAACCTCTTCATCATAAGATTCATCAATTAAGTCTACAGTACTAGCTTCATTTAACAATAAACGATAACCACCCTCAGACTCAATGAAATCTTTAACAAGACTTCGATTAGTGTTAATCCAATCAATAACACCATTCATACCTTGTACTTTAGGAGAATCTCCTAACTTAATAGTATACCACGCACCAGCTTTAACAATCTTACCTCGTTGTTCTAAGAAGTCATAGTATGCATATTCATTAGAAATGCCCTTACCAAAGATAATCGCTAATTTAAGAGGAATTTCTGGACGCTCATATCTATTCTTAACAGCTTTAATCTCACAAATAGCACCAAAAGGAACTTTTTGCTCACCTACAGCTGTCTGTTCTGTACGCTCTAATGTGCCTTTATATGCTTTCTTCATTGTTAAGCGAATGTCAGGGTAGAATTTGAGTGCTTTACCACCAGCCTCAACTTCAGCAGTTTGTTGACCATAACCCATAGCAATCTTAGTACGTAATTGATTTACGATAATCCATGAAGTTCCAGCACGTGTACTTGTAGACTTATGTCTTTTTAAGAATGTAGCCATAACCCTACTATCAATGCCTGGTAGCACGTCTTCAGACGAAGATTCTTTTACCTTTTCAGTTAGAATAGCTGTAGCAGAATCTATAACAACTAAATCAACATTCTCAACCAACTCATCCAAAATCTTATCAGCTTCTCTAAATGTTTGAATTTGGAATAAGAAGAAATTACCATCTGGGTTTGTATTAGCGTCATACCTAAACCTAGATAACCCCATAGAATTAAGCTGTGCTAAATTAACACCACTCTCGAAATCTAAATACAAAACCCTTTTATTTTGAATACAATATGCCTTACTAACATGTAATGCACCTGTAGATTTACCTAAACCACTGTCAGATGATAACAAGATAAATACACCACGTGGAATACCACCACCTAATATAGAATCTAGTACAACTGAACCACTTTTAACAAACTCAGGAGCATCTAATGAATGATACTCACTAGACAACTTTTTAATACTTTTTGCGAAATCATCAACAGATGACTTTTCTTTTTTTGCCATCATCTACTCCTTAATAACTTTTCACCTTCATGAGATAATCCCTCTACCTCACTCTTTATCTTACTAGCTAAACCATTAATATTAAGTCTAACCATTAAACGTAATAAAAATATAAAAGACTCTGCTTTATCGTTATTTAGTCTTCCCTTTGATACTCTTCCCTTGGCAGAAACACTATCAGGTATATACACATCAAAACTATCAGATAATACTTCATCAATAAAGTATTTAACTAAAGCAGTACTCTCACTCTTCTTATACCCACGTCTACCATGAACCTTAGTCAAGAAAGACGGCGACAATATAAATAAATCCTTTATTGTTGTATACTTCTCAAATAAACTATTTAAGATAGTATAATCTAATGCATACAAACCAGCTGAAAAGTTACCAACAGGTGGTGGTATTTCAGAAATAACAACATCAATAGATATGTTATTTTTTTGTATGTAATCATCTATTTTGTTATGCAACTGATACCACTGAACATGAACAGCATCAAATATCTTCTCAAACCCTATAGACGTACCTAGAGGATATGATACAGTATCAATGTAAACCTTTTTTGTATCACTATCATACAAACTAAATGATAAAGCCTTAAAACTAGGGTCTATAGCTAAAATCACCATATAATAATAAAATAGAGGTACATACATATTATTTTATTATTATGCCAGTACCCCTATCCTTTCAACTATTAACTATTTTTATTATTTAAAGAATTCATCAAAGTTGCTAGTTGATGCACCACCAAAGGAATTGAAGTTGCTGTCACTACCACCAAAACCTTGATTTTCCTCTGGTTTTACACCAAAATTAGCCTCATCATATAATTTAACAAATGTAGCTTCATCAACACTACGTGCTAATGCCCTATAGGCTTCACTTGCAGACTCTTGCCATTTATTATTCAAGAACTCAACAGCCTTAGCTGATTTTCTCCACATAGCCTCACCAATAGGAATAAGAGATAATTTTTGATATTTTTCGTCTGTACAATTAACAGTAATATCAACATGAGTAATACCACCCAAACTACGTACATTACCAGCATTAGCAATCATACCAATATTTTGATATAACTCATTACCCATAGACAATACCTTTAATTCAATATTGCTAGATGCTGGGTCACCATTCTTAGTTGTATCATACACACAAATAGGTACTAAGTAACGAACAGCTGGGTCACCCATTAATTGACAACATTTACCACCTGTACATAAGTATGAACCTTTACCTTCAATATAATGATATTTAATAGGTAATACTTGCTCAGAAATAATAGAAATTCTATCAATATTGCCTTGTTTAGCTTTATACTTTTCGATAGGAACACGTTGAATCCTATCACCAAAAGAAATAGGTTTAATTCCCAAATCACTTAACAAACTAGAACCTGCACTCTCAATGCTAATTACAAAGCTATCAGGAGATGCTACACTTGTAGTCGTAGCAGTTGCTACCTCATTTGTAACATTCTCTGTTTTTACTTCAGTAACAGGTGTAGATTCATTAGAACCATTGAACATTGCATCAAAATTTTCAATCTCAGACATAATAACTCTCCTTATTGGAAACTAAAATATATTGTAATAGCAATATGCTAACTACCAAAATTAATAATCTAAATCATCTACATTAACAGTAGGGACATCTTCATACGTATCATAGTCAGAATATGTCTCATATGAAGTTGTAGGAATCTCTTTACTAGAAGATAAATCAACCCCATCTAATGTAAATGTATTAGACTTACTAGAATACTCTTTAACACCAATAGACTTGCTATGACCTTGTACATTTTGTACATGTGAAACCTTGGCAGGCTCTATTTCAAAACCTAAATCAAACCTATTAGATTCATATACAGTAGCTGTCACATTATTAGGCGTAGTATTGCTACCTAAAACCTTACTACCCCTCTTCCTTGTAGTCACATCTAACTGCTTTTTAACATCATTACTCATCTTACCAAGAACCTTAGTATAAATGCCTAATGAAGTGAAAACAGACAAATCTTTAATAGAATTCCTTAATACATCCCTATCAACATCAGATAAAGCGTAATCAGGATTATCTTTCATAGTGATAATTAATGTACAAAAGTTTTGTAACGAACTATCATTAGGAAAGTATTCTTTAAATTCATGAATTAATCTGTCCTTAAAAGCATTTTCTCCCATAAGTCTCCTTTCATTTCATAATACAATAATTTATTCATTAACAAACCTAACAGCATTAATTGTATTAAGTTTGTTATTAGCATTTTTAATTAAATCAGAAATCTGAAACTTATGCTCAGTAAACTCATCATAGTACCTACCTACCTTAGATTTAAGATTAGCTACTAACTGATAATCTGATTTTGTTGTCACCTGTAAATTCTTCATCTCTGACAAATTCTTATTGACGACACTAATACGTAACTTTAAATCATTTAATACATCTATAGTACGTATCAATCTTTCTGAAACCTCGTACTGTAGCTTAGGACTACGATACAAAGCTTCATATGTAGGCAAGTCTATGATTTTTCTATTCTCTACCAAATATGTATCATACACTTGATAGATTCTATCTTGTAAATCCTTAGCAACCTTATTCATTTCTAATTCAATTTCAAGTATAGACATTATAGCATGTTTCCTTTACCTAACTGCATTAACAACCATAAAGTGCGATACTCTCTATCAGAATCACTTCTACACTCCATCGTGTAAACTTTCTGAATAATAGGTACAATCATTTTATCATATGATTTATTGAAATCAACTAGCAACCTAAGATACTTACCACTATTAGTAACAACATCTTCTAAGTTCCTAGACTTTTCTAAAAAAGATAGTACACCACCAAATATCATACTGTCAGAATAAACCTCACGTAACTCTAAATATATTTTAAGTATATCGTGTCTAGACTTACCTAATACACAATATAAATCCCATAAAGATATGTCAACAGAATCAATCTTAGACCTACCTAATACCCAAAAAGATTTAAAGTACTTAATAAAATCATATTCTGTCATAGAAGTTAACATTGTATGCGTCTTATCACTAGGCTCTTTATTAAATCTATCATAGAGAACCTTAATAGCTATATCCCTAATCGTCATGTCAATATCTTGAATACCTATATTATTAATTGCTATAAAACTTCTAGTGTTTTCTTTTAATGACTTTACAACACTAGAATTAACTTTACCAACAAATATAATATCAGTATTACCATCTAAAATATTGAACTCAGTACGTAATTCATAGTTAGGGTACATGAAACAAACTAAATCTAAATAGTTTATTCCCTCTTTACTATCCTCAACTTTCACTACTTTGTTGATTAAACTGTAATCACCCATTGAATCACCTATTCTTAGTACCAACCATTAGATTTATTAACCTACTATTAGTATACCCATATCTATCACCAGCTTGCTGTTTGATTGAGTATAGACTAGGACACATATTAGCCATAATCTGTACCTCATCAAACTCACTCATCTTATCCTCTCGTGTAGAATTCTTCTCGTTTATGTATGCTATTGTATCAGCAACACTAGAGAAATTTAAATTCTTAACAACGTCCCACCTCTTAACGATTATCTTCATCCTAGACATGATAATTGGTGAGATTTTATCACCATAAGACAATATGATGATAGGTAACTTAGATTCCTCAATAAACTTTAATAAGGAGTTTTGACCTACATGAGATAAAAAGCCAATACCATCTAATACTAAGAACTTACTATTTACATTAGAAATGCCATCATATGAATCTATTAAATTCCTTACGTCATCTAATGTATACACACGTTCTATTGTATCTTTGTATACCTTTTTAAACTCAGTAACATACTTACCTATTAAAAGACAAGGACACATCTCTACATGTTCTAAGAGTTTTTCTATGAACACATTCATATCTAATTTATTGTAATTCATATAATGCACCTCAAAACATTAGATAATAAAATTTTAACACTATCTTTACTTAAAATCAAGTAAAAATTATAGTAGTTGTGATTTTAAGAACTCTTCTTTAAGAATACAAGCATCCTTTAACTTATCGTATCTAAACCCAATAAATACACAATGTGCGAACCTACCATTTTTAGTAATTTGTTGCCCATCAATCTCTACAACTTTACCATAGTATTCTGGTTTAAGTACTGTCTTACCATTTACAACAGTTCCCATATTCTTACGCATATCAAGATTGAAACCACTGAACTTACCAATCTCCCTAACTTCCTGTGTACCATCTTCTTTTTCAACATACACAGAAACACAGATAGAACCTATCATGTTCTCAAACGCAGAACCCTTATTACCCAACTCATAGCCTGTAATAAAAGCATCAATAGTGTCACCAAATGAAAAAGTTATATCGCCACTTACATCATCTAATGTATCAAAAGCACTTAATGATGATTGTGAATTAAATGCACTCAATGAGTCAGACAAAGACCTCTTACACTTAACCCATCCTTTAAAATTCCTAGTTGTATCAGGTACGTATACACCATCTAATCGTTTAGCTACAGTACCCTCTAACCCTAAGCTAATTAAATGCTTATAAAACTCTTTCTTATTATCCACTACATATTTAACAGGTCTAGCATTAAAGTTAGCATCTACCAACATATCGATAACAGTCGATAAGTATTCCCTACGCTCATACAAAGGAATATCCATTATCCATTTATCATCACAGTAAATGCAATCAAATGCATTAAACACTAAGTCTAAATCATTAAAATCTTGAATATCTAATGCCCTATCAGTATTAGAACCTAAGATAGATGTAACTGCTTGTAACTGAGAACTTGTATCTACTCCATAACCATCTAACACAGTACATATATTAGGGTTATCTGATGTTAACTCACAATCTAAAATAAAAGTTCTATCTAACCTACCATATGAGAAATCTTTAGGTAATTTAACTTTTTCAGTAAACTCTATGGGAAGCAAGTCAATATCACTATTATGTCTACTATATAAGTGAATACCTGTACCATCGTTAATAATAAAACATCTAACCCCATTTAACTTCTGTTCCATTGACCAATTATCTGAATCCCACACCTCTTGTTGCTGTTCTTCTTTAAAAGAATCAATCCTACCAGCCAACATAGGTGATTTTAACTGTAACATTAACTTTAAATGCTCAGGAGTATTCTCAACACTACCATATCTAATAGAAAGATTATGCTCTCTAATCGGTAATATGTAATCCTCTTTCTTTAAAGACTTACCATCTTCTCTATTAGGAATTGTGATACCACAATCAAATGACATCTGCTTTAACTCATTTAAAGTTCTACCAACACTAATTGCCACAAGAAACAACCTCCTTTAAATTATGTAAAGCATCTTCATTAGAAGATATATCATTACCCATAATATCACCAATTTCAATGTTTAGAGATTTACACAACTTTAATATAGTAGACACAGACGGGCAAGTCTTTGAACCCTTACCCATCCTTAAATCTTCAATTCTACACACTACATCTCGACTAATACCAGTTAAATTAGAGAATTCAGATATTGTTGTTTCTAATACATTAACTCTAATGTATCGTACATTTTTACCTAACTGAACCAACTCTAACATATCACTCATTAGCAACACCACTCTTAATAAAAGAAATTAATGAATTCTTATCGTAATCATTATCAACATTGTTATTGATAATATCAAGAATATTATCAATAGAACCATCTAACCTAATACCATATCTAGCTAATTTACCATTCATTAAAGCATTAGAAGTAACAAACTTATAAGCATCATCAACAATATGATAAATATACGTAGATAAGCTAGAATTATTCTTGTCTAGAACCATATTAGACATTCTACGTAAAATAACTAAACAGTCATCAATATTACCCACATCAGATAACAACCAACTCAATGGTACTTCATTAAAACCATCAACTTTAGCCATATCTACCAAAGACCACCTGTTACCAATGTGATAAGCAACATCTAAACGCTCAACTGCACTACCTAGCTTTTCATCTTCATAACTTGCCAGATATACTTTAACTTGATTAAATTCACCCTTAGTAATATTAAATACTTTTGATGTATCTACATACTTAACTAGGTCATCAAGAGTCAAACTATCAAAAATAAACTCTTCCATAATAATCCCCTACGCTAAATCAGGTTCAAAATGATACCCTAATTCAGAATCATCCTCAACCATATGAAAATCATATACTCTACCCATAGACCACCCAACAGATGGGTCAGTAATAATCTCTACTGGCCACTCTGGTAACTTAACAGACTGTGTTTCTTTAATAATCTTTAATATACGCATTAATTTAGTAGCACGTATTGTATAACCAATCTCATCGTGAATGGCAACCCTCCAAGCAACATCGTTCTTGAATTCTTCATTATTAAATAATGCTCTCCACAACTTAATCATTACCATTTTAAGAATATCACCAGCAACACCCTGTACACTTGTGTTACCAGCACTACGATTAGCAAAACCTATCTGTTTATTCTCATAATAAGAACGTAACCTACGTGGTCTACCAAAGAATGTCTGTAACATGCCTTTACGTCTAGCACTATAGATTAACCTATCTTGCCACTGGAATAATGTAGGTAATGCTTTCTTATACTTATCATAGAAATCTTCTGCTTCTTGTAAAGACTTAAAACCATACCTACTATCAGCATACAATGAATGAGAACTAGCACCATACAAAATAGAGAAGTTGGCGTACTTTGCCATCTTACGATAATCCCTATTATAGTTCTCTTCACCCCAGATAGCTACGGCTGTATTACCACAAACTGATGTCTTACCATTACGTCTCACGAACAACAACGAACTAGGAACTGCAAAACACACAGATTTAACAGGCTCATCATACTTAATAATCTTAGTATTCTTGTTTGAACCCCTAACATCTCTCTTACCTCTGACACAATTAAGTTTATACAAAGAAACACTGTATCTATGAGAAACATCTTTAATATTAGTTGAGTACCCTAAATTAATAAGAATTAATTGTAACTGTTCAACTAGTTTTTTAGACTGTACTAATATAGTTTTAGAATTTTCTCTACCCTTTCTGTTATCATGTAAACCATCGCCATCATACATAGCTAAGAAGAATTTTTCTAATAATCTATCACTAAAATGTAACATCTTATCAGACAAAACCCTATCTTTTTTAAGATTACCACCTATATAGCTAACAATAGTATCAAATAAAGCTGAACTTGTAACAGAAAAGACATGAAAATCACCACTTAACGTGGAAGTCCTACCACAAATATTAATTTCTTTACCTTTACAGATAGTAACTTTTTCATCAAAAATATTCCCTAATCTAGCATTAAGTTTTTGCATCTTAGACAACACTTCTGATTTTACATCTGACTGAGAAAAGTATACAGTCTTAGAACCATTACTACGTAAACATGTACCACCATCAGTAATAACATACCCAAGAAGTTCTACAAAATCATCAACTGAAATATCATATCCATCTTTGTGATATGTACTACCTATGTGAATAACCCCACTATCTACAATATCATCTGAACTTCTAAATACTTTAGTAGATACAGGACTACAAATTGTACGATAGGAATGTTTCTTATATAACTCATCTGCACGTTTTATATACCAATTATCCCTACCTTTATCATACATACGATGATTAGGAGTTACTAATAAATCCGTATTATTACCAACAAAATGATACATTGTATCTGTTTCATTGAAATAAGCATGACCAGCCTTAACAAACTCTAATTCTTTAGTATCTTCATTATACTGTGCAATCTCAGTATCAATACCAATATGCTCATAAGTTTTCCAACCATCCCTAGTTAAAAACTCAGTATCTAAAGAATAACACCTTTTATGAATGTCATCCCCATGTACAAAAGCATCAACCCAATTAGGCTCACGACTTAAATTAGCGGCGATACGTAACTCCTCCGCGGCATAGTCAAAGCTACAGTACAGGAATTCAGCATCATTGCTATCTTCTAACATTTTAGGGGAAATAGCCATCCGTATATTTAAGTCATCATCCATACCCTCTACCCATCCAATATATGTTGGGTCATCAGGTATAATATGTTTTCCTTCCTCATCATAAGAAGAATAAACAAACTTATACCCCATAATGATATTATCTTTCTTAGAGAATAAATTTCTATCACCTAAGTCAAATACGTCTTCCATCTTTACATGTGGCTTAGGCAGGGATTGTGCATTAATCGGGCTAAAGAAAGAATTCTTCCCATCCTTACCACAAGCAAGCCTCCCAGTTGGTACTTCAGTAGTTTTATAAGCGAACCTACAATAACCCCTACGTTCATACTCTTTCAACAAAGGTTTAATATATGAAGATATTAATTTAGCTGTTTTCTTATAGTTGATATATGATTTTAAAGCTGGGAACTTTTCTACATACTCTTTAGGTAAATCAGCCAATATTTTAATACCAACGGACATAGTACCTTTAGATGTACGCTCACCAGTATCAATTCCCAACCTCTCAAAAGCTTGTGCAACTTGTACAGGTGAGTTTAAATTAATCTGCCCACCTATCATAGCGTACACATCTCTCTCCATCTTATCTACTCTATCAGTAGCTGTAATGTAAAGATTTTTAAGAACATCACCATCTAACCAAATCTTCTCATTTTCATAATGTAATAATGGATATAACATTAGATTATCAAACTTAGCCGAATGTTTTGCCTCTGTAAAATACTTAACTGTTGCAGTCGCAAGTAAAAATGTACACAACGCATCTGCGGCGGCATAAAACACTGTATCTTCATTTTCAGACGGGTTTAAATAGAAGAATGAGCCAGCATTTTCAATTACCTCATCAAAGTGTAACTGTTCAATCCCTAAGAAATGTAAACTAGACCATTTAAGACTAGGATATTTTTGGTTTGTATCAGCTAACCATACAGGTACAGAAACATCATAGTAATCAACCTTAGACATATCAAACTTAGCATACATCCAACGTCTTTTATCTAAATCAGCTTTATTCTCTTTATACCCATAATATTCCATAATACGTGCATCATACCGCATATTATACATGAATACTTTTTTAGCTTCGCACATACGCTCATAGATGAACTTTACAGATTCCTCACCCAAGTTCCCATCATATTGAAAATGATATACAGGAACGTAGTATGCTGTCTTCCCATCTAAACAAAAGGAATACCCTACTAAGTCAATCTCCTCAAAATCTAAACCAGTAGTCTCTGTATCGAAAGCCATATAGTAATCTTTTTTATCTTTAAAGATACTCTTTAAGTCTTCCATACTTTCAACTAATACAAAGTTAAAATTCTTATACCAGTTCTCTATCTTAGGAACAGCACCTACCCAATGTTTATAATCACTCTTAGCTTTCTCATTAGCCATAGATAGATTTTATTCCTTTCTTTTAAATCTACAATTAAACATAAGACCTACATAGTAATCTAATCCACCACCACTCATGAATACATCTGAAATATGTACACATAAGTCATCATCTTGTAGAAGAAAACTAATTGTCTCACTTATATCTCTTGATACATACCCAACATGATATGTACCACTATAGCCATCAACGGATAGCATAACTTTTACAGCATGCTTATCATGAACATTTTCAGGCTCACGTACTAATTCTAGTATAACTCTATTAACCATATTATTATCTAGTATAGCCTGTAACACCTCTTGTGCATTATATTGAAAAGTACTACCTACCAACTTTAATGTAAACACACAATCAGTAATATCACATGTTAAATTCTGTAAAAATAAAGGTAACTCTCTACTCATTTTGAAAATCCACCACTTGTATTTACTAATAACTTAGTTTTAGAGAAAAGTATCTTAATTGCATACCTCTCTGACAATACACCCATTATAGGATTTTCAACTATAACACCTCTAGACCTAAGAGTCTTAGCAAGCTTTAAAAATCTATCGCTTCTAGCTAGAAGAACTATCCTATTTGTACCTAATGATAGACATAAACGATACAGTTCTTCAGCAACTATATTACACCAACTAGTATTTTGTATGATATCTCTTAAAGTAACAGAACCATCTAATATATCGTCTTGATACATAACACCCATACCAGTTAAATATACGATATCCATCTTCTCTATATCTGAATATTCTACTAACAGTTTTAAAAAAGTACTCCTAGTTAAATAATCAGCAACTCTTTTATTTTTCTTCTTACTTGTACCCCTAGTATGTAATGGTATTACAGCAAGTCCATTACCTATAACAGGAACATTAGCCATTGATTGACTCTAACAACACACAATCATTCTCTACACCTGTAGATTCATTAATTGTTTTGTATTTATTGAAGAAGTCATCAGATGAATTGAACTCTTCCCCAATAATACCACTAATATCTGAATTAGTAATCTTAACCTTACCATTAGGTAAACGAATAGCTGTAATCTTAGCCATAGCATTTCTCCTCTTTTAAATAAAAATAGATACTGTAGTAACATTTTCTACTGTATCTATTATACTTAATTTTAAGTAACTTTACAACTACAATTTACTTAAAATTCATACTATTTTATTCTTGAATTAATGATAATACTTTATATAAAGCGTTTTTATACTGTTCATATGATACCTTACCAACCTTAAAAGTAGACAAGACATTCTTGTTATAATAATCCCAGCCTGTATCCTCTACTACAACATCTTTAACCTTTTCATCATGCTTACCAATATAAGACAATCTCTCTTCTTTAGATAGTGTAGACCATATCTTTTTAAAGATTAGGTTTACATCCTTACCAAATAAAATCTTTAATGCATGATATGAACTGTAGACCTTATTTTCTGAAAAGCAATACAACAAGTCTGTATCTGAATGATATTTAGCAGATGGCTTACCTGTAATATCGTCATCATGAAAAGGACAATACATAGTAGAACCATCAATATAGCACCCATACTCCCTTAACAAATCACTTAACTTAAAATAATGATTGATAACATCAACCTTAACCAAAGGATTTATCTCACCTACAAGTGTCTTATCAAAATCACTACCACTAGTCTTATTTGTATTAACTAAACTATTATCTACTTTAGAGATATCAACCCCCATATCAAAAGAGTTTTCATTCTTAGCTTTTTCTTTACTTTTAAACCCTATACCATCAACATCAAATAGTCCCATAAATCAATCCCCACACATAAAAATAAGAGTGTACCAATAAAATGATACACTCTTATTATACACTATTTTTTCCTAATGTTAATACCTAATTTTTTAGAGTTCTCAACAATATCTTCAACTTTATTAGATACATCGTCAATTTTACCATCTACTGTATCAGTAATGTTATCTACTTTATCAGTGATATCATTAACTTTTGTATCTACCTTAGAAGAAACTTCATCAACAGTATTATTAACTGTACCTACTACTTTGTCTTGTGTAGACGTAACAACACTATCAATACTCTTACCTAAGAATAAAACTCTAATACATTCTATTAACTTATCAATGAAACCCATATGAATCACCTAGATTCCTAACTCATCAGACAACATTTGAATAGCCTTAGCTTTTTCTTCCCTAAACCTATGATTTAAGTTTTCCCTTAAAGAAGAATTATTCCACTCTGTAGTCATACAAACGTCATAGATAGAGGTGATTAAATCGTAATCAAATCGTTTCTCATCTACATAAGAAAGATTTTGTAAATCAAGATTTAATTTCTCACCCATAATTACTAATGCATCTTCAAACATTTCTACAATATTACCAGTACCATATTGAATTGCCCTAGAGAAAATTACATCTTTCATAGTCTCACTATGATTTTCAATGTTAAATAAATGTTCCCTTAACAACTCAACTGATACATCATAATACTTATGAATAGCATAAGAATGTTGCATGTTGTAGAAATTCTCATAGTCATTATTCGCAAAATATGTCCAAGCATTGTCAAAATCATATGAACCAATCTCATATTTATCTAACTCTTCTGCAATCCAACTATACTCAGAATTTAATCCCCATGCAATAAAATCATCAACAGAACCCACATTACTAGCTAATTGGTACATACCATATGACTTACCACCATAATCTCCCTCACCAGTAGAGATAGCACCGATATCGCCATTGGATTCATATTCCTTGCTTAAATCTCCAATCATAAAACATCTCCTATAAAGCATACGCATACTAAAAAATACCTACTAAAACAAATTATTTGTCAATGTGTAATGGTAACTTAGGAGATTTACTTCCATCAGAACCTACATTGACTTGAATACTATTATTTGTTACTGGTGTTTTATTATCTTTATCAACAGAATCAGGTATACCATCACCATCTGAATCTGTAAATAAACCGATAATCGCCATTAAACACGCAACAGCAGAAACACCTGTGAGTATACTAATTAACTGTTCTAACCTCGGTAAAAACTTTAGTATCATATCAGGCTTATAATCATAAAATACACCTAAAACAACAAACACTATATCTAACACTATTGGTAATAACCAAATAAGAGCAAGTATTCCTATGAAAACTTGAATTTTCTTAGGAATACCACTCTTAGCATTATTTAATAGTGTTTGGAAGATAGGTGTAACATTCTTTAAACCATTAAAGTCCATAAGATACACCTCTCACCAATACTATCTATTTTATGAATATCTTATGTATATTTAATTATTATCTAATACTTACTGTTTAATCCTTAGAAATATAAATTATATTCCAAATACCTAAAACAGAAGCTTTAATATTCAAGTAGTATTTTATATCTACTTCACAACATAAATTATAGGACAAAAGTTACCATACAAAAGGCTTTAATTCTTGAATACCATCTTTTTTGAATGAATACAGATAATTTTTACCATTATCAGTTTTAACAAAATCAGAGCCATTAATTTTGATTGATTGACCTGTATGTCCATTAATCTTGATTGTTTCGCTATTACCAATTACGTTGTCTTTATTTACCTTAATTATTACGTTAGCGAAATCCTTTGCAATAGCAACAGGTGTCTCACTAGGTAAAGCTATGTTATTGCTTGGTAGTTTGGATAAATCTATTACATAATAATCTATACCTACTGTAGGCATAAATTCTTCTGTTAGCATGCCTAAAGCCATAATAGGCCCTTGCCCCTCTGTATTTTTTAAAGACAATGCGGTAGGCATGAATTTTACACCTTTTTCATAAATTTCAACTTTACCCGCTAACTCTGTAAAATTATCCTCATGTCCTGCTAGACTTAAATCGTTAGTACTAACCAACCTACCCATATTATATGTAGCATCATCCTGAACAAATTGCTCAGAACTAATAGCACTAGAAATAGTTTTTAAATATTTCTCAACTACATTAGTAGGAAACTCATGAGCTTCATCTCTATTTCTTTCTTTATAGAAAGCAAACACAAGAGTATCTCCTTCTTGATAATCAATATCAGAAATAAATGTTGTATGGTTCTTATCATCACCATTTACAGATAATGCAAATGAGTATGCACTAGTAAGAACATCAATTCTATTATCATAAATAATTGTAGATAATGAATTTCTAAACTTTGATGGAACTCTGCTAAAGTCAGAGGATAACCACGCCACATCCACTAAGAAAGCTTTACCTGTTCTTACATTGTAGACATACCCTAGTTTTTCTTTAGCACTACCCATAGCGTTCAAATTACGCTCTACTCTAATAAAAAGCTGAACCATATCACCATCTAGTTTAGTTCTATCTAATTTGTCTATAGTTTCTATTTTACGTGTATCGTAACCAACTACACGATTAGATTTTAGATTGGTAGCGTAAACTAGGAAATCAGACATAGAAGTCAAATCTTCTTCAACATAATTAATTACTTTACTTAAAGATAAATTACCCATATCTAAATTTAAAGAATAGTTTCCTGACTTGTTAAATTTAAAAGCATTAATATAGTACCCACCCAACGGGATATTATATTTATTTATATCAATTCCTTCCTCAGAAGTACTTCTTGTAGAAGTTCGACTATAACTAGTAACTTCCTTACCATCTAGTTGAACACTTACACTTAGTAAATCATTAGAAGAAATAAATTTACGACTATCATTAGAATCTTGAAATAAGTATTTATTTACAATCAAATCTCTCTCAGTAGGATTACCACTAAAATTACTAGGTAACAAACCAACAGTCTTTAGATAATTAGCATCAAGATTAGCTCCAATAGAATTAGGAGTATAATTAGTAATAGACTGCACTACATCTTCATCAACATTAGTACTGATAATACCTTTATTATTCAATGCAGTTTTAACATCAGACTTAAATTGAGTCAAAGTTTGATTATCAGACTTTAATGCTTTGTACTTTGTAATAAACTTATCAATCTCATTAACAATTTCTTCAATTATCATACTATACAGCCCTCTTACAACTTAGAATTAATTTCTTTTAACTTATTTAAAACATCAGTAAACATCTTGTCTATCTCAGATGCTCTATAAATAACCTTACCCTCTTTATTTTCACCTACACCATCTAACTCTTTTGTAGATAACAGGGTTCTAGATACACCTTTATCATCAAACCATGTTACCCTTGTACCAACTAAAGCCATCGGTGATTTTTGATTACCAACCTCAGTACCATTACCACTAGAACATTTAATTAAATTTCTAAATGCACCAGTTGTATCTGTACCATACAAAGGTATGTTATTAGGTAAAGATAAGTTATCTTTTGTAGCTATATTATCTATGAAGTACATGTTAGAGTAATGACAGTATATGTCTACACCAGAGTTTGTATTAACTGCCATATAGATGTTCTCATCTTTTACAGCAAAATCCTCTACCTCTAAACCACTTAATGTTTCTAGGAACTGAATTCCAACAGATGATTTATTCACCAAATACTCAGTAGCAAAAACTACCTGCCCTTTGTAAAATAAAGCACCATTGGAATCATTATTCTTAGAATTTACAGTCACTGTCTCAGACTTAGTTTTAGTGAAACTAGCATCATAATACTCTAAGTTACGTGATGAATTGTCAACACCAGGAACAATAGATACATACGTATCAGTTTCATCATCATAAGCTAAATTAAAAGCCTTACCTGATATAGTCTTAGTTGTATCAATACTTAAATCAGGATTTAAGTATGTAATCTGATTCACATTTACTGCACCATTAGTTACAATAATTTTATCTATCTTACTATTATAAGTTAATGTATTGCAATGACCTAATCTATTCTTATCTGTATACTGAACAGTCTTCGTCCTAGAAAAGTCTGTAGAATTTAAGTTGTATAATACTTGTGTGTTATTGTCAGAACTAATACATGCTAACACAAACTCCCTAGTCTTACTATTATAAGTAAAACCCTGACACTGAATAATAGGTGCATTTAGTTTGAGTGTAGCAACTTTCTTAATATTCCTAACATCCCTAACTATGAAAGGAGATAGGTTTGGTAAAGTTATCCTACCTATTTTAACTCTTGCCATCTACTTAATCTCCTTCCAAAAGCCTATAATATCAAAAATATACCTCGTATTATTGCCCTGAACACCCCAACCCTTAATATTCCTAGAGTTAGGTTCAACATAAATACTATTGTTACTAACATCAACCGCTGTCTCTATTAATCTCATAGGTACAGGAGCATTAGCTGGTAGTGTAGCAATAGTACCACCATTACCACTAGGCTGTGTCATTTTAATATCTAAGTGAAGTTTACCAAAACCACTAATAGGACTATACTCTAAATAACCTCTACCTGTACCAGCGGCTCCTGGAACTGCAACACCCCACACAACGTCATAAATCTTAGTAGTACCATAAGCTATAGTATCAGTCTGTGTATTTGTTGTTGGTGTATTACTTACCTCAGGATATGTAATATCAACATACACATCACCATTATTTTCTACAGTAAAGTCAAGAGTTGGAACACCACTAGCTTTAGGTATTTTATTCTCTACAACCTTTAATTCTTCTTTAGTAGCTAGTCTAGAAGTGTCAACATTAGAACCACTACCACCACTAGAAATAGAATTTACCCTTGTCTTAATATCTTTGATATCTCTACCAACAGTCTGTGCCAATGTCTGTATATTCTGCACTAATTGTGTATTAGTATCAGCCATAAGCAATCACCCACTAACTATCTCTTGCGGTTGTATACACACTCACTAAATCCACTGTAGGGTCACCAATACCTAAATTAGCACATGCTTGCTGTTTTTGTACAGTTGATAAAGACTGTGCTTGACTATAATCTAATTTGTTAGCAACAGATGTAGTCAATGCTGTTGTAACAGTCTTATCACTATTTAAAGCATCTTGAACTTCCTTAAATGTATCCATAGTAGCATCAGCACCATTAACAAGGTTAGTAACAGCCTCTTGAATTTTATCTGTTAACTCTTGTTTAGTTGCCATAGTACTTAAATCAACACTAGCTTTAATAGTGCCATCTGCATCTAATGTAATACCACTACCAGCTGTTAATTTGTTTTGTTTAGTATCTAGTTTAGTATTTAAACCTACTGTAGTTGTGTAGTCACCTAACTTAGTTGTCAAAGCACTGTTTTCAACATAATCTGACAAGTCTACAGTAATCTTAGTTAAACCTGTACCAGTATCCTTATTAATTGAAATTTTACCCTCAGCAGTTAACTTATCCTGTTTAGCTTGTAACTTTGTATCAACAGCTTGCTCTGTTACAGCACCACCCTGAGCAGTAACGATATTAGCTTTAACCTCGTTGATAGCTTCAACGATTGAAGATTGATTAGTCGTAGACAAAGAGCCTAACGTACCAATTTTATCATCTGTAGTTTTTACAGATGCTTTAATATTTTTTACATCCGTACCCAACTGAGTCGCAAGATTCTGTAAATTATCCTTTAAATCTGCCATTAATTTTCACCCTTAGCCAGTAAATACAACGCTGTTAAATCAGAAATATTATCACCCTCATTAACAACAATCTTTTCTGTTGAAACTGATATCACATTTGTCTCTTCATTTAATAAGATACCATTTCCAGCAATTAACTTATCTTGTTTTTCCTTTAGCATATCTTTAACTTCATCTTTAGTAACTTTAACTCTATTAGAAGTCTCTAGTGTACCACTACTATTAGTGTCTACCCCCATATGTGAATTGATATTAACATATTTTGAGTTTATACTAACTTTACTGAATGTGCCACTAGATTTAATTACACCCTCATTCATTCGATAAATACCTCATCACATACTTGTTTCAACACCCTAAAAGGATATATATGAGTACTATAAATATTTGTATCATTTAGTAATTTATATCGAAGTTGTACATTAACAACACTAGGACTAAACATATATGTCTCTAACTCACTTAGAGATACATACACCTCATTAGTCGTCTTATTAATTTTAACATCCTCAAGTTTTTTCTTCAGTATGGTGATACCTTGTGAAAAATAGACAATCAAACTGTCTATATCCTCAACCTTAATACCCCTACCCATGCTAATTTCAAGAGTAGGGGTAGTACCTCTAAAAAAAGTATTGCTTTTCATGGAACTACCCCCTACCTTTGTAACACTACCTATATATAATTTAATAACAAACAATGATTATGAATTTAAGATTAAAATCTAATCAATCCACAACTCAGCACCATTTGTAAACCTAATCCTATCAACAGCATCTAATGGACTAGCACCACCTAAAGGCTTCCAACCATCTGTACCTGTATTATTAAGTGCTATATAAGACTTACCACCACTAACAGCTAATTGTCCAACGAAATCAGGTTTTACATCTATAGACAATTTAACTAACTCAGCCTTCTTAACAAACGCATCATCAATCTGTTTCTTAGAATAAATTGCGTTCCCATAATGTTTAGTTGATAATAATGAATATGATGCATCACCACCATCCCAAGTTTTAACATCTTTACCAATTAAAATAGTATTAGTCGATTTATCACCAATTTCAGACGAACCAGATTTACCAACCTTAGCTAAGCTAATTTCTTTACCATCAGCAGTTAAACCTAATAAAGGAGAATTATTAGCAAGTAATAGACGATTTACTTTCATATTATTAATGTGTATAGAATTGAATTTATTGTGCATACCACTAAAGATATGAACATTATGCCCTTCTAACACAGCAAAATATACTACACCATTCTTAATATCAAAGTCCTCAATCTCATAAGCCTTATCAATATCAACTACAGTCTTAACATTACCAAATACATCGAATTGTAAGATAGCATGTAAACTAGCACACATAATCGTACCATTATAGAACATAGCACCATTATTGTTATAGTCTTTTGTTAAGAAATCAACATCAAACTCTCTAATAACAGTAAAATTGCTATCTAAGATAAATACATGTCTAACCCCTATAGTCCTATCACCAGGCATGATAGAGCAATAACACTTAGTGATAGGGTCATATGCGAAGTTATATTTCTTAACCTGTGCAGAATCAGTATGTACACCTGTAATAGAGTAGTTATTATCTAACTTAGCCATCCTAAATGGATTAGAATTAGTATCTCCATTACATACATACAAAGTATTAGTATCTTTGTTATATGTCATCGTATTACAATGACCTAATTTTTCTACATCACTAAAATCTACTCTACGTTTTTGAGTGTTTAAATCATCACCATCTAAAATATACAATACTTGATTTGTATTGTCTGAATTAATAGTAGCAAGTACAAACTCATTTCTATTAGAATTATATGCAAAACCCTGACACTGATTAACCTTATTTGTATCTAACTCTACAGACCTAATGTATTCAATATTAGTAGGTGAAGTAATAAACATATCATCATTCTTAATGAAAGGAACTTTATTATTAAAAGAACCTAATACAATAACATCCTTGCACTCACCAATAAAGATGTTCTTAGACAACTTATATACACCAGGACTAATAATTAAGATTTTACCCCTAGCATCATTAACGCACTGCTCAAACTTAGCTGTATCATCAACAACACCATCAGCACCCATCTTATACTCTTCTGTAGCGACAATATCGCTATGACCAGTCCTAAGATTAGCTAACCTAGTATCTACAATATTATCAATCTTAGTGTTAATTGCCTTAGAGGATTCTTTAATCTTATCATCTACATCTTTTGCAGTAACAGTAGTAATAGCACCTAACTTCCTCTTAGCCTCATCTATATAGTTATTAACTGTATTAGATAAAGTTGAAGTTGCTTCTGTAACCTTTGTATTTACAACTCTCTTAGCTTCCTCAGTAATAGATAATACTTTAGGGTCTACCTTCTCATTAATCATCCTAGTAACAGCTGTATCAGATAATGTACTACTTAACCTACTATTAATGATAGGTGTAACTACTGTATCAACCCTCTTAGATACCTCTCTAGAAAGACTGTCATCTACAATACTAGAAACCTGTGCTGGAACTGAACTAGCAAGCTGTTTAGTAACCTCTGACTCAACCTTACTAGGAACTTTAGCGTCAAGTTGTTTAGTAACCTCACTAGACATCATAGCAGGCCCCTGTAAACCTACCTCTTTCTGTACAAGCGGCCCTATAGAAGAGCCCACGTGAGATACTACTAAATCATCAATCTCACTAGAAGATAATTGCCATATAGATTGTTGCGACCACTTACCACTTGATGTAGCAGAACCACTCTCTTTACAGAACCACATAGTACATTTATCATCTGAGTTTAAGATATCTAGATTGTAGATAATGTCCCCAGCTTGCCAACTCTCATCTGTATAAGGTCGTTTCTCTGTACCAATAGGGTAACGATAATCATTGTAGATAAAATGTACTACATAATCTTGAAACTTATTTCTATGTACATCGATAGTTAACTTATGAATCGGCGGATTTTCAGGTATGGTAAACTGACCACCACCATTAGCTTTAAGATAGTTAATAACGTCCTCTATCTTCTCTTTAGTAAAGTCATCATTTCCTGTGTATAAAGCCATAGGTACAGTTGGCATAGACTTTAACACATCTTCTAGTGTTAAAGTCTCACCACTTTCTGTAACTATCTCAACCATTTTATACGGAATTTTATACATCTATACCTACCTAATCTAAATTAAATTTCCTCGGCCACCCAGTAACACCAACTAATTTACAATTCTCATCCCACGTAATATCAGCAATGCTAGTTGAGGATAGTGTACCTTCATTTAGCTTTAATCCCCACCATAACTGATGCTTATTCAATAAGTAACAATTTGTAGGAACTCCTGATTTTTTAAGTGTATTTAACATATTCTTAAAGTCAGACACCTCAAAAGGACATGAAACAGAAAAGTCATTACTATTATCAGGTGTTAAATAAAAAGTTACTACTTTATAGTTATCCATAGACCTTGCTAGTCTCAAATTTCTACTTCTAGCATCATCTCTAGATGTTGTTACACCTTTAAACAAATAATCAACAGTATCAAAATTATCAGGATATACAGGTTGGAAATTTCTAGATGCAACATTGCCTTGCCAATTACCACCCCTAACATACATCTGACCAGAGTTTTGCTCAATCCAAATCTGCATTGCTTCCTCTGTATTGTCAATACCAGGAGGTATATTGATTAACTGACCATACCTTGTAGGTTGACCACTAAAAACATATTTAGTGTAATATGTAATAAACATACCTAATTTACTCATCTCACTATTAGTAGTTGGCAATTCAAAATTTTCAGTCTTATTATGTAACATTGCAAAAGATGTATGAGCATGATTATTTGGGTTAATATTTACAAATCTACCACCCTGTGACTCAACAACCCTCAAATCGCCACTAATCTGACTATCAACAGATGTACCACTACGATAAGAAATGTCACCACCTCTATAATAAAAAAGATTTCCCTGTGAATTACTTATAAAATCACCATAACTATAAGTACCACCCTGTTTCCACTCTTTGACACCACCAATACTATTATTAGCAGATAACTCTAACCAATCAGACTTATTAGTTGAGCCTAAGGCGAAACCTACTCGTTTATTTGTCTTATCATAAGCGAATTGACCTTCAAAATCAGGTTTGTTATCTAAATTACCACTCCGATTAAAATGGTCTATAGAAGAATACCCACCATTACCATCAGAAACATAACCTAATTTTCCACCATATTTTTGTGATAATCGTGTACCAATAACTTGACCACGTGTAGTATTAGGGTATGTTGGTGTAGAAGCTACATCTAGAAAACTAACCCTACCACCAACAGTTGATTCATTAGATGTATTCTTAGTTGCTGTACCATTAACATTAATATCACCCTCTGTAGCATAATATACAGTAGCAACACTACTATTAATATTATTTGAACCTACAACAGTTACAACAGAACCCTCAGCAGACCTAATACCATACCTAACTTTACCACTTAAAGTACATGTATCAATCTTAACTTTTGAACCAAAAGCATCTACATGAATTGTATTAAATGAAGAATTAGATGTCTCTTTATTTGTGATATCTGTATTATCAACAGTAAATGTACACCTACTAAACAAAGCAGTTGCATTTGTAACACTAACATTATTAAAGCTAGTTAGTTTATTAACAGCATTAGATGTATACATACTTCCAACTTTAAATGTGATATTCTCAAATGTAACATTATCACACATAGCCACATAGATAGGTGGCAAATATGCAGATGTAGTTCCACTATTAATAAATCTAACTTTACCACGTAAACCAATAAAATTAATAAGTGTTACTGTATTTGCATTATAATTTACAAAATTATAATGTTTAATATCACCTGTGTAATCACCAGGAGCGATATTCACACAAATCTCTTTCATATAGTTGATATGAGCGAACCTAACAGCATCTGATAAATATTTGAAAGGCTTATCCTTATCACCTGTACTATTGTTACCATTATAATTACAATCTACAAAGATATGACCATTAGGGTCAGGTGTTGTATATGCACAGTTATCTGGATATCCAACCTCTAATTTTTTATTGTATGCAACACCATATAATGAACTATATGAAATGTGTATATCTTCTTTCTGATTAGCTAAGAAATATACACTTGAACCCATATCAAACAAGAATGACTGATAATTAAACACAACAGTATCATGTGCCAACTGCCACTTATTAGCAGTAATGATAGCATCTTTAGGTCTTAATTTCCTAAAAGATAGTGGCATTGTTGCTATTGAATGATGATTAGACTTTAATAAATCAATATTAGATGGAAGAATATCTAAGTATTCTTTCATTACCTCTTTATCACCATCACCTTGTGCTAAGAAATTTCTACCAATATATGACACCAATAAACAAATAGAGGTGTTATTGTAATTTTCATTAACCCAAGTAGAATTGTGCTTAGCAATAGCTGTTGAATCATTATTGTGGAATAATAACTTAGCACCATGAAAATCAATCTCACCAGTAGGTGCAGAACTAAAAGGAATACTCCTAGCCTGTGCTGTATTTTTATGCTCGTCATACACAGACTTCAACACTGCATAAGGCATGCCATACGCACCACTAATACCATTTGGATATTTAGTTACGTCTTGCACATAAACCTTACCCACTAAACCCTCATTCATAAAGCGTATAGCGTTGCCGTAGTGGTCTTTGTGCCAATGAGTGATTAGCAAGAACTCAAATTTAGTAATCCCATTTTCTTGCATAGCACGTTTAATTGAACTATAACCACCATCACCTGTTGACTTAGAGAACGTATCAATCATGAACCAATACTTTTTATCAATACCAACAAAAGTACACTCCCCTACGTCATGAACACTAGCATCGGGACCATTTTGATTAGAGCCAAACATAGGATAAATAATATCTAATGACTTTTCACTAGACAACTCATCTATCTTTAACTTAATACTATTAACTAACTCTTTTAAATCATCAATATTTAAAGTTGTTAAAATGTATTCACTACTACCAATTAAGTCTTTTAACTTTTTATCTAAAGCAGTAACACTTGTATTTACTTTTTCATACTCACTTTTTAATCTTGTCAAATCAGTAACAAGACTTGCAGTTGAATTATTTGTATATAATGAATGAGTTTGTTGTAAAGAGGAGTATAATTCAACAAGCCTTGATTCTAAATTCCTAGCAGAATCATACTGTTCTTTAGCATTAGCTACCACAGAACTGATATCTTGTAAATATTGATGTAAATCATTCTTAATTACATTGGATTTAATCGTAACAATGCGAACATCATCAGTAGCTTTTCTATCAAATAATAACTCAATCTCTGTAGGTGAATTTTCTCGATAATCCCTATCTTTCCACTGAAGTACACCATTACAATACACGAACACTTGATTACTATTATAAGGTGTATTTAATGTAATGACCTTACTGTCACTACCACTAAAATTTTCAACCTGATACTTATCACCCAAAGATAATATAATGTCTCGAAGAATGTTGAACTGCTCATCGTAAATCTTCCATATCTCCTTAAATGAGTACCCATTCCCATTTATTGTCTTAAAAGGTTTAATTTCCACTAACTACTACCCCTCTTACACCTTTAACTCATTAATAGCACCAGTAATTGTTTTACTAGTTGTCCTTAACACATCATTACCAACTAATGTATCTATCCTATCAACTGTACGTGATAATCTATCAACTGTACTAGATAATGTGTTTACAGTCGTAGATAATGTATTTACAAAGTCAGAAATTGATTCTAATGCTACAATACTCTTATCCAACCGATTAACAGCATCAATAACATTCTTTGAATTCCTAACTGTCACATTCCCACTACCCATTTTATCATTAATAGACTTTAACTCCTCTTTAGTTGCTATCTTTGAAACACTAGAAAAAGAACCATCTCTATTTGTCTCAAATACAACATTCATAGTATGATTTATTCTTGTATCTATAGAAACCATCTGAGTCTCAACTTGTTGAACCCTATCAGGTAAAGGAGCGATACTCATACTAGCTAAATCTTTAATTTCTGTATATGTCTGACCAAAACATGCTCTAGTCAAATAATTAGAAACTTTCTCTAATGTCCTAACATCTGTAACACTAGCAACACCCTGAGTATTAGCTAACTCTTTAAGGTAGCTAGATGCTAATGACTTTACCAAATCACCAGCAATATTATTAAAATCACTCTTTAAAATGAAAAGAGTATTACTTTCTGTCTTTGTATATACGTCATCATCAGCCTTAGACTGATTGACAAATGTAATAGGATTATCTTTGAATACACCCTTTAATATTTCAGCAATTACTTTTATCTTATCAATAGAGTATTTACCAAAAATATCTGGGCCCCAGAGTTCCTCACCATCTTCTGATTCTATTCTTGTTGACATACTATATAGCCTCACCCATGATACTATGTGCTATCCTAGAGAAATATTGATTGTTAAAAATGTAGTCACCAACATCTCTCAAAAAACAGAAAGTATCATTATCTCTTCCCTCTAACTTAAAGTGCTTAACACCATTATCTATTAATAAATTAATCTCGGATTCAGACATTGAAACACCCAACAAGGGAAAACGCTCTCTAACATCTAAACACCATGTATTAATTGTATCTAATTTATCTTTCTCTAATGAGCAATCCTCACCACTGAGTAATTTTTTGCTTAAATCTACCTGAGCAATATAATGTTCTCCAGCCTTAGGACAATCAGGGAAACACCTATGATTAGTTATAAACTCAACTCTATCAATATGTTTTAACCCATGAATTATATTAGCATCATTCCATTTATTAGGATTTACTACCACAATATCAAATAAATCAAACAATCTATTATAATAATCTACTGTATCGTTACCTAACCCAACTTCAACAGACGGCTTAACTTGTGATGAAATTAACTCTAAAGAATTATAAGTATTATAGATATATTCACCTAACAACTCAGATGTCAAAATAATACCATTCATTCTAACCCCATATTTTTGATTGTTATCCTCTAAATGTTGCATTAGTTGATTAGAAACACTATCTTTCAAATCTTCTTTAGTTACGTACATAGAAGAAAATGTTAACCTACAACCAACACCTAACTGATTATATCTATCAATAATCTTAAAAGCATCTTCCATTGATGCATCTTTAGGTGTAACCCTACCCCCAACTAATACAGTTGGTATAGTACCAAATACATATTTAATAGGATTGACTAATCCTAACTCTCTCATCACAATAAATAACTTTTGTATATAATCATCATGTGAATATAATGCACCAATATTCCAATCTATGTTATCAGAATTATAACTCTTTAAAACACCCATTATTTTCCCTCTTTTGTATCTTTCAACTCTTCTCGTATAGATGATAACTCACTAGATAAGCTCTCTATCATCTGCATTGCTCTATTTAAAGTATCAGTTGTTACAGCTAAATCCTCTTTAGCCTTAGCCAACTCTAACCTAGCATCATAATTCTTTTGCTCTTCATCTGTCTTCTTAAACATCGTACAGAACATTCTTTGTACTCTTTCAGGCATATTAACCCCCACTCTTATCTTATGTAATAAAAATATAGAGATGTAGTCATAACCACATCTCTATACTATCAATACTATATATACTTGAAATCTTAAACTAAAATTATAGATTAAGTCCTATATTCTTTTTCTTTAAAGATACAAGCAAGCTTTTTAACTCTAGGACGATTAAATGCCTGTGTAGTATTTAAGTCAATTCTAATCTTAAAGAACTTAGAACCCCTAGATGCATTATTAGTAACCATGCTATTAATCTTATTAATATTCCATGTATACTGCTTAAACTCTTCATCTACATTTGTAATGGAATCCAAAGATACAGTTTTAACAGTATTACCACCAACATTAACAGTATTATTATCAGTTGCTAATTTTACCCAATCACCATCTTCTTTATCCATATAAAATACTTCCATAGATGTATTTTGTGGTAAAGCGGCTTGATAACTAATCTTCAATGCTTGATAAGGGTTAGCGAAGTTTGTCTCATCAATAGATTTAGAAATATATGTAGACTGTTTACTATCTAAGAATGTACGTAGGGCAACCCTATCTCTAGCAATAAATGGTGATGTACTAAAATCAGTTGTAATTTCAGCCTTTAAGTCAATATTCCTAGCATAAGACTGTAAATCCCTAAATACCAAAGTATCAATACTCAACCAATCAGATGGAACCTCACCAGCACCTGTTTTAGTGAAACGATAGAACCATTTCAAACCTGTTCTACTAGAAGATACGTCTTTACTATCACTATCGCTATCAACTTCATAAGAAGCATCCAACATAACACCAGTAATATCAGTTAAAGGTACGTTATTAAATACAATCTCACCATTACCTGTATATTGAGTACGATATAATTTAAACATCAAATCAGTACCTTGATGTGCTGTCCATGTACTAGCATTAGAAGAACTGAATAATACACCAGTAGCATATGGGTTAACAACTAATTGCTCATTCTTACCTAAGAATTTATCCCCCATATTAGCTACGTACATTTCATAGTCGTTACTATCAGAAAGTACTACGAAACAATAGTATTGTTTAGCGTAGCAATATACAGGCTGATTCAATACTACCTCAGTAGCTACAGGAACATTCTTATCTGTAGGAATTTTAACATCTTTAGGGTCAATAACTACCTCAGCATAAACTTTTTCACCAGGATAGCCATTAACCATATTACGAATTTGTAATACAGCAGGTCTTGTAGAAGATTTTTTAGCGAAGTATAAATCTAACTTAACTAAGTTCCTATCATATACATTATCCATAATAAATGACTGTGCCAATGGGTCATTAGCATATAAGTTATCAACCTCAACCAACACTTTATAATGTTGTGTAACAGCAGTTGTATTTGTAACAGTTGTTGTTAAAATAGTACCATTAGCGGTATAGTTAGCTGTACCTGTATGAACCTCACCACTAGAATTTGTAGCTTGCATTTGGAAAGCTACTGTACCACAAGGAGTTTTATCCGGCACAGTAAACTTACAAGTTACAGTACCATTACCATCTGCATTAACTGTTGTATATGTTTTACCTTCAACAACATAAGATGTACCTGTTGTGCTTGTGCCTGTAGAAGTCAAACTAATAGGTCTACCATTAAATAAACCTCTAATATTTCTAGCGTTCGGCCCAAAAGCAAAACCTTTAACTTTTACATCCTTAACACGCATATACTCATATACTGACTTAGCTACTGACTCAGAAACACTATTAGAAGTTGTAACCTCACCCTTAGTTGTTGTTTCCTTACGTTCAGTACGCATATAACCCCTAAGATTTTTAGTAGCATTTCTAGACCAATAACCATGACTATATACTTTAGTTGTTGTATCGTATTTAACATCCTCAACAGTATTAAATACATTAATTTTATTCGTGTTAACCCAATTATCGATAGCAGGGTCTAACTCAATCTTACAAATCGGCCCATAACTAGCATAAGGATTAACATTCATAGTACCAGTAGCATATGTCTGACTAACTGCCAATACATTTTGATATGGTGCAGAAATGATGTTACCAAATGTAGCATAACTATCACTTGACCTATCATCAATCGTCATATCAACACTACCAATAGTTGCAGATGTTGTCAACTCACCTCTATCAAAGTCAATACAAGCTGTATAGGATAATCTACTAGCTGTATCTGTATATGTTAAATCTGACTTATTGATATTTTCAAAGCTATCAGTAAAGTAACCAGATAGACTTGATAAATCCTCACCAGCCTCAATACTACGTTCCATATCTAATGATGCAATGCTATCCTCTAACTTATTAATCCTACGCATCATTAATAACAAGTTATCCTGTGTTAACCTAACACCATCATAATTTGTTACGCTAGACAACTTAGTGCCACTTGTACTTGTACCTAAAGCATCAGTAGGATATACGTCAACATAACCTAATTCTAAGTATGCAGATGAACCATTATATGGGATAATTAAATCCTCAACCCTATCAGGTGTACCCTCAATAACACTCAAATAACCATCGCTATCTAACAAAATTAAATCACGTCTAGCTAATGTGAAGTTATATGTAAAGTACATCAAAGAGTTTTCTGTAGGTTTACTACCATTGTCTAGCAATACAATGTATGAACCATCAACTGTATTTTCAACCCTAAAATCAGTACCCTCACGCATAGAATAGTTGAAGATGTAATCTACATAATATGTAGTACCTTGAACAGGCTCAGTAGCACCATCACCTGTTAAAGACCAATCCACTTGGTCTGAATACAAAGAATAATCCCTACCAGCAACATATACAGTTTCTTTATTGTTTTGTGCGTTTTTAGTATAAACACTAACAATACTTTGTACAGGTGTATTATTTAAAGCCTCTTGACCACCTTTAACATTACCCCTAAACTTACGTTCGCCTGTTACAAGAACACTAGCAGTAAAGTTTTGAATTGATGCTACTGGTGAATTAGAAAGCTTATATTTACGAATTGAAGATTTAAAATAGTGAGATTCACTTGTAACTACCCTAGTAGATTTTGATTTATTCAATAAAATACTACTCATAGCTGGCTTAGTTACGTCATAACCACGAATATAAGCCTTACCAGCACTCACATACAACCGAATCTTGTCACCTTCATCTTCAGTAACAGACTGTAGGTCTAACCCATCTACTTTATAGTTACCATTTTCATCATATGTACGTTTAGCAAGTACATCATTTAAAATGGAATAGTTATCTGTTTTAGCCTCTTTTACTACAACTCCATCATTTAAGTTGTATACTACAGCAGAATAATCACCCAAAGCACTAGAATCGCTAATAACTGAGAAAGCTACAACTTGTTTTAACCGATTAGCACCAACTTGATTGTAGTTCTCAGCATTTTGGGCAGGGTCACGTAAAGAACTATCTTGCGTAGCAGTAACAACACTAGTAACTAATGTAGCTACAACTCTCTCTTTACCAACACCTGTAATCGCTAATTTAACTTCATCTGTGTTGCGAATTAAACCACCTAAATAAATTCTACCAGCACCAATAGTGATAAAATTATTTGCAATATTTACTTCACAACCACTAATGACAAACCCATCTTTATATAAGGAATCGCCAATACGTGATAAATAATCCTCTTGAATAGACTGAATTTCATTAAACTCAGATGCCTGTTCTGCCCTACCGGGAATAGCTAAAACTCTAGTATACCCAGCTTTCCTATGCTCTGAATTTACGTCATCATACCTATCATAATAAGGACTTTGTGAAACAACGCTCATCTATATCTCCTAACATTTCACGACTAAAACTCTAAGATAATTTTCAATTTTTCCCTAACATCACTATCACGATATACAGGCTTCCTAAAGTCAATTACCTCTAATAAACCTTTATCTGATACTTGATTAGGTAGAAGATTGTACACATTACCCTGAACAGAACCAGATTTCTTTAAACCAGTATAAATACCAACTTGACGATATGGTTTATCTGTTGGCAATTCATCATAAGACAACTCAGTTGAGATATATACCCACCTAGCACCTTCAGTTACAGCATCTGTAGGTGAAACGATTCGCCAATTCACACCACGATATTCCAAAGAACCATTATCATCTTGAACTACCATAGCCTTAAACTCAGCTTTTTTAAAACCAACAATCTCTTTCATGTCATCTGTATTTTTAGGTACAGGTGGATTATTTTCATAATCCCTCGCTGTATCAAAATTATCAATATCACTAGCACTCCACGGAGTAGATTTACCAATAGCGAAGTAAATGTCATCTTTATTGTAAAAATCTAATGCCCTAGAAACATGTGCCTTTAACGTACAAATAGCCAAAACTGTTCCCCCATTAAATATATTTTCTATATACTAAAATAAATTATACTATTATATATTACTTAAACACCTAAGAAATACTACTAAATGAAGTATGTGTAAACTCTAATCTAACAGATAAATCCCTATCTGTATTTAACTCAACACCATGAGAATAAAATTCATCTCTATAATCCCACTCATGTAAATCAGCTACATCATCAACTGAATATAAAGAGTCACTAGGTAAAATAGGCTCTGCTTCAACAAAAGCATCAACAACACTAGTAGTTATACCACTCATCTTACCATGCTTAGACCTTATAGATGAATTCTCACTACGTATTGCAGTCAGACGTACCTCTTTATGTACGTCTAAATCTAAACTGTTACTATAAACACTATTAATATCACGTGTAATAGAGTCAATACCCTTATTATTATACGTATCTAAATACTCACCAGTATCAGCCTTTTTATAACTACTATCTGTTAAACTATCATTCCCATCAACAGAAAACTTATGTGTTAATACAGAAATAGGTAACGTAGAACATGCCATATTCATAATATATTCGTTATTTGTAATATTAGTCAAATGACCACTATGATACCTACGACCTCTAGTCTCACTGTGAATAAGAATATCCCAAAGCTCTTCCATATCAACTAACATATCTATCTCATAAGTGAAATCTATGTCAGTATCCCTATCATATGGTGGATTTTCTTCAAACACATTCTTAGGATATATCCTCATTTTCTTGTAGAAAGATAATTCATTAAAAGAACCTATCTCTAAATTATCTATCCCATCATTAGGAAAGAATGATGACTCAATCTGAAATATATACTTCCTACCAGCAGGTGTTACTTCATAAATCCTACGTTTAACTTCCTTAGTTAGATTTGGAACAGACAATAGTATAATTCCAGGCATATATGTTTTGCCATCTTCAAATACATGTGTACTTGAAAACTTAGATATGCTATGCCTAAAGATTTTATCACGTGGCAACTCAAATGTAGCAGACTGTGATGGCTGATAATAACCAGGAATCCATAAGTCACCACCAACCCAACCAACATTATCACCCCACGTTGCGGCGTCTATAATTGATTTTTTAGAACCCCTCTGCTCCCAAATGTTAAACATACGCATTGAAAGTTCTCTATTGAAATCATTCTTAGCTAAATGCTGATAAGTATAATTATTAAAAGCACCCAAAGACTGTAGAAACTTCATAGGTACTTTATCATTATTAATTAATGAGGTGAAATTCCGTATGTTCTCTTCATTAATATCAAACTGTTGTGTTAACAAGTAGAAGAAAACTAAGAAATTTTCATTCTCTCTATACTTCTCAGGTATTAAAGTCATGTATTTACTATTTTTTATTCTATCAATTAGCTTCATACATAACCCCTACAATTCTTCTACAACCCTAACTGTTACCTTACCCAATTTAGGGAATTGTATATTACCAACCTCAACATCTTTATTAGGTGTTCTCACCAATACATCTTTAATATAAGGAGAATAAGCCTTAACCCTAGATGTCATAAGTGAATAAGATATGTCTCTACCAAAAGACATATTCTCAGCACGATATGTCATATACAAGTATGATGCTATCTCAGACCTAAGCCTTTCTCTAGCTGTCTCATTATCTAGAGATAATACAACGTCAACATCAATATTAAAGTCAACACTCTCAACCTCTAATACGTGAACAGTCACATCAGCAATAGCCTTAGACATTAATTCTTTCTTTAACTTTTCTCGTGTTAACTCACCTAAAGATTCACCCAAAGTGTTAACTGCCCACACCTTAACAATATAAGGCTCTGTAACATAATCAGAATACTTCCAATCTTTAACTACAGCCTGAAACACATAAGGCTGTTCATATACTGCCGTCTCAAAATCCTCTAAAGTAATATACCTATCCATAGTAATAGCATTACGTCTAGCAAGAACTTTCATGTTTTGTAAATCAGCACTACTAGGTGAGTTTGATGCATCATATGACTTTGTTGTATTATATATCCTTTGTACATCTTGTATATTCATATTAATAGTATCTATCACATCCATATCGATAATACCATTAATACCATTTGTTGTTACAAAATTAATATCTAAACTCTCACCATCTTCAATTAACTGTAAGAAGTTTACAGACATTAACACATATACCTGTCCATCGCTATCAACATGTACAGAATACCATCTGCCACCCTCGTATTTTAGTAATGCATCATTACACTCTTTCCATACGTTACCATGTTGCACTATTTCAACAGAACCATCTGAAACATTCTTATATCCCAAATAGATACGTCTTGAAATATCACCATCAACATTTCTATTACTAGTGAAATCATCTTTAGACCATGTAATAGACCTTGCTACACCTTCCATAACTGGAATATCGATGTAATCAAACTGACCACTACGTGTAATTGTATCTTTAGCTACAAAGTTTACAATACTAGAATTAATACTACTAGTGAAAGAAGTGTACTTAGGTATAGTAATCTCTCTATCATCATTATTAACAAATACAATCCTTACCTTACACTCAGATGATTTTGCTAATGGTATTCTATAATTCATAGACCGAAGTAATGCTCGTACATTCTTATCTTGAACAGCTGTATCTAAATATGTCTCAAAAGCCTGTGCATCAAGATAAAAGTTCTGCATATCCTGTACACCAGCCATTAACTCAATAAGTGTAATACCTAAGTCAGATTCATTAAAATCTGTCCACCTATCTGTCAACTTAGGTATAGCGTTAATCAATTCTTTACGAATACTAACAATATCCCTATTTGTATAAGACAATGTATTATTACTATTAGCCAAAAACTAACCCCCTTTCTAGTATGATGTAGTACTAACAGCACCACCGAATTCATACATATCTACACCATCAATCGTCCTATTAAATGGGTATACGTATGAACCTATGATATTACTATTAGCTAACCTATATGTTATATGTACTGGTACGATATTTGAATCTTCCCAATTATTCCCAATACTAACATCCTCTACAACAATTCTTTTCTCCCAATTCCCTAAAGCTTCCTTCACGTAAATTGAAACTAAATCATGTGCTACAAATCTATTTTGCTCAAATACAACTAAATGTAACCGACTACCAAATTCAGGAAGAAAAAACCTCTCCCCAACCCTTGTAGATAGTATAGTGTAGATACTTTCATTAATCTTATCTTCCCCACTAATTACATTTGTTATACCCTTACCATCTCGTAAATTCTGTTTAAATGTTTTTGATAGGGATAATCCACTACCAGCTATTGTATCTTTAAATTCCTCATTATAATAAAAAGCCATATTATCACCTATACCTCTCCCATTAATATATAATTAATTCATATAGTGAAATTAACACAAAAAATAGCGTACACATATATAAAACGTGTACGCTATTTTAAGGATTGTATTATGTTATATCGAAAGGAGCGGGGAGTTCTTTTCGGAGAACTCCCCATAGTTAAGAAAAATGAAAAGAAAAACTTAACTATACAAAGAGTATAACATATAAACCCATATATGTAAATAGGTATTTATTCTATAATCTTAATGCTACCAGCTTGCATACGAATACTGTTAGAATTAACCTTAAATGAACTAGACTTAACATTAACACTATCAGCTTTCATAGTGATAGAATCAGATAACGTAATAGTGGCACCACTTGCTTTTAACACAATATCACCACTATCAGGTATAACTTGAATACCCCTACCACCTTCATATCCTATATCAATTTTACCATCATGTATCTTAACTAATACACTATTTTCACCCTCCATGAGAGTAAACACTTTACCCTCAGCAGAAGAAATCTTGAATTTTTGGTCATTAGCATCTTCGATACCTACTGAATTTGTTTTTTCATCTGTATCGAAGTACATCATAGAACCATGTCTCGATTTGTAAATCATCTTATGAGTAGGAGATTCACGTTGAGATTCAAGAGGAACTTCATTAGCACCAACTACACCATTCCAAATACCAGTAGTCTTCTCACTACCATATCTCTTCTCTAATGTAGAATCAGTACCAAACACAGAACCCAAATATACAGGTTTATTTGAGTCCATATCCTCGAACATCACCCATACATACTCACCTATCTCAGGTACAATAAACGAACCATAGTTATAGCCACCACCAATAGAAGAGCAATAGCTTGCCCACGGAAGTGATTCTGTAGCGGTACCACCACTAGCAACAGTTCGATGTATCATGGGTACACGTACCTGTACTCTACCAATACCCAATGGGTCTACATTATTCTCAACCCTAGCTCGAAATATACCACCTAACTCTGTAGGGGCTTGTAGACTACCATAAAAATCACTACTATTTATAGCCATACAAAGTATTAACCTCTATAACCACCATTATCTTTAGCACCACCAGGATTGTTTTCATTCCACTCTTTGCCATCCATACAGATATCGATATGGTTTGTCTCATAGTTCATCCCTAAACCTAAAGACCTACCATACTCAATAAATTCAACACACAAAGAACCCCAAGAACTTTCATCAGGAGTAACAATCCAACCACCTGTCAACCCCTCGGGACCTCCCCAGTCGTTAACGTCCATTTTCCACCCAGTAGCATGACTATGCTCACCAGCTGCGTGGTCACCATTAGTACCTGCTGTACATACTAGCTTCTTACCAGTCCTATCAAAGAACCACTTACCTAAATCTTCTAAAGCGTTTGGCACACCAGCTATACACCCATCTAATGTAACCCAAGAACCCTGTTTAACCCAATACTTACCATCTGTATCACTAATCTTATTTTCGTCCAATTTCTTAGCACCTTCACCTTTCAATTTCTTCTTAGCTTGGTCACTATTTTTCTGTAAATCTAAACTCGTAGTAAACATACCATCTGAAATAGTATCTGTAATACCTTGAATATGATAGATACCACTTGTATGATGTAAAAAACCAAATTTAGTATATACAGCAATTTTTATATGACCATTAAATTTAACTTTAGTGTTGCCCATTATTTCTAAACTAGCACCATATACAGAACTAAAGTATCTAGACCACATACTAGCGGCAGATGATTCTAAATTTTTAAATGAAGAACCACTCATACCTAAGACAACACCAATACCAGTAGAACTATCTGCCCTATCTTTATAAGCATCGCTGGCTAAACTACCACCAATACCCTCAATAGTACATTCTAGCATCTCATTCCTAACTGAATCAATGCTCAAAGCATTTGTAGGTACTTTATCTGTAGCAATCTTATCAGACTCAAACTCAGGAGAGAAACTAATAACCTGACTATCTCTCCTACCTGTATAAATCTCAAATTCACCACAAATCTCCATCTTTTGCTTTTTCCCACCAAAGGTAATAGAACGTATACCCTTTTTCATCTCTTCATCAGTGATACCATCTTTACCAATATCTACCTTAGCACCATTTGTAGCATTGTTTAAAGCACCATTTAAACCTGTAACACCACTAGCAACATCTTTAGGTAAATTAGCTTTAAGAACCTCACTAGTAGAAGTATTAGATATACCTGTAGTTGATGCAATAATACCACCCAAAGAACCCTCTTTAGTTAGTTGAGGTAATCGTTCCTTAATGATACCACCTATGCCATTATTAGTATCAAAAATCTTAGTTCCTATCTGTCCTTTATTGACGATATCTAACATAGAACTAGCACTGTCAATATATTTAGATATTTTAGACTTCTTACCTAATACATCAGACAAGTTACGAATAGCACCACTTATGCTAGTAACATCTTTATTACCATTTAAAGCACTATAAATACTCTGTGCTGTATCTACATACTTCTGCACTTTTTCTACTTTTTCTTTACCAACAACACTGGATAATAAATCTTTAGCCATAAACTTAGTATCTTTGATATCAAAATACTCTTTATTTTTATAAATTTCAACTAAAGCCTTAGCAGTAGAAACATACTTATCTAACTTAGTATTATCAATACCCAACTCTTTAGATAATAAAGATTCTATCTCTGTGTAGTCACCACTCTTAATCTTATCTTTATCTAAAGACATAACAGATGTTATTTTATCTTTAATTTTACCTATATTAGCACTTTGACTAGGTAATAATTTACCAACAATACTATCAGCTATACCACCATACAACTCCACTTTATTAGTATTCTTGTTATTTAATACCTTATCTCTATTTTCTGATATTAATTTAATAGCATCTGTAACAGTTGAAGATATTTTAGCAACATCTTTATTGTTACCAAATAAACTACTAACAGCACCAACATAAGTGTCTATTGACCTTTTATCGCCCTTAACACTACCAGTGAAATTATTCACTAAATCCACATATTTAGTAACGTCATCTGATATCTTATCTTTACCAATAACTTTAAGAAAAGCCTTAGTAATGTTATTAATGTCTGGCTTTTCTTTTAAAGCTAATGCAGTAGAAACTGTTTTATTTAAATCTAACCCCAAAACATCATGATGTAATGTGTTATCTCTATCAGAAATGAGATAAGACTCATACTGTTTTAACTCAGAAATTAACTCAGCAATATCGCTATTATCAGCCTCAGCAATAGCAACAGCTAAGTATTTTGTGATTGTATCTTCTAAAAAATCATTACCAAGCATTTCATCATCTGAAATATTACCTTGATAAGCAGAGCGACTTAACATATCTGGAACGCTATGCGTAGTAAACTCTACACCATTAATAACTCTACCCTTATTAGCAACATCTCTAGTAGAAACTGTCTCAACTTGTATATCTTTATAATATACAATCCGACTATACACATCTTGCACTAATCGTTTATTATAAGAAATGCCATCAGACTTAGTGTTATTACTTTTCAAAGATAATAGTATTGAGTTATAGATATCAACATAATGCAACTCCCTACACTTATTCTGCTTTATGGCACGATTAAATGCAAAAATCTTGCTATTCTTAATATTAGATTTAGCCATGAACACAGGTAGTACAGATACCACAAAAAATTGAACACCAATGCTCTCAAACTCTTTTGCTAACTGATTGTAGTACTCTACATAGTTGATAATATTATCTAAATCATTAAGACCCAACATCATGTAAACCCTACTACCCAACGTAGCCAATGATTTAATCTTATCTATGTTGTCTTTTAACCACCTATAGTTAGCTTTATCATCATACACATAGACTATATCTTTATTATTAGGTACTGATTCACTTAAATCCTTAACCCTAGCATCACCAACAAAGATAACCTTACCACTACCAGTAACACTAATATCACCATGATTATTAGCACCAAGTACAGGTGTTGATACACCCATAACTTTTAAATATGCATCACCACTTGTATTTCCCTGTGCATTAGCCATAGTTGTAGACGTTGAAGTTGTATTTTCTTCCATTTTCTTGTATGTAACAACAGTCATATCACCATACATCTCATTAGGAACAAAGTATGCTTTTTCTACACCATCAACAACTTGTGTAAAATACCTATACCCAGGCTTATCTGAATCTAAAGGCTCAGACTTCTCTAACAACTCATCTGAGATAAACTCCCTCATATTCTTAGTTTCAGTCTTAAACTCTTTAGGTTTGCCATCTTCACCTAAAATAGGTTTTGTTTCTACAATACGTCCAATCTCAATACCAGCTTTTTGACACATCGCACGTACAATCTCTGATGGTTTACCACCATACGTAGCAACATCAAATGTCATATTCAACTTTTGTGTAGAGGTAACATCAGACTCAGCTACACAATTTAATGTCAAAGTTAATGCTGGCCCCTCAAAGTTTAATGTGTATTTCAAAGCCTTACCAATTAAAGAAATATCTTCAATTACTTGACCTTTCCTATTACACCAACCATACCTACATCTAACATTACCCTCTTGTTTAGCCTTTACATTCTTCTTAGTACCCTCTTTATGGTCTTTATCTTTCTTTTCATCATCTTTTGTATATGTATTTGACTTTTCAGCCTCTTCGTCTTTTTTCTTTTCCTCAGACTGTTTCCACTCTATATTACCCTTAGTAACATCGTTGCCTATATCTTTTAGCTGTTTAGCTGTTTTCCAATTCTTACCCACAGGTATAGCGTTAGCCAACAACTCCTCGATACGTAAAGCTGTATCATCATACAACTCAATATCAAAAGTAGAACCAGATAAGTCTTGATTAGACTTACCTTTACGTTCTACATTTAAACTCATTACAGACTCATTGTAATCTTTATTACCAAAGTATGATATATTATGACCATCTATAGTTAAATCAATGAAAGCATAAAGAGGTTGATGACCACTCAAATCTCTTGTTATTTGACTCTCTTTAAATTCACTCATATCTGAATAGCACCTGTTTCATATATTGATTCAATAGCTGGTATTCTAAGAACAACACCAGCCGGTATATCTAAAGGATTATCAATCCTGTTCATAACAGCAATCGCCCAATACATTAAAGGTGTACCATAGAATTTATTAGATATCAAATCTAACCTATTCTCATAACCCTTTTCTACTGAATAATATATGTCCCTATTACTTTCCCTAATCTCTATCTTATTAGGTGTCTCAATGTATGTATTCCCATCTAAATTTACTAACCTCTTTAAATTAGAATATCTAGATATTTTATCTTGTCTACTTTTAAATGATTGTGTTATCTCAGTTTTAATCAATGACGGCTTATTCATTAACACACCTACCTAACAGGCCCTTCATCAAACACATTATCAGCTTGCATTAATGACCTTGCCCTAATCTCTGTAAAACTAAAACTTATTTGAACATCAGAATATGTAGGTGAACTATTCCCACCTAAAGATTCACTATCAAGAGTATCACCTAAGATAGTGCCAGCCGCACCACCCCACTCAATACTCACTGAGTTTACAATAGCTGTAATATTAATCATAGCACCAAACCTAACGTAACAATAAGGTGGTGTAACTAAGCTACCTGTATACTTAGGATATACTAGTTTTTTACACTCTAATACAACATTCTCCATATCAGGTACAATATCCTTATGAAGTGTAACGCTATAAGAAACAGTTCTTGCTTCACTACCCTCATAGTTAAAATAAGGAGATGACCTACCCATCGGCTGTTGTTGACCAAAACTAGCACCATAATCCTCAGATACATCTGTAGGTAGTGTAGCAAAATTAATCTTAGTGCCTGTAACTAAATTAACAATATAGCATGGAATAATTGTAGTAGGATTCCATTGCATAGTTGTTACACCACTCTTACCTACTGACATTGAATAATTATCAGAACTGAAATCATTAGCCATATACTACAATCACCACCTATACTTTCAACAAATTATTAACGGAAGAATCAGAACCAAAACCATTTCCCCTATAATTAGAATTACTACTAGCTACAACATTAATTAATGCATCTAACTTGCTTTCTAACCTAGATACTTGCCATTTAATAGCATCAACAATATCATCAGAACCACCATTATCTGTAGGTAATCCAACAGCATTAGAAGTGCTATCTGAACTTAAAGGATTCTTATCAGCTGGTACTACCATCTCACCCTCATGAATTAACGCTACTTGTGTATCTGGCACCCACGGTGTACCTTGTGCATACTGAGGTGTCCCTTTAGTGTTTTCTTCATAGAATTTTTTAGATTTTTCTAATCGACTAGCGGCAGAATTAGCACCAAAACCCTCATAGTTTGTACCAAATATTTCAGATGCTTGGTCAACAGTAATATTTCCCTTTAATGCATTTGATGTATCAGAATAACTTTCTTGTAACTCTTTTAACAAGAATTCTAACTGAGTTTGGAAGTCAGCAACACTAGTACCCTTAGACTGTGCATAATCCCACAAAGCACTCTTACGACCACTATCAGTCCACTGTGCTAAACCAAAACCACGTGAATCGGCAAGAAAAGCATCCTTACTAGCTGTAATCTGTTTTACTAAGTCCTCATTAGTAGTACCACCATCATTTTCAATAGCACCACTTCTAAAGCCACTCTCTTCATGCAAGTTACCTAGAATACCAGCAATACCCTCAGCAGAATAACCAGCATTAGCTAAGAAATCCCAAATCTTTTTGCCATCACCATTACCTGTAGACATGTTAGCTGGCTTTCCACCACCAGAAGAACCACCACTAGATGAAGAACCCCCACCTTTTAAGAATTCTTTCAATTTATCGAAGATAGAACCACTATCACCCATCAAGTTACCTAAGATACCACCACTACCCAAGTTGAGTAGATGCTTAAATATATTACCAAATAAGCCACCCTCACCATAAGTATCTTGACCTGTAATACCAAATACACCTCTAAACACTCTCTCTAGAACAGACCTACCTTGACCAACTTCACCATCAATGCCCAAAGCATCAATTAAACTATTACCACCTGTGATAGGTATACCACCATCAGACCTAACAGCACCAGCTTGTTGAGAAGTTAAAACTGCTTCACCTTTGTGCAAGAAAGCAGGATAATTATCATATGGAACTTCCGATAAACCATCAGCATGAGAACCAAAAGAACCTATAAGACTAGAAACCATTCCAAAAGGAGTTGCTAAAGCCATAGTCTTCATCAATGTGTTAGTGTTATCACCTGTACTTGCATCAGGATTATTTTTAGTCATACCTAACAAACTACCTATCCATGAATCTGCAATCAAATCATGTACGGCGTCAAATGCTGATGTGAATACACCAATAATCTTATCAGGTATAGCAGAAATATATTCTGTTAAAGAGTTAAATGCACTAGCTATCCTATCACCACCAATAGCATTAGCTATAGCACCTAAAATAGCACCAACTAAAGCACCTAACGGCCCACCAACTACAAAACCAGCGGCACCACCTTTTAATGCACCACCCATTACAGTAAATAAATCGTCCATAAAGTTTTCACACTTTATACCACTACCAGTACCGAATATAGCACCAATTAGACCACTCATAACAGTTTGTAGTAAATTATGGTCTTTACCAAACCACTCATCTGCTTTACCAATCCCACTAAAGAAATCTAATATTACATCAAAGAAACCACCAACAATAGGTATAACTTTACCAAGAACCTTAAATATACCACCACTGAATAACTTAGATGCTAACTTTCCAATCCCTGTGCTACCAATCTTATCAAATATCTTTCCAAAGAAACTAGAGAATACTCCACCTAACTTAGAACCTACCTTAGAAAATGCCTTTATCATCTTATCAGGAGCATTAGCATAAAAGACCTTACCAACCCATGAGAATACACTCTTGAACTTATCAATAATAGTAGATATGAAAGAACCCTTACCTGTAAATAAAGTCCTTAATCCATTCTCAATACCTTGACTTAATGCACCCTTAGAACTGAATAATGTTTTAAATCCACCACCAGACAAGAACTTACCAAAACTCTTGAATGGAGTTGAAACCATCTTCAACATGTCTTTTACATCACTCCACCTATCAGAAATTGTATAGGCTATGATGGCGTAATTAGCCATATTGGCGGCTTTAATATCTAACTCACCAAAGAAATCTGATACCATTCTAACAGGAAATGAATCAGAAAGCCAATTCCCTATCTTCTCTATCGGCCCACTAGCATACCCAGCCATGTTTTCAGCATTAGAACCATTTAAATTAGAGTTCTTATTGATGTTATCTGTAACTTTTTTCAAATCACCTGTCAAAGAATCAGCATCAGCGAACATCTGTGCCACAGCATCAGAACTGAACCCCATAGACTCCCTTAACTGATTTAAAGCATATTGGTCATCCTTATTAGCTATGAATAAATCTTGCATTTGTTTCATAACAATATCTGACTGACCACTATCAATAGCACCTCTGAACTCCTCGGCACTCATACCAGACCTAGCCATGAAATTCATGAAGTCGTCATCTTTAAGAAGTTCAGGTACAGACATCTTAGACCACTCTACAATCTTACCACCGGCTTCTTCAACACCCTTGTTATATTGCTGTTGTTGAATACCTTCCATTATTGCAAGAGATTTAGTCATGCCCTTAAACTTAACAGAATCCTTCTTAGAAAGACCATATAAGTCCTCAATATGCTCATTCATTGAAGATAACATAGCATTACTATCTACAGTTAAATCCTTATCAGAACCTAACCCTGTAGCTATATTTGACATCTCTTTGAGTAACTCACCCTTACCACCATTATTAATATCCATTTTAATAATGCTCGATAAATCACTAATATTGGCGTCTATTGCAGTATGTAAACTTGCAACCTCTTTAAGATAAGGGTCTAACTGTTTAGCAGTCTTCATACCCATCTCATCCATAATACCATTAACTAACTCAGATGCCTCATTCCTACCCATAGAATATGATGAATCTACCACACTACCAATCATCTTTTGATAATCACCTTTAGTGATATTGCCATTTAACTTAGCACTTCTCTCACGGAAATTATCAATAAATGAGTCAGTGATATCAGTCAAACTGCTTTTAACACTATCAGCCATATCAGTTAATTCCAATGCCACAGCGGCGTCCCTAATGCCTTTAGAGAAACGCTTAATCCTATCTGTGAAAGATGCTGTCATACCAACCATCTCTTCATCAAATTCATCTGATATCTCACCAAAACGCTTAGCAACAGTCTCTTTCATAGTTGTCAGACTTTCATCTGCAACTGAAATCATACCTTTATAATACTTACGTGTTGTATTATCCATATACTTAGCATACAGATTAAACTCACGCTTCATATCTGCCAAACTATCCTCTAAGATAGCCTGTTGACCATCCATGCTATCTTTAAGCATACCTTTTGCTGTTTTACTTGAAGTACTATAGAATGACTCTAACATCGTCATCTGAGAATCTAACATCTTAGCAAAACGCTTTTCACGTTTAGCTATGTTCTTCTCAACACGTTTAGCTTCTTTTTCTTCTATCTGTTGTATACGCTTATTCAGTTGTTTTCTATCCTGTAACTCACCCATATATACAACCTTTTACTAAAATATAAAGAGAAGAGGCTATCTTCTCCTACCCCTAGAAGCTTTTTTCTCTTTGGCGGATTTGATAGCCTCATCTTGTGCTTTTTTCTCTTCTTTTTTCTGTTCAACTAGAATCTGATACATTGTCCTTCTCTCCAAAGAACTCATATTTTCAACAGATTCATATGATATCTTACCAAAATATGCTAGTTGAAACTCCTCTTTCATCAAAGAACGAAAAGCAGTAAATCTTATATCTCTAGCCTTTTTATTATATTCGTCTGAATTAAACTCACTTAATTGTGGGACGAAAGAACTCGCTAGTAATCGGCATAGCAAAATCATATAACTCACCACAAGAAGTACACTCATGGTCTACGATTGTATCTACACCAACAATAATACTATTAATAACTGTCTGCATTTTAGCACTATCCAAAGATACCATATTCTCTACATAACTACGTGCATCTACAAAATCAACAGGTTTGCCATTAATAGCTGTAATGTATTTTGCCATCCTACAAATATACATTACTTCTTTATAGTTTTGATTAAACTGTTTTGCGAACCTACGTGCATATTTCTCTACATATTCTGTATCTGAATTTCTAAGTAAACGTAATGACAAAGTATCACCACTAGCAGGCAACTCAACATTAATCGGTTCTGTGAAATTATCATCTAAATACATAATATCAAAATCAGATAAGCTAATCTCATGCTCATCTACAGAACCACAATGAGGACAAGTAGAACGCACTTTATATTTATCACCGAATGTAACCATACGTAATTGCAAGATTAAGAACATCTCATCTGCACTAATCAAACGATTAATATCAATGTTCTCAGGAGAAACAATACAGTTCCTCAAAATCTTCTTAAACACATCAGCACCCTGACTAGCATACATGATTTTCTCATCTTTTGTAGTCATACCACGTAATGTAATATTAGCAGGGATATTATCCTCTTTATATAAAATGCCTTTAGATGGCAACAATACAGTAGATTCATAAGCTAACTTAGTTTTCTTAGAGCCAGCCTCTGTATTTTCCCTATCTAATTCTTTAGCAATCAAATCTTCTTTCTTTGTATCTTCCACTTTGACCTCTTCTTTTGTAGGAATACTTTCAACAGAATATGAAGTAATATCTTTTTCTACAACAGTAGATGTAACGTCAGATGTAGTATCACCAAAAACATCTGCACCTAAATTAAATTTATTATCTTCCACTTTAAAACCTCGTCTTTTGTATAATAAAAAACTATCTAAATTGTAATGAAACTACCTAACTGTATATATACTATATAACAATTTAATAATTAACACAAAAATAGAGATAGTAAAAAGTATTACTATCTCTACTATATTCAATATAACCATTAATCTATTTTAAGAAATCATTCCTTGACAATCGCTTACGATATATGTCCTCTATATTTTTAATAGCCATATCTGAAACATGATTATGAAAATCTGCATGCTTTCTACAGAAATGCTCATAATACGTAATGTCTGTCATTATATGGTCAAAACTTTCCTTAGATTTAGCTACATTATGCAGTAAATCATCATTAAATTCCAATAATCTAGACCTTGCGTTAATTGCCCTAGTTTCAGAAACCTCATAAGATAGTTTGTCTATTCCCCTACTGTTAGACTCCCCTAACTTTTCCAATTTCTCAACCCTATCAATTACTTCTTTATTCAATTCTCTACCTATAATAGACAATATAATAGATAAAGGATTGAACTCAATAGGAGATATTTGTATGATTGTCAGTAAAAGTAATGTTGCTATTGAAACATCACCTATACTTATGTTCATACCCAACACAGATAACATCTCAATTAAATTCATAAAACACCACCTCTACTACATGAAAACATGATTATCTGCAACTAGCTTTAGTATTTCTATCGAAAAGTACTGTGAAATTTACATATAACCATCTAATGTAAAAGTAGATTGTGATGCTATTCTATCTACTCTAAACCCCTCTGATTATGTATATAAGATGAAGTTAAGATATAAACAACAAGAATAATACCTCAACCACATGAAACTTATATATAAAACTCTATCACCAAAAACACTACAACTTAATATAAACAATTAAATTTTTATTAAACTGCTATACAAAAAGAAAAAGAGTGTTACATTGATAAGAGCCGAAGTAATCAATGTAACACTCTAACGGAGAAAAATATATGCAACAAAGCATACTTATCATGAAAAACCTAATTTTTCCAATAAGAAAGACAATATGTAAATTTACTGTTACGCTACGAAAGGAAATAAACAAACGTAACAGTAAAAAGGGAGGTATATGTAGATGTAACGCAATCACCTACATATAATAGATGAGTAACCACTCTCATCTACTACATACAATATACCACAAGAAAAACAATATGTAAACCCCAGATAGAAAAACCATCCCCAAATTGTATATAAATTAAAAAAGCTAACACCATATTCTGATGTCAGCTTTTTTAATTGACCATGGCTGTTAATCAACATAATTAATTATAGTACATGTAATTAATTATGTCAATAACCAATGAATCCACCTTAACCTCATAAACTCCTTAATATGAGAACACATAAAGATAAGTATGAAACCACACACAAACATTATAACACAAAAATAGGACGTAGCATACACTACGTCCTATAAAACTAACTAAATTAGTCTGTACCATAAATATGCGTATTTTGTCCATCACGTACAAGATATGCAGTATCTACAGACAAGTTCATACTAATTTGTTTCTTATCACCACTAGAGTAGTCTAATTCACCTAAGTCTAAACTAGTCGGCCAACAACCATCACATTGCCATTTCCTCAATACTTCACCATTCGGACCATATTGAACAATCATACATGTACGTTTATAGTTATTCGCCCAACCAACTTTACCAGTCTTAGGATTATAAACTTTCATCCTCCATTGCCATAGAATATTCTCTACGTCAGGTTCGATAAAGTCTTTTACAGCAACTGTAATATCATCAGTAGTTGCTTTACCAGCTACCTTGATTTGTGAGTTACCATAATCCAACTCAATAGGGTCATTAGATACAGTAGGTAGACCTGTGCTATCACAAGCCAACTCAATAATATCACCACTTGAAGATGATGTATTATTAGAGAACTCACTTAAATCTACAATAAACCTAAAGTTATTGGTACGTTGAACCTCATATGTTGAGTCCATGGACATGAAAGCGGCATTTAATTGACTCATATCATATCCCCCTTATTAGTTAAAACTAGCACTATAATTCATTATGTTGAAAGTCAAACTAATGAACTCAGCGGCTTTAATTGGTTTAACGTAAATACTGATAGGCATACGGTTGTTTTCATAATCTTGTGCTGTAGCTTCCAACACAATTTTATAATCATATAAACCACCATTATTTTTAGCATTAATCAAAACTGGCTCGATAAGAGTTTTCCAACGCTCCCAAGTAGCATCATAGTTTTGCTCGAATACAAAGTACCTAGACTTCATAGCAATGCTGCGTTCTAAGAAACTCATTAACCTACGAACATTAACCCTGTCCAATGCAGTTGGTTGACGTTGAAGTGTTTTGTTACCCCAGATAACAATACCTTGACCGATAAAGTTTGTGATACAGTTTACAACATTCCTATGACCATACAAAGCATCACGTTCACCTTGTGTAGGTGAATACTCTGTATTAATAGCTTTAGTAATCCTACCACGATTCAAGCCAGCAGGTGCTAACCAAGGGAAACCTACCTTATCATTATATGCATACTGACCAGCTACGAAACCACTAGGTGGTAGCCAAATGTTTTTATTAGTGAAACTATCGCTAATTTGTAACCACGGCCAATACAATGCACCATAAGAAGTATCAAGACCATTTTGATTAGTATATGAACCCTTACCATTTGACCAATTAACCATCTCCTGTACACCCATACCGAATGGTGGGTCTACGATAAAGATAGAATCAGCACGGTTTTCAACAATATGTAAACCAGCCTTAATAACACTAGCATCACTCCAACCACTAGCAGTTAATACATCGATAGTAACTGTTTCTGGGTTAGAGAAACTTTGTAAACCACCACCAGAAACATCACCAATGATGTCACTAGCAGTAATGCCTAAGATACCATCATCACCACCACTAAAGATTAATGTATCTTCAGTATAGTTAACAGATGTATCTGTATCTACTTTAGCATTAACACGAATAGAGCCATTATTAATAATAGTCTCAACAAATCGTGGAGATTTAGGGTCTAAAGATAATGTACTGAATTGCTCAACAACATTACCATTTTCATCAACAATGCTTACATTAAATGTTTGAGTAAACTCATCAATAGCACTGAAAATAGCAGAACACCCATTTAATTTAGAATCAAAGTATTTTGACTCTAAGAGTACTTTATTTGTACCCTTTTTACCGGCATGTGCATTAGAACCAGTGTTTCCGCCTTTTACAGCATCTCCCAACACAAACTCTTTTGCAGATACATCACCTGTAGATTGTAACTCAACACGAATCAATTTTGATTTAGCATTAATTACAGCTTCTACAAAGTTTTCTTCTGAGGAAGTCAAAGTTAAATCTTCAAACTTTTCTTTCTCTACATCCTGTGCATCTTTAATAGTCACACTGAATTTACCACCAGTCAAAGCAGACTGAATGATTTTAAGACCATTACTAGCCTCACCAATTACAGCAGAACGATAAAGAACTTTATCAGTACCGATTTTACCTGATGTAGCTTTAGTACCACCACGTACAACACGTGTATAGATAACTTGACTGGCATGTGTTAGTGCCATTAATGCACTATACAAACCATACTCACCCTCAACAGGCTCACCAAAAGTTTTAATCAACTCTTGTTGTGAAGAGATAAGTGTAGGAACACCAACTGGACCGAACCTAGCACCACCCACCATACCAATAATACAAGTAGAGGAGTCTGTAGTATATTGACTTTTGTCAACCTCATTCATGTATACACCAGGACTTAACATTGTTAGTGTAGCCATTATATCCCCCTCAAAAACGGATAATTTATATTATAATATAAGTTATTCACTTTACCCATCTTTTGTACATATAAATCTTTTCCTTAGTATACACAGATATTTATTGTTTTTAATGTTTTCAAAACCTATATATAAAAGAACGTATCCAAATATATGAATACGTTCTAACTATATCTATTTAATTTTATGATACCCATCTGATGACTCGTCATTAGCAAGATTTAACTCATCTCTAGTTCTAACACCAGGACTTATACCATCAGTATTAAAATCAAACCCATCTGAGTTGTTTTTACCATTTTTAGGTTTAATTTTATTTAAATCACTATCATCTAAAGGTAAATCATGAATGTCTATAATGATTTTATCAACTTCTAATGCTTTATCTACACGATAGATATATGCATGGTCAATGTTAATTGTTATAGACTTTCTATAAAACCGATTTGTCTCAGCAAAACCACTCACATCAGTATTATCACTAACACCATCTTCTAGTGCTAATTGAAACTCCTGTACATGGTCGCCAATGTCCATAAACTGAACCCTAAGATATGGTCTTTCAGAAAACTCCATCAATAACTCAGAAATGATACCATCACACACATCACGTTTAGTAGCATATACATCTATCTGATACTGCAACATAACTGGAAGTGAATGTACCATAACACGCTTATCTCTAAATTCTACACCATCTTCATTTCTAGCTTTCTGATTAGTCCAACCTCTTCTAACTTGACTATCATTATAGAATTCATAATTAACAGAGAAATCAGGTAACCGACTAATACCAATAAATGGCATGACTACCTTCCCTTGATGCTCTCTTGCATTAGTAATGAATTGCTCATCTACATCAGCAAAAAATACCTCATCATATAGACTATGTACCCTATCGTACATAGCTAAATCATATTGATATAAAGGACTATGCATACACTACACCCACTACCTCCTATTCCTACCTTTAGAAGATTTAATAACAGACTTATTTCTAAGGTACAAATAAGGAACTCTACTATTTTTAATCTTATCTAACTCTTTTAAATACATCTTATAATACCTAGATATATGTTTTGAAATATAACTTGCTATAGGTCTAAACAACGGACGTGCTGGCATTGTCTTCTTACCATTAATAGTATTTCTATTTGTACCATATTCTACATATCTTGCAATAATATTAACTTGAACCCCACTATTAGGATATACTTGTTTCTGTTGAAATCCTACAGCAATAAAGTTATTGAACTTCTTGAATATAGTAATATTATTTTTAAGATACCCAGTGGCTTCCCATGTATTCAAAGAGAAACCCATACGCTTTTTATATGTTAAGTATGATACAGATAACGGCGCCCACTTAGTACCTTTATACCTTTGTGTATCAATAGCACGTTCAAACTCTTTAGCTAATGTTACAGCCATAAAGATTAGGAAGTCTTTGTAATAAAGACTTCCTAACTCCTTTTGTATACGCTTAGAACCTAACTTAAACATATGCTGTGAAACAGTGATATAAATCCCATCTATATGTTCCATCTCAACAACACTACGTAGTATCTTCATATGATACTCCTATTAGAATTTACGTTTCCTTACTGTCATAGAACCACCACGAACAGCATCTACTTTTTTATCAAAGTCTTTCCTAAAATCACCCTGACTTAAATAGTTCTTAGGTGCTTTAGGGTCAACTTCATTCCTACCAGTAACAACCATAACTTTACGATATACTTTATCTGGTACAACAAATGTAGAACCTTTTTTCTCTAATGCAATTACCCTATTCTGTTCTAATGCTTTCTTTTCTTCAGCAGATAATTCTTTAGCATCTGCACCAGAACTAAATACAATCCATGCGGAATCACAGAATTTAGCACCTTGACCTTCTAAGAAACCAAATACAGATGCTTTAACATTATTATGTGTTGAATGGAATACTTCATCAGGAACAGTCCTATCACGTTTCATATTCCTAATGAAAGCCTCTTCCCTATTAGCTACTACCCACACTAATGAAACTTTATAACCAATAGTCTTACACATTTTAGCAATATTAGTAATCTTAGACTCCTCATCACCTGTAATATCAAAAATGATATTAGGTAACTTATCAGCCATAATAGATTTAAAGAAAGCTTCCTCTCTTTTATCTTTAAGTTTTAAATCTTTAACTTTTTGATGTAGTAAAGAAACATCTTCAGGGTTTTTAAAGTTGTAATCACCATTACGTTCATCGTCAAAGACACCACTTTTAGCACCCTTAACATACAACTGTTTTAATTCATCAACATCAAATGTCTTTCCTTGCAACATAATTATGTTTTTTAAAGCAAAACCCTTCCCTGAACCTGCTCCGCCAGCCATAATAACTGCATGACCAAAGTTAGGATTGACTTTACCATCGAATGTAACAACTTTTGCTTCATTGATATTGCTATCAATTAACTGACCACGTAAAGATTCTACAATCAAATCACTACTATATCTCATTCTACACTATAAACCTCAATTTATATTAAATCTACCACCACGAATATCTTTATCTTTTTTATCTTTCTTTGGTATTTTATAATCTTCGATAACATCAAAGTTATCTATATACTTTTTCCCATCCACAGACTCAAAAGTTGTAGACATATTATCTTCAGACTCTGTATATCCCACATTATTACTTTCTGTATCTGAGAAGTTTAAATTATCTGATGAACCATTGCTATCATCATTATCTACTATTTGATTTACATAGGAATCATGTTCATAGGTTCTATAATCAGCAGATGTATTATAGTCAGAACTATAACCATCCTCTAACTGTTTACTCATATATTCAGTATGTCTAGGTCTAACCTCACTACGTTTTAAGAAATGCTCACCATTTAATTCTATCATAGTAAAATCATTCATACGCTCAGGTGCTAACTTACACACCCAATACACACCATACACACTATCCATCTTCTTATCTGTAACCCTAAAATCAGCAGTAGATATACCACCAAAATAATATAATCGTATAATAGAGTTCTCTTTGACATCAAGTAACTCTTTTGTCATCCAATCCTTATACATTGGTAAATATACTAATTCAGGTCGCTCATCATCTTCAGTATACCAACCCAAATTTTTAAGTACTTTAACTTTAGGAGCATCATCAAATATAACAGGTAAACGAATGGCGTCATCCCACATTAAATTTAAATCTTGATTGAAATCCTGTTTCTCATATTTACAATTATAGAAATCTACTGTAATACCTGTATGTAACGCTGATTCCCAAAACATTCTCCTCTGTAACTCAATATCTTCATTGACAATAATAGGATTATTTACACTATGCTGTCTCTCTAACTGATATCGCCAATCTTTACCATACTCATCAGCCATATCTACACCCTACTTTGAATTTAATGTCATAAAATCTTTGAAAGAACTAAACCCTACCGCATTTCCGGTCTTTTTAGAGATATTCTTATCCAAGTCTTTACCTTTAGTTAAAAGATAATTAAATACTGTGTTTGAAACATCAACAGCTACCTTGCTAAACTCAGTAGATACAAATATATAATCCTTAACACAATCAATATTACATTTAACTTTAAACGGTTTAAATGTATTTAAAGTTGTTACAGGAGCATCTAACTCTTGTACTATAATCTGTTTAGCTACAATAGTTGTTTTACCACTTGATGTATCCTCAGATGTGTATGAACCATCACACCTAACAATAACATTAATTCTAGCATCTACATCAGTATTAGTAACAAAATATTCAATATCTAATGTAAAAGTATCAGCTTTAATCTTATGAACCCTAAACCCAACTTCAACCTTATTAAATTTACTACTCAATGCACCTTTCAAAGGAGTGAAAGCCTTACTATTGCCTATTTTACGTAAATCACCCATTACAGACTCATTTACAATAGTAGCTTTAACACCCTCTAAGATTGAGTCATATTTTGTTTTCTTTGTTAAAATTACCATATATTACCACCACTAAAAATGCACAAAATCTCAAACAATTCATACATTATATATAACTAACTATGACATAAGAAAAAGAGATACTATAGTTAGTATCTCTTTAGGTTAATACTTTTACTTTTTAAAATAAAATTCTTTTCCTAATACTTCCATATCTTTTTTAGGAAATTTACCTACAACTCTATATAATGTAGTACCATCTTCGTCTGAGAAAAACTTACCGAACTCAAAGTATAATACATCTGTATCTACTTTATCTGTGATATACTCTCTATCTTCTACAGGACATACTAAATCAATACATACGTCCTTAAAGAACTGTGAAAAACTATCATGAGATAGAAAACCTACTGATTGACCATCTTGATAGATTCCATATACGGTCTTAACTGCTTCCATATTTAGTGCCTCCAACTAATATACCCACTGAGAAAGATAATTACCACTAACATTATCATAATGTTTTAAAATGATAGATTTATAACCTACTATCTTAGCGACATTAATAGCGGAAATAGTTGCAGATGTTAAACCTGTAACGTAAATCACTAAAACATCAGCGTCTCTAGTGATACTCTTAATAGCAACTTCCTCTAACTTAGAGAAATCATTTACATCATCTATATTTGTATAGATGAATTTATCTACAGGTAAATTATGTCTATCACTAATTAGCCCATATTCAGCTACCTCAACAGACACAGGCTCACAATCCCAACACCCATTGAAATTTAATTCAATGTAATCTTCAATTTCAGAAATACTATCAAATAATTTACCACCATACATGAACTTTCTCATTTTATTTCTCCCTATATTATAACACACTATTTTAAATCTACTAAGTAATGTTGAATCCCATCACCATCCATAGCATGAATTGAATTTTTATGTACTAACTTCCATCTGAAAGTTTTGTACTTAGTTGACTCGATATAATCAAGTAACTTACAAACTTCATCTTCAGTATAATTACCCTTAGCAACTAACTCGTTTAGGGTAATTTCATATTTAGAATTATCCTCACCACTAACTGCATAAATTTTAAAGTTTTTCATTTTATTACTCCTTCTAATTATCACCCTTACCACACCTATAGTATACCATACCTATACTAAGTTGTAAAGTTTTGTTAAGTTATTTTTTTGAAAAAATAAGAGGTATGATGTCAACGCATCATACCTCTAAACTATCTAAAGTATATACTCTTATTCAGTTGTCATTACAATATTAGTATTGCAAGTCCATGTAACGTCTACCATGTTGAATAGCATCTTCATAACTATTCATTACGATATCAACATGATTATAGTCACCACTACCAATCCTATCACCTACGATGTATGGAACACCATCTAACCACACTTGTGTACCCAAAGGTAAAAAATCAAGTGCAACATATCCTTCTTGAATCCATAAGCCATTCGCCATGTACCCAGCTTGCTCATGAGGAGTATATGCAGTAGTCATTACCTGACGAGCATCTGCAATTCCAACAAACCCAAAAAGAACACCACAAAATGTTAGAATTGATAATAAAGCCTTAATCTTATTAGACATAGATTAGAACGGCCTCCTTTCGTTTCGTTATGCTTTTGTTATCCATCATCATTGTAATCGGCTAAAACTTGCTCCCTACAACTAAGATAATAAACATACGCTTCACTACTTCTACTTGTGCAGTCGTTATTCTCACACTTCATAAGAATAATACACTTTTATTATACAACTTTCTAGAAAGAATGTACAACTATTATTTATATAACCATATTAACAACTAAATAACAACTAATATTAAAAACCTAAAATAACACTCATCTCTTCTAACATAGAAATATAATCTAAATAAGCTTTATATAAGTCGGAATCTCTAGCTATCCCACTAGAATCCATATAAAAAGATAATATACCCTTAATAATATTTCTTTCTTCTGTTATATACCTAAAATAACATTTTGATACACTTGTTGTACAACTATTAAGACCTTTATGAACTCGAATCTTAACGAAAGTATGCTCACCTAAAGAAATATCTAATGTACCACTAGTAAATAAAAATTTATCACTCTGTCTAATAGGTGAAAGATACGTACCAATCTTAATAACACCCTTTCCACCTATATAGTTGAATTCTCTACTATACTGAAAGTTACCATTACCACTCACATAATCTAAAATATTATCGCATCTATCAATCTCATATAACATAATAGACGATGCAATTCTGGCTAATAATTCATTACTCTCTTTATGTAATTCATTAAATCTATTAGCATTAATCTCCTTATAGCTATACATCCTCATTACCCCTCTTAATAATTTCAGACAAGGTAGACCAATGACCACCTACAAATGACTTTACATCTTTTGTATCTAATTTACGATTAGACATTTCATGTTCAGTATAATGAAATCTCCACTCTTCCATACCATCGCAAATCTCATGACGATAGAAATAGCCTTTAGTAGTGAATATCCTCAAATCAATCGCTACCTCAGGAGAACCATAACCTCTATTATAATAATCATGTCTTGCTACATCACAGAAATCTTCCCATGTCATGTAACCACAGCTAGTCATGATAAATAATACATCTTTTGTCCGCATACCATACTCATGTAAACTACGAATGAAATCAGTAATTAAATGTGTATTACCACGTCTTTTAATTCTACTAAGAACCTTACCCACAACTTAATCTCCTTTTAAATATTATAAGTAATATATCTACAAAGTAATCTTACCATAAGTGTAAAGTTTTGTAAACAAAAAAGAGTGTATGAACGAATCATACACTCAACTAATTAACTTTATTTAGTAACATACCAAACTAAACACGATAAAAGAGTTATAACAGTATAAGATACTAACATGTAAACTATACATTCCCTATTACTATTAAATTTTTCAGTATCACAAAACGTAAAAAATGTATACAAAAATGACACAATAAGAAACATAAACACAATAATAAAAATCATAATCTAACCCCTAAATAATAGCTCTATCCCAATCATAGACAAAACGAATAACAGGAGCATAGTTGAAACAGTTAATAGATAATACCACATGCTCTTGTCAGCAAAATAATCCTGTATCATAGATAGTACTAATACAAAAATCGTCAACACTATAATAAAAGAAACTAATCCCATATATCACCTATATACACAAAAATCTATTAGCGTACATAATTGCACGTTTTACATTCTCAAACTTAGTTACATGATTAGTACACTCTTGAACATGTACTTGATTATCAGCGAAGAATATAAAATTAATTTCCCACTCTTTAACTGTATAACTAATTGTAATTGTGCTATCTTCATGTACAGACACATCAACATCAGTACAAGACATAGGTCTTTCTAATTTTGTTCCTTTTACAAAATCAATTACATTCTTACATTGATTATTTAAATCTAGTGTATTATATTCTTTCCTAAAGAACTTAATTAACTCAATAATATCCTCTTCTGAATGTACTACCATAATATAATCCCCCTTTAAAATATTAATTAAATGCCACTATTATCTAATACATCAGTAAACTCTTTAATAGCATCATCAACTGTCATAGAATCAATGTACATTAAATCTACAACATTATGCTCATCACTTAATGTATCGTAATGATACATACTAATAATATCTGTAGGTAAAAACTCAACATCTAAATGTGTACCATTCACAGCTTCAATAGAGATAAGAATACTACCAATCGTTGAAGAAGTAATTGTAACACCACATCTACGATACCATGGATTAGTACTATCTAAACCATATACTGATTTAATGAACTCTTTAGCATTTGAAATAACATTAGATGCTACTGCATGTCCATCATCTAACTCAATGAAACCATCAATCGTATCAATCCAACCATCTAACTTAGATTTTTCTCTAAACACAATATCTCCTTTTATGAATAAAACAAACTCCTTAACGAATACTTATTTGTATATCCCAGGGAAAATACATTAAATTCTGTTATAAATATACAAAAGTATATCTAGAACTCATATCCATTCTTAATTAAATTCCTAAAATCACTATCAAAATACGGTGTAGCAATTCGATTATGCTTATTACCACTCATTTCACACAAGTAATATCCACTCACACTAGGTTTATAACCAGCACTCTTAGCATAATCAGGGAATACTTGAAAACTAGATTGATAAATATCCCACACTTGACGTGCTACTGGTTTTTTAACAAACTTATTGTGTTCAATCTTAACCCTTGCTCTAGTCATAGGCTTATGTTTATGCTCAAACCAATTTACATCAGCATTAAAGAAATCATATGCACCTTCAGTAGAACGATGTTTATGCAAAATTTGATGTACATATAGATTATCGTTTACATTAAAGTAAACAATACCCATACAACCCTTATACAATGATTTATCCCCCAACAGACTAGCTATCATCTCTTCAATAGTAATATACGCATCATTATATGCACGTTTAGGGTGATTACCCTCTACAATACCAATAAGCTGTCCACTTTCATATAAAGGTCTAATATCATCTACTAAAGTGTAAATCTGCTCACTACCACTACACCACTCTTCAAGTACATTACCTTTTGAGTTCTTAGTTGTTGTATTGGTACAATCACCACCAAGAATCACTTTACACCTATCACCTAATGATAATAGAAATTTAACAGTATCTTGTAAATACTTTCTATCATTTAAACCTTGATGCACATCTGATAATACGGCAAGAATTGCCCTATCACCCTCTACTCTACATTTAATAATATGTTGCTCGTAGCTTTTAGTTAATTTATCTAATTGTCCCATCTATGAATATCCTTTTAATTATCTTATCCTAAAAATAGTAGTGTTACTAGTTTATCTAACAACACTACTATTATATACATAAATTATAGCACAATTATGATATAAAACAATATAACTAATTAATTTCTGTAATAGATACTAACTCACCATCAACAAAAGTTAACTCACATGTTTTATTATTTTCATCTGTCAATGTAGCTACACACTTACCATTAGAATGAATATCTACATCCTGAGCAAAATTATATGTTTTGCCTTTATACGTAAATGAACTCATATTATCACCTCATTATAAGAAATCAAATGAATCGTCCATACTAGCGAATGCACTTTCAACACTAGCTAGACCATCACCACCAAAACTACTATTCATACCATCCTCAGACATAAACACATATGCCTCACCATCAGCATACACAGTTACTGGGTCATACATTGTCTGACCAGCACGATTTTTAAGTATTTGTACTTGTGCAGATTTTCTAGCTTTCAAATCCTCTGATGTATAAGTAGTAAATACCCTAGCACTACCACGTTCTAACTCATTCGCATCTGCTAAACATGTAATATCATATCTACCATCATTCCTACTTGCTTTTTGCCAAGAACTACGATTAATCTGTGCTAACAATATCATTGTTAACTGACGTACTTCCTCAGTACCATCTTCCTTAATCTCTTTCTTGAAATTTTGTGCTAAACGTCTAAAGAATGTCACATAACTATTAATCTGTGAGTTAGCATCATACGTAACACCCTGACCACTAAACTTACATAACTGAATATAATCTACGATAACACAATCAAGCTTACCACCTAACTTATCGTCTACTTTCTCTATAACACTAGAAATCTCACCAAAAGAGAAAGTCTTGAAATCAGACTCATCTAAAATAATAACCTTACCACGTTTTCTTGTATTACCCTCATCATCAATATAATCATTCTTTAAATCAGGTTCTACTTCATTAAAAATAAAATCTTCCTCATCATCTGTCATCGTACCCCATCGCATCTTAGCATGTGATACAAAGTTATATCGTTGGAATTTAGTACTATAACTATGACATGATAACAAGTTCCAATTAATATCTTCCTTTGGAGTCTCTAGTGATAAATAACAAATATTATACCCTAGCTCATAAGCGTTAAGATGTGCAATATTCAACGACATGGTTGTATTATGTGTTACATACCCATTTAAACAATATGTAGGAGAACCATCAACTGTCAAATCATACATATAGCACTCAGACTGTTCAATATCTGTAACAGTATTCCATGTTAACTCAGAACCAAAGAACTCATAGATATCATCTTTAGAGATAGGAATAAATTCACTGTTACCCAAATCTTCATCATGCATTTCAGATAAAGATAAATTGTTAGCAACTTCACTATATGTATCAGCACCAACTACATTAATAAAATGATGTAATGACACTGAACCTTTAATAAATAACTTACTATTTACAAAAACAGTAGAAATCCCTATTGCTGATAATAAACGACTTACAGAATATGCTTTCTTATCATTAAGAAAATACATAAAGGTTTTTCCACCCTTAATTACATAACCTATATGTCTAAATAACTCACTGATAAAAGCCTTCCAACAATTTAAACTTTCAGTAAATAAAGTATCATCAAAACATTCTCGTGTCTTAGCAATTAACTTAGCCTTTCCTACCCAATAAGACTCATTACCACGATAACCATCATGTGTACATTTCTTCAATGACTGTACAACTCTATCACCACATTTAAGATTTTGTGCTTCAACCCACTCTAAACCATTATCAGTTAAAACCCTAAATCTATGTATAGGAGATGTTTCAATAGGAATACCACCTATATAAATGATATATGAATTCTTAACACCCTCATCATGTACTGCTACAAGTTTACGCATACCAAATTCTGACTGTATCATCAAATCACTATGTACACCAATATTGTAAATCTCTTTCATTGTTAAAAGACCTCTATTAGTATACACACGTTCATTTTCTGATACACACTTGTATTGAGAAGTAAAACCAGCAATCGTAGTAACAGTGCCAGGACTCATACCACCTATCTTATCATCAATCTCAGGTATACCTGTAACTAAACCAACAGGTCGTAACTTCTTATTATCATACTCTTGCTTAGAATCTATTTCAATATTGATATCCTTAGCTTTATTACGATTAGACAATGATGTTAACTTAGTAAACTCTTGTGCAATATCATCTGTAATACCATCACTCTTTACCTTAGCATTTAACTCATCTAACCGATTAGCAATATACTTATTAACCCTCTTATCAATTAAGTTAAAAATATACACCCTAAAATCGTTTATACCAATCTCTTCTGCTACACGTAAATCATCCTCTACAGGATACTCACTAAACATTTTAACAAACAAATCTAAGCTAGGAGTCTCACCACTTACCTCATACGACTTTATAATAAAGTCCATGAATTTACGTTCTACATCACTAAGTACACCATCAATCTTAAATTGTTTCTTATAATTATCAGCTTCCTCTTCAAAGATTCTAAGATAATCCACATAATAAGGGTCTGACTTAGATAAACACGAATATATTACATTTCTCATTAACTCACTCCCTTATCAATATAAATCAGAAACATTGTTAGAAGTCTCTACTATCTCTTCTTTAACAACTTTATTTGTAGTACTTTTACGCTTTTTGCTAACCTTAACATCTTCATTAAAGATAGTAGGAATATCTTTATTTAAATCTATAATAGTAAATGTATCACCTGACTTAAATAAATCATAAATAGACTTAAAACCATCTCTATCTAGCATATCAGATGTAAAACCATGAAAATATAACCAATTTACTTTATTAGGTAACATACATCGATTAGTGATAACAGTACCAACTACACTAGCATTACGTGTAGGAATCATTTCCCTATTGATGTACAAACACAATACACGTTCAGTAATATCCTGTAGAGAATACATCTTATCCTCATCCATTAAATGAGTATTTTCACTACCCCTATTACCCCAAAAGATATCATGTAATTGCATCATACTACAATAGTAATACGATTGTAATGTTTCAAACTTACTCAACATAGCCAAGAATAACTCACGATGTATGTCCTGCCCACCAATAAATAGGATATTCTTATTAATATCTATGTTAGACAACAGCTTAGATAACATATCAATACGCTTACCATAAGAAACCCTATCTGCTTTAAACTTATTTACATCAATCAGATTCTTATAGTGTAGTATGAAGTTTTTAGTATGAAAATTTTTATCATAAATAACTCTACCATACTTATCCATTTTAATCCCCCCTATAATATAAAAGTATTTGTATATAATAGTATACAACAGATTTAAGCATACTTACATACAAATACTCTATTAATTAGTCAATCCAGCGAATAGTAGGCTCACCTTTATAGCCTTTTTCCCACACATACCAACAATAGCACACAGCACTACCACCTAAACTCCTATCATCATTGCGATAAGAATTAGTACGTTTTCTGAACACATACATATACTTTAATGGATATGCATCAAACAAAGGTTTACGTTTTTGACTTTCAAGAAACTGTACTTTAAGAAAAGCACATAACTTCCCTCCATCTTTTAAAATACTCATACCATGTGATACATGTTCCATAGCATATTTGTATGGTGGGTTCATTACGATATCACCATCAATCTGAGTATTATCAGATAAGAAGTCTTTTGTATAACCAAAACCCCTATCAATTAAATCATAAGCATCTACCTCATGCCCATGAGAAAGTAACACATTAGCAATATTACCATTCCCACAACTAGGCTCAGTAACTTTATGCTGTAAATCTACATAACGCAACAAATCCTCAACAGCCTTAGGCTCTGTTGAATAAAAATCATGTTCTTCCCTAGCATCCTTACTGTGAGAACTTGCGGCTAACATTTTAAAAATATAATCCTTACTTGCCATTGCATCACCTCTTAATTACATATGTATACAACATATGCACCAATAAAACAAATACTAAATACGATAGCATATACAACTAATAAATGTATAAATCCACTAGAAAATATTATATCATTTCTTAATACTCTAAACAATAATTGAATCATAACGTATAGAAACAACACTGTAGGTACGATTAAAACAAACCCACCTATAATACTTAACGCTAAACTACTCAATGATATCACCATCTAAACCTACAGTCTGTGTAGGAACTTCTACATCTTCTGCTGTATTTAGTACAGAATTAAGTTCTTCTTCCTTTGTTTCAATGACTTGACGTTCCATTAACAAGAAATTAAGAACCTCAAAACTTACAATGCAATCATTAATTTGTTTCTTCATTGTATTTGTATCTGTATCACTTAAATTATCAATTTTAGATAATAATTGTTTTGAAACCTTAATTCTCTCTTCTAATGTACTGATTTGTGATGTAATCAATTCAACTGACATATCTTAACCCTCCACATATACAATATCTGTATTAACATTATCTTTATACTTATTACACATTAAAGGAATCTTTGTTGTGTCTTTGTTATCTATACCCATATAACAAAAACCATTGTAACCCTTAACAATAATATATTTAACATCATCCCTATTAACAAAAGAAATGATATCCCCTACAAATAACAACCTACCATTATTATCTAACACACCAGTAGACTTCCTAATCGTATTATAATCAATCTCTACCCTAGACACACTTGCATCTTTTTGTAATGTAGCTTCATCAATGAGTAACAGATAATCCTTACGCTCATCTGTAAAATGACTATGCTTAATAACATACCCATAATAAAAACCAATATACTCTTTTGTAGCATCATCTTTATCTAATGCCTTAACAAGATGTGGTCTTGTTATCTCACTATTAATGATATGATGCTTAGTATTTACTTCATCTGTATAAGAGGACACCATTACCAACCTCCAAGTATTTACCACTAGTAATAGTGGTAATGTCTTCAAAAGAGAATACTGTATATACAATACCATCTTCTGTCTTAACTTTATACACATTAAAAATTAACGCATATAAGAAATTCATATCTACACGAATAGAATAAAAACCGAAGATAACAAATACAAATAACAAAATAGCACACCATGTATAACTTTCCACAGTTAAAACAGCCATAGGTAGAACCAACTTACCAATAAAATCAACAATGAAAGGAATTAAATTAGTATCCCTCTCTACAGTTACCACTTCAAAATGACTAGCATCTTTAAAGTGATAATTCTTTCTAATCTTAAACAATGTTACTGCTACATATACAAGCAATAACAGTATGCATAAACCAATTACAGGTAAAAACATAATTAACCCCCAATCTTTCTAAGAAACTCTCTATCATTTTTAAGAGTGTTATATGTCTTAATAGAATCATATCTATCACACTCTTCATGAATTTTACTACCAACCATAGTTACATACACCATAACTACAATTACCACGAAAGCTACTACAATCATTTTATATCCCCTTCTGATATACCCTAAGTAACTCAATACTTAGGGTATAAATCTGCATTGATAACAAATACATCTAATAGAGATAATACTACTAGAATGATACCAATTAATTTATACCACTTAGTAGGTCTATAACCTTTTGAAATAAACCACACATAAGCTAAACCCCATACAATAACTAAGATACAAGGTAAACCACTTAACATTTCCATTTTTGTTTCTCCTTTTGAAAGACAATATATTTACTACCTAACTGGTACATATATAGTATAACATAGGTGTAAAGTATTGTAAAGTATTAAATAAAAAAGAGGTAGGTTTTAACTACCTCTTTTAACTACCTCTTTTAACTACCTCTTTAAACTATTTCTTATCTACATACATCTCTTCACTACCCTGTAACACATGCATACAAACAACCCTAAAGAATTCATCACATGAAATCTTTTCACCACCATCTGTTACCATATAGTAATTATTACTTTCATCTCGTCTGATATATTCAATCCCTAAACGCTGTAATACATCTAATACACTTGTAGAAATACTGTCCATACACTCCCCCCATAATGCTACTCTAATATAAATGATACGGTATTAATAATAGACACGATAACAACAAATGCTAATGATAACAGTATAGACACCCTAGCATATACTTTACAAAACTCATCTAACTGATATGACTTACTAATACCACTCACAACACTTATCAACAATACAATGAATACATATAATGAAATCCCTAGTATAGAATACACACCATATGCATAATTTAATATAGCATTAACACCATCCATAGCACACCTAATCAATTAAATAATACAACAATGGTAATTTATCTATCGTATCAGCATTATAGAAGAATCTATGTAAAGGTTTGGCAATGACCTGACACTTACTACCATCTGTAGAGTATACTTTCATCTTATCGTCTTTTACAACGATATAATCATATCCACTCAACATGAACTCATTAGATAATACCCTAGCTATATATTTGACATCAACTTCATCACTATACTTAGTTAATACCTCAACAACAGGGTCAACTACTTCTGTATCCACTTCTTTAACCTCTTTATCTTCCCTTACAACTTGACTAGAACCCAAAGACTTTTTATACCCCTTAGCATGACTCATAACAGACTCCAACATACTATACTCATCATTGTCGATTAAATCACCATTAAATGTATAGAATTCTTTAGCAACAGCATTAATTCTATAAGCCATGTCTTTAATTGTTGTCTTAAAAGAGTAGATATCCATCTTATAATTAAATAAAGAAGATTTCCAACCAACACTCTCACAATATAATAATAACCCATATAGATAATAGAAATCAGCTAGGTTAAACTCTGTATGTCTAACTACTGTCTCACCATCTGTAAATGTAATATGAAACTCCATATTGTAATTATAGTCAGACATATTATATCGTAACTCTAAACTATCAACCTCTTTAGTATCATCTTTTAGTGTATCGTCAACCACTTTCAACAAAGTGATTAAACCCATTCTAGCCTCAGTGAGATATCCACTATTAACAAATACTGTGTCTTTTAAGATAGTATTTATATCATATGTACCATATGTAGGTAATACTGTATTCCCATAATGATACCAATTAATATGTATATCGTCATCACTATTAGTACAATATGTATCTGGCTTTAATTTAAACGTATCACTACTTGTATAATACTCGCAAAATAGATTATCATAATTCTCGTACTTTAATTCACACATAAGCTGAACCATATGCATAGGAGTAGTAAATCTAGCATGATGATACCATATAGCACCTACTACCCTAAGCACATCGACCATCATGCATAATACACTAGGAATAATAGTAGTATAGTCGGACTCTTTAACTGGTAACGTATTAAAATTAATAATAGTCCCTATCAATTCTTCTCTCTCACGATATCTACGATTAAGAATTAAAATATGACCATCTTTACATGTTACATCAGTATCAAATGTACCATTTTTAAACTCTAATGCACGTTTCAACCGCTCTAACCTAAGATATGTATCATTCTTAATTTTGTATCTAAAGTAATAAATAATATACAACATCATAGCCTGTGAGATATGCTTACTAAGTCCATTGCAACCCATTTTATCTAAAAATACTTTAGTAGTTGCACTATAATTTGTATACCCATTACCATATGTATCACGTAACAATGTATCTGAATGACATACCATAGCACTTACGATATCAAACACAGTTATCTTATCTTTCTCACAAGAATAATTACAAGTTACACCAATAGTAATTGCATCAACCACATCCCTAATCAATCTAACAGTATTGATATGCTCCACATCTGTACTCTTAATCTCTTTAGGTAAATTGATATACAATGTATTAATCAATCCTACATCTCTCGTATCATTGTAACGTACATGAGTCTGATACCCATTGCTAACACCCTCTAATTCATCTTGATATATATTACGTAGTGTTTTAAGTTTATCAAGATGTAGTTTAGACAACATAAACATAACAGCATGAATATTCTCAATAACCTCATGTACAGCTATTTCTTTTCTAGATGTAAATGCTACGTGTTGAATAATAGGAGATGTCATTGGAACATCCTCACCCTTATTATTGTACATATGAAATGGGTTTTTAAAATCATCATGTACATATCGAATACAACAATTAGTATAATCACCATCTACAAAGTAATTATACAATCTATTACACTCTAATAGATAGTTAAGAACATTCTTAAATACATTTCCTTCTAAATATGCATTAAGAGTGAAATTAGGACACAATCGATATGCTGTTTTATTCTGCTTCAATAACTCCTGTACTTCATACAAGCTATAGATAGCATGAGTCATGATAAAGCGTAATTTATCTAACACAGTCTTAATTGTCATATTAGATAACATATCAAACTGCTCAACTATATCACTACTTAAATCAAAATTAAAGAAAGCACCATTAAAGTCTATTCCCATCTCCTCAATAGAAGTGATTTTAGAATCATAACCATGACGATTACCACGGGCTTTTAACGTATAAAACAACTCAATGCATCTTACATAATCCTCTGGTGTTAAGCGTATCTCTTCTGTATTGTATATCATAACCTAATCCACCTTTCAATTATTTACACATATACACGTAATAAGATAATGGCAACAAATCTAACTTATCTACATCATAAAATACCTTATGTAAAGACTTAGGTACATATTCTTGCATTGATGTATCAGTATTAGAATATACTACTAAATCATCACCATCACGCATAATCACATCATAACCACTATCAATAAACTCTAATGCTAAATCTTTAGCTAACATAAGATTTCTAGATTCACTAGAACGTACTAATTTTGTTTCCTTAGTATGTACTACTTTCATTTTTTCTCCCTCTTTCTTATCACAAGAATTAACTATTACAGATAACTTCCGTAAATTATCAACCACATTAAAAATATCCTCGTCAAAATCAATGAAATTAAAACTAGAAACCATCATATCCATGACTTCAGATAGGATATCATATACTTCCTTTAATGTAGCATCATAAATCTGATACCCACTATCTTCATGAAATAGACTATACACGGCGTAACTAAATGTATCATTAATAAGTAAAGGATATGTCTCAACCCTACCATCATATGTCTTAACAATGAACGATAACTTACTATAATCTTTGAAATCCTCTACACCAATAGATACTGTTTTAATATCCTTAGCATTAATCTCGTAAAAGATAGTAAATAACATATTAGTGACAAGTCGTAATACCACTTCCATACCTTTATATCGTTTCTCAACTATAGACACTAAAGGCTTATAGTTGTTTACATCTTTAACATACCAATATTTACTATCTAAAGGAAACACCATATCAGAACATGTTAATAAAGAGTCACTATTAATAGTACCCATATAATTAGTATTGCAATTAAGATACTTATCAATCTCATAATCTAATGTAATGTATGTACCGTCTTTAGATTTAGCAATATCTGAAATCATTCTAAACCCATTCAAAGCATCAATAAATACAACATGTTTATCTGCATTTAAAGTATTATAGAAACCATTAACTAAACCCCTAGATAGTTTTAGTAAATCTAATACATCATCTACATCTAAATTAAAACCAATAGAGTTGTCATCAATATATTTATGCAATGAAAGAACTTCATCTTCTTTATGCTTATGATGAACTACCATAACATGTCTACCATTGTCCCACGTAAAATCAGAATTATAGTTATCTTTACAAAAATCGATATAAGACAACATCATATCTAATCTATCACTGTTACCTGTATCAACCATAAAACTATGATAATGAATTAAATGCATATTAACACTCTGATGAATATGTGCATACCCAACAGAACTCACACTAGTCACAGATAACAACAAACAAACATATGGCGTGTACTTACTATAACCACTAGAACCCATAACGCTTTCATACTGATAACGTAAATAAGACTGTATTGCACTAGCCACTGTCACATAATTATCAATGATAGGAAAATTTAATAGATACTTATGACCTTCAATAGCCTTATTAAAACAGTCGACTTTATGCACAAAATTTAATTGATTGACTAAATGTTTAACTCTATCACTATCAATATACACAGAAAATACATTATCACCAAATGCTACAAAACCATTACCCTCTGTAACATAATTAATCTGTTTTAACCCTACCTTATCAAAAGACTTAGGACTTAAACCATCATAAGCAACTTTAAATGGTTCGGCATGTAACCTAATTAAATATCGAATAACTGTATTAATGTTATTCAACACATCCCTAACTTTTACATTATGAGAACCACTAAACACAACTGTAGGTAATAATCTAATAGCTATATTGTCCCTAACAATAGTATTAGGAGTAACTGCATCTATACTAGTATGTTCTATGACAAAATTAACACAATCCCTATCAACATCATACTGTGTCATAATAGTATCATCCATACCTCTATTAGTATTCATATTACAAAGATTATTAATATAATCATACAAATACTGATATTCGTACAATAATTTAACTTTATCAGATTCATCCTGATTATCGAACTCACGTAAATACACAAAGCTAGGTGCTAAGTTTTTATCTTCATTGGCACGATAATATCTAGCTATACTACCATAATCATTAACAACAGAATGACATACTGTATTATACAACTCCTGTACAGTTGTATCTAAACGCACAATACACTCAGAAATAGCTCTACTAAATTTAACAAGAAGATTAGTATCTACACCCAGCTTTTTCAAGTCTTTATGCTCAGATGTAATATCTTCGTCTTCAGCATCATAGAAACGTAATTTATTATTAACTACTTGAATACCACCATCTAAACCCACCATATTAATCGCAGATTGTAGTTGAAAAACCATACGTACATAACCAATATACTCTTCTGCTGTAATAACATCAGTTGTAAAATATTGTGTTACCATCATTAACCTCCTATAAATGCATTCCACTTATCTTGATAGCTATCTTCAAACATATTGCATGTAGTATCCTTCTTAGCCATACGTACTTTATATGTCATCTCTAACTTCGTATCACCAAGTAACTCATACATTTCTTTATTCAAATGATTAGGATATAAGAAATATTGTGTACCAACACTATTAAAAGAAATACTATGTAAATAATACGGTTTATCACCCATATAAACAATATCACCCTCACTAGGTAACCCTAGAATATCTCTAATAGCATATACACCACTATTAATAGTATCCATAATACCTAATAACTTAAAGATAGATGTAATATTTAGATATGTTTTACGGCTAACCCTACCCCTATCTAAATCTTCCTGTGTATACTTCTGAACAACAGCTAACACTAATGCATTGGAACTATCTACCTCGATTGTACGATAACCCTTAGCATATAACCTAATAAGTGTTTCATATAAATAAGCAAAATTCTTATACAAATCTTCTGTATCTAGCATTGTATCGTTTTTACTATTAACCATAGTATCACCTAAAATATCTTCAACCTCTGACTTCTTATCTAACATATTGCTAACCAACTCCAAAGCATCTACCTTATCATACTTATTCTCAACATACATACGAATACAATCAATATCATCTAATCCAATAGGTACGATATAACTAGTATCTTGTAGATACTGCAATAAGAAATTAATAGAATAATACTCATCTCGTTCAAAATAAGGTACTCTCTGAATAACACGTTTATACACTTTACCCATAAATACATCAAATGCTGTTACATATCTCTTAGGTAAATTCTTCATGATATTACTAACCTTATCTAGTGATGTAAAATAACCATCAACTCTAACCATATAATGTACCTTATCACCATTTACATGTCGTACAATATCCTTAACCTCAATGCTTTCAAGATAAATTAACATACTCATAACCATACGATATGTAGTAGAGTCAAATCTTTTATATGTCTTATTGTTCTTCATCTTAATTCCCCTTTATTAGTTTTTCTAACTCTTTCTCTAGTACGTAGAACTCATCCGAAGTATATGTTACATTATCAACCTTATACGTATACTTCATTTTATTCTTTTCATACATCTTTAATAAGATATCTAACATATACTTATTAAAATTTACGTCCCTATTTGTCTTGTAATATTCTTTTGACTCTTTAGTATACAATGGAATATCTAATGCACCATCACATACCTCTCCCATTAAGTTGGAGTATATTTCCTCATATGTACAAGATTCACACTCGTCATTACCCCAAACACTTTGTAGGCACGATATACACTCTTTGTTTATTGCATACATTAAATCATAGCTAGGAATCATTTTTTTATCTCCTTTATGAATAAAACAAACAACTTAATGAATACTTATGTGTATATCCCAAAGGAAATACTTCAAATTCTGTTATAAATATACAAAAGTATACCTAGAACTCATTTTTATCTCCTTTACAAGAACCACTATTACACATATAGTATACTAAATATAATAAAAAAGAGATAATACAAACTTTCTTAGTTATTTGCATTATCCCCATAAAAAACTTTTATACACCTACGCAATATTATATTTTACAATACGTGTATGTAAACACTCACGATAGTCGACCATAGCAGTCAACTGTTTACACAACACATAATAATCCTCATGCTCTTTATTTTCATCTAAAAACGCAATTAGACTATGAATACGCTCTTCTAATGTGTTGAACTCTTCTAGTAAATTTTGTTTCAACTCTTCCATAATGTTACTCACCATTTAACTTAATAGCTACATTTAATTTCTTATCATACACGTCTACATATGCTTCTTTTGTATCACCATTATATGTTACCTCAATTAGTTCTTTAATATCGGTACCACCTACAATAGCTTTCCAATTTTGTAATGTTTTGCATGACCACACTACAAACATCTTATCCTCAGCAACAACATCACTCGTATAACCACAACTATCCTGTAATACTTTCCTTGTGATATCTAATGCCTCTTTTTGTACATTAACCATTATTAACTACTCCCACTCATACGTTAAAACAGGCTGTCTTGTAACCTCTCTAAAACTATGACAACTCTGTTCACCAAAATAATCTTCCCAATAGGAATATTCATAATACTTACCATCTACACACTCATAGATATATCTCTTATGTTTATTAGTAGAATCACAAACTGCATCTTCAAATATAGTATCTACACATTTAATAAATAAACTATCTGGAGTATCAAACCACAAATTCCATACTTCATTAGAAGTTTCAGCGTTTAATAGTTTTTGTATATATTCCCTATTCTTTAGATTTTGTAACATAGTATCTACCTACTTAACACCAAACAATAAATTTTTAAGATATTCTAAATTGTTTGTAATCCAATAACTGATACTAAAGACCTCTTCTGTATCTCCACTTTCAGTATTTTCTTGTGTAGCATCATTACTAACATTAGAACCACTGTTGTCATTATTACCAAATAATGTATGATAGAACCATGTACCAGCAAAAGCACCAGTGAAACTATCAAAGAAGCCACCACTCTTATTTGTAGTATAATAGTTATTTGTTACATTAGTTGTTTTACTTTCTGTACTATCATTACTCTTAGTTGTACTAGATTTAGTTGTACTCCTAGTTACTGGTTTTGCAACAGGTGTAGACTTAACCACAGGCGGTCTACTAATGACTACAGGTCTAGCAGTACTAATAGCACCTACATATGTAGTACCAAATAAAGTTAACACAGATAACGCAACTACACTACGTTTAAACAATATACTCATTACACTTTAACTCCTCTGTTTGTTTCTTTAATTCATTAGTAGCTATGACACGCATATTTCTTTCTACATTATAATGTGCTTTAAACCCATTTAAGTACACATCTGAATAATCTTTAAAGCTTTCATCATCTGAGTTCTCAACTGAATTTTCCACAGACTTTAAAAACTTCTCATAATTACCCTCATTCGCTCGCTCATATGCATCTAGAAATTTTAGTACACCTTTATTAATACATTGTTGATATAAACCAGTGGAACTACCAATTAAACGATTTAGTAGGAATACCTCTACCTTTAACTGTAGTACAAAGTACATGTATTTAAATATATCTGACCAACTACTATCTTTCATATATCACTATACCTATCTTTTACAGTATCTCTAAATGTTTGATACTTACTATCTTCTAAATAAAAAGGGTCAGATGTACCCAACACCTCAGATGCAATATAACATAGTAATTGCCCTAAACGTAACTCTGGGTAACAACCCCATATATACTCTAAATCTTTTATCACTTCTTTATGTGTACTAATTACTTCATTATTATCTGTATACGAACGTGTCCTATGCTCTACATCCCTATGAATACACACTATATTATAAACCCCTTCTACTATAAATTAATAATACGCAACCTCTGTATCTTTATCACTATACACCACATCAGTATAATGACTGATAAGCTTAAAATTCTTAACATTAATATCATTTAATAAATTAGTTGCTACTAAATGCTCTACAAAATATTTATTCATGCGATATGCATTTATGTTTTTAAAGTCTTTAGTATATATTACTATGAAATCACTACCACCATAGTAATATACAATAGTATCTTTACTATCAAACTCTCCACTAATAATGCTGTCTAATCTAGAACCCCTATCTAAATAATTACTCATGAAAGTTTTAGCAGTATCATTATCTGTAAAAGATACTGTAACGCAATCAATGACATCAGTTATCAGACTTACAATCTCATTGATAACATCACTACAATCATCTAAACACCCATTAACTTTTAAATCATATGTTTCTAGGAGACGTACATTCCCTACAAAGTATTCAATGATGAAATAATCACATAGACGATATCGTACCTCATGTAATTGAATATCACCAAAGTTCCTTGTAGGAATAACTACATTGTTATAGTTATACTTAAACACTAACTCTTCTGGACTATAACTTGTATGAGATGCTAATAACTCTAACTGTAATCTAAACTTAGTGAATCGTTTGTTTTCCATAGTTGCCATAATCTAATCTCCTCTATTTAATTATCCACTTCATACACCCTATACGCATATAATACATTGCTCTATCGATTGATAACTTAGAAACACCTTTACGCTTCTTAGCACGTTTCTTGTAGCAGTCAAACTCGTAGAACGCACCATCTTCTGTATCAGTATCTACACCATTAATCAATATTAGACCTGCGTCACCTAACTTAGAATCAATTAATTCTTGATTATCATAATACATATCACTAGGCATACAATAATATAAATACATAACTTCTTTACTATCATGATATCGTTTCTTTTTGAAATCATTTAAAAAATCACGTACAGATAACTTAATCTCAACTTCTGTTAGATGTAGTGCCTTTAAATTAAAATACAAAAAGTCGGCTTCATATTCACCCTTTCTGTATTCATACATAGATACATTAGGAACACATACATACTTCTTAAATAAATGTTTACCTAATATCTGTTGAAAATTATATTCGCTAAGAAATCTACTCATCGTCCAACACCAATACTACCATACCATCTTTATTAACTACCTTAGCAATCTGATAAGGAGTACCAACAGCATTGACTACTTCTACTGTGTCATCTACATAACATGAAGTCTCTAGTAATTCACTTATTAAGTCTTTTACAGAACCTACTACCATAATTTTAATCCCCTTTTTAAATGATTATCGTCTACTCTCTACAAAGTAGTAAACAGCAAAAAATAATATAAACGCTACAGACTTAATAATAACTTTTTTATCCATATATTTACTTCCTATAAATAACATGTGTTACTGTATATTCACGTATATACATAATATCCCCAATTAATTCTTGATATTGTAAATACTCAGTATACTTATTAACTACTTTATAACCCCTACTATTCATATCTTTAATAATTTTATCTATCTTATAATCATCATACTCTCTACTATCATATGAAACATATAATGTATCGCCTGTATGATTTTTTAAGACCTCATTATTCATAGTATGTATAGGGTCAGATTTTAAAGCATCATGCTTTCTCTGATTATCTTCTTTAATAGATACCAATGCTACTATAACAAAAATAAAAACAATTAAATAAAATACCCATTTACATATCTTCTTTAGTATACGTTTTATCATTTCTTCCTATATGTCACAGTAACACCCTTATGAATATTACTATAAAAATACATTGTCTTAGAAACAAAATATAATGCTGTATTATTATCATCGTTCCTAATGGAATCTACCTTATAACCCTTACTATCCATGTATTCAAAAGTCTTAGTTAGATAGTCACCTATGCTAAGTTCATTAGCAGTATATCTATGACTAAACACATCTGAATCTTTATTGTGTTCAATTAAAGCATCACTTTGACTAGTAATAAGATAGTTTAACTTCTCTTCCCTACTAGCAGTTAATGACGGTTGATTTTTAACTGACGTATCACCACACCCAACAAAGCAATCACCACAACCACCTATAAAAAGAGAAGTTAATAAAATAATCCCAATTAATACGTAACGCATATATCTCAATCCTCTCACATATCAAGTATTTATGTCCACATAGAAAACCAATACTCTCTCAACTCAGATAAAGCCTCTAACACCAATTCCCTATCTTCTTGATTTAATTCACCATTATCATTAGATTTGTCAAAATAATACTCTAATGATGTTACTGCATGTACTAATGTATTATAACGCAATCTAGAATTCTCATCATAATCAAATGATTCTGGGCTACCCTCTAAGTATTTTCTAACAAAGAAAGCTATCACACCACATAACGTAATATCCAAATTCCATATAGCAGAACCACGATACTTAGTATACAACACTTCTAACTCATTGTATAAGTTTTCATGTAATCGCTCATAACACACTTCATGCTCTTCTACAAATATAGAATCCCTCTTATATGCTAATACATCTCTTCTAAGACCAACACACTCTTTCTCTACTTCTTTAAGCCTTAGATATTCATCCATATCAATCGATACCTTAACAATGTTTTCTGGAAGATACCTAATCTCATCTTTAGTATTTTTATTACTACAACTCTTACTACACATAACCTTTATATTATACCTACTATAGATATCCTATTTATTTAAACTACCCCTATCAGCAAAAACAACTCTCCCATCTACTGTATTCCTTACACTCTCAAATTTAACTGTAGTATTGTTACAATTACCACACCCATTAGTACATACACTAGTCGTACTCATATCAGTATGTGTATTATCATTATAACGCATATACTGATAATATTCTACATCAGCCATATCTCGTACTGTATCTTTTGTACGTCCACCTCCATATACGCAATACTTAGTAGATAGATTAGGCTCAATCGATTTAAAATAACGCTTAAACCACGTAATACCATTATTAGATACTTCTACTATTGTACCATCTGTTAACGTCTTATTGGCTACATCATCCTCAATCGCTTGTGTAGTTAACTCTATGGCAGTACCTTCAGATAACTCAAATACACTAGAAATCAATGAGTGTAAATAAAAAGACAAACCTTTAGGTTCATTTCCATTATCTGTATATTCTACTATCTCACGTGTAGATGTTGCACCTAGAACAGTAGATTGTATACCACCATCACTAGAAATGCTATGAGTATCCGCATTAACCACTTCTCTGTCATTACTATGAGTGTTAACCCCAACCCCATCAGAATGATTGTTACTACCATGTCCATTGTCATTTGTATTACCTCTCTCTACATCTTCCCTAGTGCTATCAACCAAAGAAACAGTATTAGGAAGAACCTCACCATTGACGTTTCCGACTTCAGCATGACTATCCCCATGATTATGACTACTATTGTTAGTGCCATCTCCATGAATATCACCCTCACCTGTACTCACTTCACCATTTGTACTATTAGTAGTATTACTATCTGTATCTTCTACAGTCTCTGTTTTAACTACTTTAGCACCATACCATCTCTTAGTATTTACATCATACACAGGTCTACCATGAAATAATTGTAACCCCATAACAGTATCATATGTTAAATACTTAATACCCCAATGATAGAAAGTCCACATCAACCACTGAACACCCTCAATAGTTGTTATACTCTTAAATGTATCCTTCCTAACACTATCCTGTAACACATATTGTGTCTTGATATCTAAACTATAAAATCTTTCCATCTATTTATCAACTTCTGTAGCTGTATCACTAGCTACCTCAAATAATGTATCAACATCAACTTTAAGTGCTTCTGCTACTTTTCTACATGTACTAATACGAACATAATTTACATTTTCATTAATCAAGCTATACAAAGCTGGACGACTTACACCACTTAATCTAGATAACTCACTAATAGAAATCATACGTTTTTGTATGATTTTCTGTAAAGCACCACTCCGCAACTTGAATTGAATCAAACCCATAAATAAATCACCTTATCTCACACTATCTTTAGTATAATACCACCTATATTATCACAATGATATTAAATAAGTGTTACATTAACCTCAATATCACTCTCACGTTGTAACACTTCTTCATAATGACAAATACCTTTAATAATAGTATCTAATGTAGAAGTATTACAACCATCAACATAATTCCTAATATACAAGTTGCATACCCTATCATTATAATATAGAGTAGCATCCATTGTTACGTTACCATCAGTTAGTGTACACTTAGCACTCTCTAATGAATAATCAACTGACATAACATAATTGCTACCACTTGTATCAGTGCTTACCCCATCAATTAGATTATCTTTATAGTAATAATCTAACATATTAACTAGCATCTTAATTGTATTCTCTAACATACCTACACTCACCTACCTATATTAACTAATATTACCTATACTATTTAAAGCTTTTCTTTAATGCTTCACGAATAGCCTCACCTAAACTAGTTGCATTAATATCAAAGTCTTTTTTAACCCCATTATGTAATGTATAGCCTTTATACTTTCCACTATCAATGCTATCTTTATCGATAGACAATGCCATGCCACTTACACCATCTTTAAGCTTTTTATTTAACAATGTAGCAGTGTCCCCAATGTCTTTGACTTTATTAGATAAGGTATTGACATTATCATTTAACACTTCAGAAATATCTTTCTTAGTTACTACCTTAGTATCTTTAGTATCTTTAGTATTAATCTCTCTACACTTATTAAGGATTTCCTCTTTATGATTCTCAGCCTCAAATCGTGCATTGAATACATTACCCATACTCAATAAAGCATAGTCATAAATGTTATCTCCCCATGTAGCTGACTTAACATTGTATGCATCAGATACAAAATAATAAGTATCACCACAATTATACTTAGTGTTAGCTAACTCTACATGATAAGCACCACTTAGAATACTAAATACATCCCCTAATACTAATACCTCACCACTATCTTCATACTTAAAAGAACCATCCTCGTCAACTACCACTAAACGTCTAAGTTCCTTAACCTTAAATGGTACACCTGTCTCTAATTTATTAGTCTTTAAAAACTCTTTAATATAGTAATCCATATGTATATACCCCTCTATAAAAACTACTCTATACTGTATCACTTTGTATTGTTTAGTAATACTATGTAAAGTAATATTTGAAAACTAAATTAATAATATTCGATATAGTGAATGTATCAGTTGATGTATTCTAATAGTGTTAGCTTTATATAAAATAAAAAGACATAAATAAGTATGATGTAAAACATTACACAACCTTACACTAGAATATGGTTAATCACCATCAAAATAAGTTATAAAAAACAAAGTTTGTAAAAAGTATAATGTATTGCTCGCTTAATATAACAAAACCAATTCCCACTATAAAGTTGTACACTATAATACATTCATACAGTGTTTAGATACACTCACTATATCTTACTTAAATAATACCATATATGTATTGAATTGTAAAGTTTAATATTGTTATGTAATATTATTTAAGATATACCACACAGATAAACCATAAATAATATAAATAAAATCAAACTAATAGCAAAAAATTTACCTACAAAAGAATTAGATACAGCCTCTCCAACTTTATTATAGTTCTTAATACAATTATTAACATTATGTACTAATGTATTATAATATGCTCTATTCTCTTTAAAGTCATCTAGATAGAAAGTCTTAACGCTAATATCACCTCTGTATCTATCATACACATTAACACACAACATAGTCCCATAATCTTGTGTACATAATTGTACACAAGATATATCTCTCACATGATATACCCCTCTCAAAGAACGTGGTTCTAGTGAAACAAAACTACCACCTATATAACTAATGTAATAATAAAAATAATCATCTTCAAAACCAAAGTCATATCTACCAACATGCATAAAACAACACCTACTTAACCAATATAAAAACTAAATTAAGCATAATAGACATAACTAATAACATATAAATAGCGAATGAGCGGAAAGAACGCTCATATGCACAAACATCTTTAGAAGAATTAACTTTCTTAGCTATCTTAAACTCCCTAATGAAATCTAGTAACAAAGGAATATTACACATATTAACAACAATATCAAAATACTCCCTACTACCATCAGCCATTTCAACATACATAGCTTCATCTCTTAGATATATGTCTTTGACATCCTCTACATTGAAAACTTTATTACCAAAAATAATAAAATAACCATACTCACTATCAACATAAAAATCATCACGTTTATACATAATACATCTCCCTAATACCCATACAAATAAATTACATACAAATCAATTAAACAAAAAATAAGAAACAGCAACACAAACAACAATGTAAATAAAATACTTTTAATATCCATCCCTATCACCATAATAATACATATACTTAGCTATTTCATCATCACTCATATCATAGTACAACTGTAACAAGTACATATGAATACATGAATTTATGTAATCTACTGAATAGCTTATATACCTATCACCACTGTACAAATTATATGAATCTCTGCAAAACATATCAGTTAAAACACTCATACATGTATACCACAACTAACACCAATAACCATACCAACAAAGCAAGAAACAACAGCCACCATCAACATAATAAAGAAGAAAATACCCCACTCAATTACTAAATACTCTCTAGACTTAGCGTCCTTGACAAGCTTATTAGTACTTTCAACAAACTTAATTAATTCTGACATATCCCCACCAAAATCAACCAAGTTAAACCACTCACCAACCCAAGACTCTTTATCTAACTTTAAGTAGTTTTCATCTAAACGGATGCGACTCAAAGAACTTAACTCATAGCAAAAAGTGTCATTAATAACAAGATAATCGTCTAAAACCTTATAGTTTATTAATTTCATAATAATCTACCTCATATAAATACATAGAATATCTTTAATTAAATAGTACCATATATGTAAAGAAGTGTAAAGTAAAATAAAAAGGGATAGTACTAATACTACCCCTTTAAGCTACTTAATCTTTAATTGGAACAGAAACTGTAGTATCATACTCAATATCATAACCCCACACTCTATCAATAAGATTATGCTTGAATACCCAACCTCTAATAGCTTCGTTAACAATTAATCCCAAATCTTTTTCTTCCTCAGCTGTTGTATAATCAGCAATACAACAACACTCTCTACTATCATCCACATCAACCTGTAAATGATTTAAGATATCCTCATCCCACACATAAGGAATGTATTCTTTACATCTAGAAACATAGAAAGTTGTCATTGTATCATCTACTAAATGATTAAAACTTTGATATAGGAAAATTTCACAATCATTAATGTCCTTATATTTTTCAAAAATTGCTCTTCCCCACGAAACAGCATCTTCAAATGTATCAAAGAACATCGGAGAGAATACATCATGCTTTTCTAAATGTACAACATACTTAGTAACAATATCATCAGCATAATATGTCTTATAAAAAATATCTTTTCTACAAGAGTAGAACTCACCTTTAACACCTTTAATGATATAATCACCATCTCTAACAACCATAGCACCCTCTAAGGTACGTAGAAAGAGTTTACCATCACAATCATAGAAACAGTTATCAATACCAACCTCTGTCTTTAGTATTTCAGTAGATGCATCATCATTGTAGAAAAACTGAAAAGCCTCAACAGTCACAGGTTTTTTAATATACTTTCTCATTATATACTATTTACCTCTTGTAACTAAATATGCTGTTGTAAAATTAACAGCATCCTCTAAAGTCTGAACCTTAGTCTCACTACCATTACTACCTTTCATCTTAATAACAGTATATACACCACTTAATCTATCAGAATTATTTTCATTAAAATGTCTAATGATGACATAATGTTTAACATCAGTGACACCCTTAGTTAAAGATTCATCTACATCTGCAACATATACTTTTAAATCTACATCAGACTGAGATAATTGAGATTTAACTTCTCTAGGCAAATCTTTAGCATCAATCTTCTTCCAATCTAAATCAACATCTCTAAACTTAGACACACCTTTAGTAGTTGCATCCTTAGTAAAACCATAACTAGCATAATGTAAACTCTCATCTAATGTTAAATTTTTACCCAAAACATTTGTATACTGTTTAGATAAAATCTTATCAGATGGTGGGTTATCTGCTAACAAACAATACAATCCACCAATAATCAAAAAACCAATAACAAAAATAGATAAAAACGCAACCCAAGTCTTAATAGAACCATCTGCATCATAAAATAAACTCTTTAACATAATAAAATCTCCTTTTAATCTACCTTTTAAAAATATACAATTACTCCTTAATAAAATTCTTTATAGTTGTTGTATTAACCTTTGGCTCTTTAGTGATGGCCCCCAATGCATAAATAGAATCCTTTTCAAAATACTCAAACCCATACCCAGCGTTAATATACCCCACAAACTCAACAACCTCACCACTAGTATCAAGCATAGCTTCAATATAGCGATAAGAATTATTGTTGTTGATAAAACCACCATTAGGTCGTGGCATGCCAGCATATAAACATTCATCACATATTACAACTTTTAGGTAATTACCTACAACACTACAGTTTAATGAAGAAGTTGGCAAAGCAAAATAATTAACCATAGAAACTACTCTTACATCACAAAATTTATTCATAATAAAATCTCCTTTTTAATCTACCTTTTAATAAAATTAACTAACTTACGTAAACCACCAAATAAGAAACCATCACCAATATAACCTACCAAAAAATGACTTAAATCATTAGGTTTAAAAATATCCTTAATTGTAACATACCATTTAAACCAATTAATATAATTAACATAAATACGATAACTAACATCACAAATAGTATCATTAGTTGAATCGTTACTATATGAAAGCTTAACATAATAATCTAAGGAAAAGAGGAAATCATCACAACCAACACAAACAGGTGTAATAGTATAAGGGAATTTACCTTTATGATGATTATCTAAAACCTTACGAACTATATCATCTAAACCATCAACAGTAATTGAATTAAAATCTTCTACTGTAACAAAGAACCTGATATAATACTTTTCATTAAAAATATAAGAACTTTCAATCTTTACATTTCTCTCTGTCTCCATAATAAACTATTGCTTTCTCCTTCATATCATCTGAAACAGTAAAAACATTATAGATACCATCAAACATAAAATCTTTACCCATTAAAACACCATTCTCAGAAACAAAAAACTTAGTCCGTGGATAATACCACCTCAAAGCTTTTAGTATAAAATCTTCACTGTAATCACACACTACTCAATAACACCATCCCCCAAAAAACAAACACATACAGTAAAAAATTTATTATCACAATCAAATTCAACACCCATATAAGAACACTTACCATATTTTGTTAGCAACTTGATAGCCTTACGCACATTACCCCATCTACTATTAAAATGATATAAACGAAAATACAATTCAATCACCCTTACTACCTAAAAACAGCATACTTTATTGATTAATCATATACTAACACATGTGTAAAGTTTTGTAAAGAGAATTTTTAAAAATATAGTATATTAAATCTTTTTAATCTTAACAACTATAGTATCATGTTCAAAATCTATTACATCTACAACATATCTATGACTAGATAAAACCAACATCAATGCTCTTAATTTATTCATATTTCTAGTATTCATATAATCATCTCCAAAATAAAATAAGGGTATAGAGAAAATCTATACCCTTATCATACACTATATTCTATTCAATAACTACTCTTTAATATAAACCATATCCCAAATATCTAAATCAGAAACATGAATATTCAAAACATAATTACCATCCTCATTGATAACATCAACATGACATTTAACCATAGCAGATTTAGACCAATCATCAGGGGAGGTTACATATACACTATTAGATAATCTTTCAGCTAAGTCTTTATCCTTACCTACAACATACTTAACAATGAAATCTTTCATATACGTTGGCTGTTTATTAATGGATGTACCCTCTTTGTTCTTCCAATTAGATACAACATCAGACAAATTGATTAACTGTACAGTTCTAAATCCATTACCCTGTTTAGACCATGTCCATACTTGATAACCTCTAGTACCATACCTATCCCAATTTTGTTTGAAACCAAAACTATTAATAACTTCTAATTCTGTAGTATCATCTTCTAAACCATCACCACGTAGTATGTTTTCATACGCAGTAACAAACTGATTATAATCATACACCTTACGTGTTATCTCAGCTGTAGTACGTAGGCTCTGAGTTGGATAGTAATCTTTCTCTAAAATACCAATATCCAACCCTCCCTTATTCATACTATTAGCCAATACGGCAGAACTCATGTGATAACCACCAGCGGCAGAAATTGTAGCTGTTGTTAACAACACTGCTGGGAGATTGTATGTACCACCATTAATAGAATCCTGACCAGACCCATTCTTAGCAACACGTTTACCATCAACCCACTCAGTAGCTGGCCCATTCATATATGCACCAACAATAAGAGATTTACCTAATTTACGTCTAACATCATCTACACGTGCTTTCAAATCACCATACTCAGTCTGTGAACGATATTGACCATCAATAACCAAAGCAGATTGACCAAACGGCCATATTTCATTATAGATAACATCTTGATTGGAATCTAACAACTTATCTAAATGTTCACCATTAACATCATTAATTGTTAAATATTTATTAGGCATACGCTTTTTCATATCTGCCATAAAATCGCCATAATAATCACTCATATAATGAGCATCACTATCAGCATCATAATAAGCATTAATAGTACGGTCGCCAATAGTATCACCTTGCCAACCATCAAAACCACCATTTTCCATAGCTTCAATCATAACATTAGAGATATGCTCTCTCCACTGCGTACTCATAGGGTGATAATAATATTGAAAAGGCTTACCATCAATATAATTGATATATGGTGTACCTTTTTTATTTAAGCCATACGTATCATGATTGTACGCATATTCCCAAGCAGGTACAACTTCTCCCTCATCAACTGAACGTGCAAAACACATATTATACAACATAGCAACGGAATTCTTACCATGCACGTAATCAGTTAAACCCTTAACCATATCTACATCAACAACACTATGACTCCAAGTATTCCAATCCTGACTAAACTGCTCTTTATCGATAGGAAAAGGATTTTGAGGTGATTTATATGCATCATAGAAGAAATATGAGTTGATATTCATATTACTCATAACACCTAATGCATCAAAATATCTATCTTTATTCTTCAATAAAATAGAATTATTATCATCACCTGAGCCACCAATGACACCATATCTAGGGAATTTAGTCCAATCATCCTCTACAGAAAAACCCTCATTGATAACATCAATGTTATTATTCGTATCTGTAACAACAATAGAAAGTAAATAACCACTATTACTTTCTAAAATGTCATTTGGAACTGTTACTGAATAATCTTTAGTCTCATTAACCCTAAGATATAATTTAGAATCAGAATATACAGTAGCAACTCTCTCATTAATTTTATACAAATTAACAGACACCACCATCGGTGAATCTTCTTTAGATGTATTCTTAACTGTAAAATTAACTAATACATCATCACCATGACGATAACTAGCTTTATCCTTAGTAAAATTTCTAATGAACTGAATATTGCTACTCAAAACCTTATCAGATGTAATTTCTTGATTTTCAACTACAACCTTAAATTCTTGAACTGACTTCCTAGCTATAGCAAAATATACGTCATCTTTTGAATTAATAACAACCACACCTGTGCTTGAAGTACTTAAATCAATATTGGAAACATCAAAAGACATCTTACTATCTTCACTAATGCTACCTTTAATTAACTCAAATACATCACTAGATTTTACCTCAGACATTGATACCCCTTTACTGAATAAAATAAAGAAAAAATGTGCATACCAAATGATATGCACATTATATATTTAACATAAGTATTTAATAGGTGATTAACAGTTTAAAGATTATTTACAAAGCTTCAAAACCTCTTTTTGTATCATCTTAGAAATCTCTATGTTATTCCCTATAAGTAAAATTCTACCTTTATTTAATGCCCCATCTTTAAGAGATAAAAGCATCTTCTTTCCCTCTTCTGTAGTAAAGTACTGATGATACTTTGTCTTAATAACAGCAAAAGGAATTTCTTTATCTGAGATATAAGAATACAACTTAGTACATGAATCTAAATCAAAACCAACAATATCAGAAATACAAGGCTCAACTAAAAAACGATAACTAGCAATCTCACCACTAGCATCGACATATGTACAAGGAACTAGTTGCTTTTCAATAACTTTATAATCAGTAGTCTTAGCTTTTCTATTCCTCTTCTTAGAACCTTTATATGCCCAAAGCAACTCATCTTTAAGAACACGTAAATCATTAGCATCTGATAACAGCATATCCTCAGACAACGGAATATCCTTACCAGCACCAACAGCACCCTTAACCATATTTAAGTTATTATTGAACATACGATATTTGTACTCATCAATAGTACGTTTTGTTACCAAAAGAATAGCATACTGAGTATCAAACTTAGAATCTCGCCTACAAACCCTACCAACTGCTTGAATCATATTCTTAGTTGAGAAAGAAATGTCATAGAAAATAATTGTGTTACATTTCTGTAGGTTTACTGACTCAGTACCAGCAGATGTAATCAATACCACATCTCTAGAACCAATATTCTCTTCAACAGCTTCCCTAACCTTAATATTAATAGAACCTGTTACTTTATGTATCTTACCCAAATTTAGCTTTTTCTTATTTTTCTTTAGAATAGATTCTAGTCTAGAAATTGTCTCCTTATATTCTGCATAAATGATAACGCTATAACCATTGCTAAATGCACCCTCTAATGAATTAAGCAGTAACTCCTCTTTAGTGGAATACTCAGTATCACAATAATTAGATACCAAATCCTCCATTGTCTCATCAGTATATACTCTATCTACAAATCGTTGTAAATCATGCATCCTACGTGAGAAATTCCTAGCATCATCATCAAAATTTAAAATCCCACTTGATACCCTCTTATATATTTCATAATCTTTGTCTGTTAAATCGCACTCTAAAGCCGTGAATTTAAGATTGTATTCTTTACCACGTACAATCATGATATCATTAAGCTTTTCCCTAAGAATATCTAGGTTTTTATACCCATACACTTCCTTGACTTTAATTTTAGTAGCCTTACCACCACGCTTAATATATTGGTCTCGTAAATTCCACAAAGTAAAATTATTATCAAAAGAGTCTTTCTTACCAAGAAAACCAGGTGAAGAAAAGTTAACAATGTTATACAAAGAGTCCAAAGAGTTTAAAATAGGTGTAGCAGTCATAAGCCACACAATAGAACACCTAGAACGTATACTAGACATAATCTGAGAATACTTACTCTTCTTATCTTGCAGTTTATGTGCCTCGTCCACATTTAAAATCATAGGAACATTTCTTGATTTTAACTCAGCTGTAATCCTATCTAACTTCTCTAATTGAGTATCTGTACACACAAAAAACCGATTAGTATCTAAGTTATACCATGTGTAATCGGCAGATATAATTCCAACCTCATCCTCTTTAATCTGTAGCTTTTCAAATAGTTCTCTTCTAAAGGCTTTAAGTGCCTTAACAGGACAAACTATAATGGACACAACTGTATTATATTTATCTAATAGTACTTTGTTAGCTACAGATGTAATTAATGTTTTACCTAAACCACACTGACCACCTAATATACAACCTTTCCTAGCTAACATATATTCAGCACATTCTATTTGGTCACTACCCAATGTAATACCATTAAAAGAAATGTACTTATCCTCTAATTTATAATCGCTCAAACCATACCCCACTTAACTAAATAAAAAGCGACTCATATAATCATGATGAAATATATGAGTCGCTTTTAAGGAGAAATTTATGCAACAACGTGGCTTAACATTAACTACAGATATTTGATAGCTTAATGAGTCTGAGTAACTATAGAAGAAAAACTTCCATTGAAATTACGGAGATTATTTCTTATGTGAGAGTGATTGAGAGAGAATTTTTATAATCACTCAGACTCATTAAACTATCAAACCCTGTAAATAAATTGTACCACAGATTATAAATAAAAACAACACTTTACTTTAAACCTATCCTATTACATTCTTCCTCAATAATACTTTTCAAGTCTAAAACCAACTCTTTATACAAATCATCCTGTAATGTGTTATTATCAACATCATTGAAATATGCACCAACATAAGAATAGATATACTTATCTATTCTGCCATCTATCGTATCTCTAAGCTTAGATGCATCTGACACCTAATCACCACCCTTAAACAAATCTTCTAAAACTCTAGGTGTATATCTACGCTCGTTGATATATAATTTATTATATGTCTTATTAATAGAATTAGATACCCTTCCCAACTCACTAGTATATGACGTATCTAGTTTTAGAATAGGCTCAACTAGTTCTAAAATATCCTTAGCTTTACGTCTAGTAGTTGAAATATCACGAATAAGACTTACAACTTTAGTTTTACCACTCCGTGTTGTAGGATAATGTAACTCACAATAATGATATAAATCACCCAAAGCCTTATCGCACTCATTAACAATAGAGCTATAATATGTTTCATTATTCCTAAGATACTTAACCATATCTACAAAGTCTTTAGTTATTCTATTAATATCCTCAGCAGAATAATCACTACTAAATTTAATATCATCAAAAGACATCTAATCACCCTCACTATATTCTAATTGAACTTTAAAGAAATCCCTTATGGAAGTCAAAGATACAGGAAAGTAATTATTAGCATCCACACCAACATCATACCTAAGAACAAAATCATGTCTATTTTTTAAGTTATATACATACTGAGCATGAATATGACCATGTAAATGAATACTTTTATTCCTATAACTACCATTCCAACTCATTAAAGGATAATGCATTAACACATACTTAACCTTATCTTGATTGAACTCTTTATAATCAAGAATATCTTCAAACAAACTACTATCATACTTTAAGTCATGATTACCACGAATCAGAACCTTACGACCTTTTAATTGTTGTATTAAATTATTAGACTCTTTAACAGAAATCTTATAGGTTAAATCGCCTAAAATATATACTAAATCATTTTTATGAACGATAGAATTATAATTCCGTATAATTCTATCGTTCATCTCTTCAACACTACTAAATGGTCTATTACAAAAACGTATTATATTACCATGACCTAAGTGTAAATCACTTGTAAAATATATTTCCATATAACCCTACAAACTATCTAACTCACATAATTTATTATGAATGAGTAAAAAATATTCTTTAAGAAACTCAATATCTGAATCATCTGTTTTATAACCAAAGCAACTTCTAAAGCTAACAATACTATCAAGGTTTGAAGCCATATCTTTAAATGAAACACCACGTACAGATAAGAAAGTATGATAGAAATCTAATGAATCATCAAATATATTATCATAACTAGCTACATAATAATCATATGATATATAGTGTAATAATGATATATCAGTAATCAAATATGTATCATCACCAATAACAATAGTCGTTTTTCCACTATACTTATCATACTTAACAGAATTATTACCCAAAGTAAATAACTCTTTAATACAAGGATGAGCATAGTCCAAATAATTAGACAATGTAGTTAGTATGTCATATATTTTATAGAAATTTTTATACATATAAACCTCAATCTAAATGTAATCACCTAAAGTATACCCATAAATAACACCATTGTCCATGAAGAATTTCATGTAATTTTGAACATCATCATACACACGATTAGCTACAGCAACTGTACCGATATACATTTGAAAGTCATAAGGCTGTAAAAACATCTCATCTAGAACATCTATCCGAATGTCCTTAGTTTTCTTGAAGATAGTGATATTAAAACTGATATCACTATCCTTTCCACCAACTCTTCTACAGAAATACCATCTATCTTTTGCATAATCCGTAAAACCCAACTCACGCATTTCTTCATCCGACAAGATATTAGCTTTTATATTAGCATTTTGTCCTTCAGAATTTAAAGGAACTTTGTCATTAATATTATACTTACCCATCATTTATTAGCCACCCACTGATTATACATATCTCTAACTTCTAAAATATTCTTATCTCTCAAATCAGTAACAAAATGAGTACGCAAGAAACTGTAGAAACTCTTTTCAAAATCATTTAATGAATTAGTATTTATATCACTATTGCTAACATAATGACCTAATAATGTCCTACAATATTTCCACTCTAAATAAGAATCAGACTTAATCTTAGTCATATAACCTCTAGAATCTGTAAATACATAACCCTCAAAATCACATGTTTTAGCTTTTTCAAGATACACATTTAAAGCATCTCTATCAGAAACAGTTGTTGACCACACAACCTTAAATACATCATCAAATGCAAGCATAGGGTTTTCTTCATAAATCTTACTAAACTCTTTTCTACACATCTCAGAAAATTCATAATCAATATGAATACCATTATCTAAATGTAACTTATTAGGTACAAAGTCTAACAAGAAAAGTTTGTGAGATTTATTATAATTAATGATATGAACATCTTTAGGGTGAATCATCTCAAATACAGCAGAACAATTATACTTCATTAAAATTGTACGTAATGCATACTGAATATTGAAGTCAACCATTTCAAAGTTTTCTTTAACATAACCAGCATGCTCAGTCATTGTAGAATTCTTGCTAGCGAAAATATATTCACATTTTTGCCTATCCCAAGAAATGATACCTAAAGAACCATTCTCTTTCTTAGCAACCCTGACAGGGTAAACTAGTTTATCTAACTCTTCATTAGAATCTTTTCTCTGACCTAAATTAAAGAATTTATCATAAGAACGTGCTTTAACATCACCTGTAATTTTATCAACAAATAACCCACGTGCCTTAATTGTAACACTATCCCACAAATTATGTCTAAAAGCCTTCTCAGTAAAGTTAAGACTAACCATATCACCACAATTACGAACCCTAACTAACTTAGAATTAGCTATAACATTAACTTCAATGGAATCAGTATTTAGTACAACCTTACCAAATTCTTGTTGAAATTTAAATTCTTCATCTAGATAATTCTTATTGTATACATAGTTTTTGTATTCAACAACTTCATGACCACTTTTATCAATATTAAGAACTTTAAGATGACCACCAAATTCAACTTTACCCTCTAAAGAATAACTGAAACCTTTAGAAGAAGATACACCCCTATGACCAAAAACTTGAACTTCAGTACCACTACGCTGTTGTTTAGTATACTCTAGTGAAACCTCAAAATCATAACCACCTACACCCTTAATACATTGAGTAGATGATAACAATAACGCATTTTCAGGGAACTTTGTCAAACCAGCATGTGTAACCATATACCTAATATTACCACACTTAAAGAAATAACAAGAATGTAGTTTACGATATAATATACGTAACTCTTTCTTTAAATCTGATTCATTATCATAATGTAGTAGCCAATCTTTTAAAGTTGTTTCTCTGAAACGCTTGTAACCTAAATCATCACCACTCTCACTATGTGAATAACGAATCCAATGTGATTCATGGTTACCCTCTAACAATATAACATTTTTACGCTTAGATAAATCTTGAATAGTCTTTAATGTATCGTAATGCTCAATACCCCTGTCAAAGTAATCCCCAACAAACACATATAATGTATTAGTATCAAAATCAGATAAAGCATTTTTGAGAACAGTATTACATGAATGAACGTCACCAACCACTTTAACATTACTATACACATTAGCATCACATAAATAGTCTGTATTATAAGAAGAAATAAAATCTTCAATAGAGTCTAACTTAGAGATATCTCTATGCAACTTAGGAGTATCTTCCATAACCCTACGCATCTTATCAACAATATGATGTGGCACAAAAGAATATGTACCCCTACGATACTCATTCTGTCTAGCTATACTAAGTATATCAGTAGTCATATCATACTGATAGATTCTATAGTTGTATCGTTTAGCTAATCTACGATACTCCTGAATCTGTTTATGTACAGTTTTAGTCGAGGAGCAATGCGTTGCATCAATAATAGTAAACTCACCATTAGACATACGATATTCTAACATTTTATACAATGTATCAAATACATCACTATTGCAATCTTGACTAATCGTATAATTACCCTCTTCATTTAAAACAGGTGAACTGTACATCAATCGTAATCTATCACTACTTAAAGAATAAATATCTAATCCTAAATCTTTTAAAAGAGTTGTCTTCCCACTTCCAGGACAACCTCTCATTATTAATAAAGACTTCATAATAAATTAATCTCCTATAATTACAGTCTCAATAATGCATCTATTAAAATACATTTCAATATCTTTAAGCCGTTTTTCAAGATAATAACCACTCAAAACAGAATTAAATGTATTGAGTTTATTTCTTACATCAGAAAAATCTTCAGTAGAAATAGGTGTATAAGTATTAAATAGTGATAAGTCATCACCACCTAAAATAATGTAAACTCTAAATGTTCTCTCATACTTATCAAATTTAACTATGTCATGTAACCTAACATCATCTTTAAAATCATTAATCATTTCAAAGATATCGTATCTAGAACTAAATAAAGAATATAAATCAAATACAGTATAATAATCGCCAAAATGTTTGTTGAACTTACACAACATTGTTGGAAAAAGCTTTACGTCATCCCTAGAAACTTCACTAAAGTTCTTAAATGTACTACACAAAGAATCAAAGAAAGTAAAAGTATCATCAAGTATCAAGTATTTTTTATCAAGTTCAATGGTTTTAACACTCACACCATTACAACCACAACTTATATCATTAATATCATCCATGGAGTAGTATTTATTATGATATAACAACTTATCAATATCTAACCCATAATGTCTAAAAGCAAATCTAAGGTATTCAGAATCTACATCTGTGACATCAAAAAATCTCATTGCCATAATATCAACCCTCAACCACTTTATAAATACCAATATTGAAAAGACGAATAGCTTTTAAGACCACATCGATGTATGAAATGTGGATAGTATCAGTAGTATCTCTAGTAATATCAATATCTAATTTACGATATTTAATATTAACTTTACAAATATCAAAGGTAAAGTAAACAGAGTAATTATGCCAATACACATGAATAGTCTTACCTACAAAATCATTTAACCTTTCTAGATAACCATCCAACTGAATACCAATAGAACCTCCACCACCAAAAGTGCGAATATCAAGAATTTTAGGTATTTCTTGATAAAACTCTAACTCAGTAATCTGCTCAGAACAAACAGAATCAGCTAATACTAACTCCTCAAACAAGGAATCTTTATATGTATGAGTGTAATAAAAACCATCTACTTTAAATGTACCTGTTTTAGGTAGATGTGATTTTACAGCATCACCACAATACACAGGAATTCTCAAAAAATCATGTCTATACAAGTCTAACATAATATCACCTCACAAAGAAATAAGCATGTAGGAATATCTACATGCTTATTATAACACTACACATATTAAGTTGTAAAGTTTTGTAATTAGAAATTAAAAATAGGTAATATATTAGTACATCCGTCAAAAATCAGATTGTAGAATTTTTTTCTAAAAAATTAACCAAGAAAGGAACACAAGTAGTATTATAAAGCGTAAAAGACATCTAACCATCTGAATTTGACAATGATTTAAGATTAGATGATATATCAACAACCTCTAAAACACATTGAATGTAAATAGTAGTGTCATCAGAGCACACTTCTTTAATCTCTACCAAGATAATACCATCTGAAACTGTATAACAAACACTCCAAAGAAATGAATCTTTAAGGGTACTCAAAATATTATACAATGAACTATATTTATCATGAACAATTAATTCAATTAATCAAACAACCACAATATCAAAGCAATAATTAAAGAAATAACTGCAATACCAGAGAAAATCGATGACAAAGTATCGTAAACACGATAAGTCCTAGAAAAAGGTTCACAGCTACTCGTACTAAATACCAAAATAAAAGTCATAACAAAGGATGCAACAAAAACTTTAAAGAAAAAGAAATAATCCATTATAACACCACCATCAAATATCAAAAACCCACAACCAACCACTCACAACAATAAGTGATAAGGAAATAGTCAAAGAAAACCCAACTAAAACATCCATAATATGCTCACCCTTACTAAAATAAGGAAAGAACAAACTAAGAAAAGCAAATAAAACACCCATAAGGAACATTGCAAGTGCTAATTTAAAGAAAATAAAGTAATACACAACACTTACATCCCACATGCTACAAGTCCATTTAAAGCCTGATGATATGCAAATACTTCATCAACTACATCCTTAAAAAGCCTAAAATCAGAAATCTTATCTAATTTTATTTTAGCTATATCACCATTAAAACCGTGAACATATAACATATCATCAAAGATATAAATATCTGAAATAGCCTTCAATGTAAATCCTCTATCTTTAATCACAACAACTTTATTACCATCAACTAAATTCATAATAAGTTACCACCTTAGCGACTGAAATCACGTTCTAATACAACTCTACGTAACTCTTTCCATTCAAAGTAATCTAAAAAACCATCCTGATGATACTCATCAACAAAACGTAGCATATCGTTTATAGCAAACTCACCATTAACACTGTAGGTTAATTTTAAACTACAATATAGTGCATCAAAATCATGTCCACACACAAATTCTTTTGAAATCCTAATAATCTCTTTTATAAAATCAAACTTTTTCATATCATACCTCAATGTAACATAAAAGGTAGGCATGAAACCACACACCCACCTAATGCACTAAAAACCACAATTATATCCAGCATTAAGTCGCTCAGTGAATTCTTCAATTTCTTCATCTGAGAACTCATAACCAATTAATTCATTATCTTCTACACAATACGGTGAATCACCATCATCAAAGTCAATGAAATCAAATGATAATAGTGTAGATTTATCACCCCACACTAACCACCATTCATATCTATCATCAAAATCCATAGAGTAGTTGATTAAATTACCATTCTTATATGTAGTAATAGCACCTAAGCCATATACAACAGTATAAGGATTAACCTGTACCATACAACCTAGATTCTTAGAGATAGATTGGAAGTTACGTCCAATGCCAACCCTTAAATAAATGACTGCTACAACTTCATCATCATCAATCTTAACAGCATCATAACTCCAACGATAATGATTAAGTTGCTCAATCACGTCATCGCTATCAATGAAATCTGTAATATGTACAACAACACCAATATTATCACCAGTGCTGGCAAACGTAGTATAATGCATAATTAAATCTCCTTTAACAATTAAAGTATTTTATGATAGTTACAATATAACATACTATGTTAAGTTTTGTAAAGTGTTATCTTCACACTTACTAACTTTTAACAGATTTTTCGTGTATACACTTCAAACGTATAATTTAATCGCTCACCACTCAACTCATCAATATCATTTTGTTGCATACCAATCTGACTCCAACTAAATTTATTACGATTAAATTTAAAATATGTATCAGCCTTTTTCTTTTTATCAACTTTTGTTACGTAAATAGAAGTTACATCATCAATAAACATATCATAAATAGAAGAACCACCAATAACAAATGCTCTTCTATCCCCAAGTCCCTCTAACACCTCTTCACGACTATGAAACACCTTAACACCATTAGGTGCTTTATAATCTTCATCTCGTGTAATAACCCAATGCTCACGATGTGGTAACAGATTAGGTAAACTTTCAAAGGTCTTTCTCCCCATAATAATGGTAGTACCCAATGTCTTTTGTCTAAAATGTTTTAAATCACCTTTAAGATGATACAATAGTCCTCCGTCAACACCAATACCATCACCTTTATCCATACAAACAATCATATTAATCATTTTTTAATCTCCTTATTTAATACACGAAATCACACCTATATGCTCGTTTTAAAGTTTTAACGATAGTTTACCTATGACACCCAACAAACTCACCAAATTCAAACACAGAACGCTCTACAACAGAAAAGAATTTATTAACATCAAAAAAAGAACTCCCCATTAATTTGTACATAGAGTTACTAGATTGAATCAAAAATTTAAATGTAATATAGTCATCAGCAATAGATGTTGAATATACACCAACTGTAGTACCATCAGACAACACAGTAGTAATATTACCAGAGTTACGTCTATCATAAACTAATGATACTAATTCACCCTCACAACACTCAAAGTAATCGATAGGATAAACACTACCAACACCCCTAATAACCACATCAAAAGAAAAACCACCTGATAACAATCTACCCCTAATATATTGAATCGTCTCTAAAATCTTACAAACATCAACAGCGGTAAATGTTCCCCTCAAAGTATCATCGATATTGCGTATAGCAAAATCAAACCCAAATAACTCTAATCGCTCTCTAACACGTGCGTATGAAATCTTATTAGAAATAAACTGTATTGACTCTTGATGTAGCATAGGTTTAAGCATGCTACCACGTGTACTAAACCTACCACACAACTCAATATCAGAAAAATCAAAACAAGAATCAAGCACAGAAGTCATATAACTAAAATACGAATCCTCTAATATACCACCAACTATAAGAGAGATTGATTCATAATCCACATCCTTATCACTAAACAATGTATCTAAATGGGTAATATCAACAAGAGAAATCTTACAAAATGAGTCAGCACCTGTATGACCACACTCAAATGAAACATTACCAAATATAGAAGAAAATGTCATACCAACATTGATAATACACCACGGTATTTTATGAGCAACCATTAGCACATCTCTATACTGTGCAATCAATTTACCCAACGAAGCACTCAACTCAGTACCAGATAAATTATTCTTGCCTCTAGATAGTATGAAACCATTACTACCTGTATCAAACATGATTAACATACTATCACTCCCAACACCCAGCGTATCGACCGAATAAATACAACGCAGTATACAATATCTCTTCTAACCGATTAGTATCAAAGAAAGCACTACCCATCACTTTACGTAAAAACGCATCTGATGAAACGTGGAAGTCTAGCTTACAATCTAGATAGCTTCCTCTAAACGTCTGTGTACCATAAGACATCATAGCAGATATATTAGAATCTAATTCTATCTTCTTATAATACTCTAACCCTAAATCATTCTTATGATTAGCCACCCTTAGAATCTTACTAACACATTCCTTACCTTTAAAGTAATCTAAATCATCTGTATTGCCATATTGATTGATAAAATCATACATAGAATTTGAACGTATCATATCTCTCGTAAAAGAAATCATCTCTAAGATATCCAATACACTATCAATAGTTTTAATACCACTACAACAAATCCTAGCAGGACGAACATCAAAAGAATCTATGAAATCAACAGATGCAACTAAAGAATAAGTAAAATCAAAAGACACATGCTTTGAATAATCTAAATGTACCTTACCACACAACAAGTTATTAGCACCAACACGACTAACAATAGAATCATACATACCATTGAATTTAGTCTTTCCCCAACTCGTGAATAGGTAATCAACAAATAATGCATACAACTGTAATAATGCATTATTAATAGTATTAATTATCTTATTAACACACTGATTATATGCATCAAGATTATCAAATAACCCAGTATAAGATAATCCCCTAGATTTAAAATCGTATGACTGTAGCATATCACTTACAATAGTATCAGTTAAGTCAAAAGACACATGAGAATTACCATCACCAATATTAATATATGCCTTAACCACTCCGATATCTAATGCATAACTTTTCATATCTTGTACGTTATTATTCAATCCCATAACACGATACAACCGATATGCATCTCTAAACTTATCAATAACATTACTGATGCCTTTAATAATAGTGGGTAAACATAAATCATCACTAACTCGTGTATGACTAATATAGAAGTCATACCCTACGAATGTTTTCATTTTTATTATCTCTCCTTATCACGGTCAATATCTTACATACTTATTATACCACAACTGTAATATATTGTAAAGTTTTGTATGTTTTAGTTACTTACTCAAAACAACACCAAACATGTTTTTAGCATACAACTGTAACATAAATAGATATGTATCAAACCATGCAACACCACAAGACACCCTAGATGCCATTAACTTCCTTGATAACAACCCAACTGGTAACGAAAACCTAAACTTCCAACTATCATTAAAAAAGTCATCAATAGAACACATACACACACCATCCGTAACTTCATTATAACTAGGACGATAAATACTCTCTACAAAGTCGCTAAACCTATCGATAAAGTCATGAACACCCTTACGATATGGCATATACAATGAGCCATTAACTTCACGTCCCAACAACTCATAACTACTTTTGAGATATTGAATTAACGCATCATTACTATATGCCACCATCTCTAGAATATCTAGAAACCTGTTAATATCTGTATCAGAATGTATATCACGTATATTCATATGATTCGCATCAATCGTACAATAATTAACATCACCATCATCTATATAATAACCATTTACAGGGTCTACAAACAACGTATCAACACTACCACTAGCTACATACACAGTTGTCTTAACAAATAAACTATTCCCTAAATAATCATAATACCTAGACCTAACCATCCCATCATATCTACGTCCCAATGCATCTGCTACACCAGAATTTGTCATGAAATCTAAATAAATACGATAGGCATTACCCAACAGTCTCTTGACACCATCTACTACATTGTCTAACAACTGACACCAATCAGAATATTCTTTACACATACTAAATGGTACGATATCACCACTCTCATCTAACACACTATCCTCTAACCTATCATGTATCTCCTTAGCATCAACGATATACCCCATATAATGTTTTGTAAATTCTTCTGTAAATTCGATACTAATAGAATTATTATCATTAACACTAATTCTCTCTATAGTAGATACCAATTCTTGAAACCATTCCTCTTTATGATACTTACGATATCGTTTTATAACAGTGAAATCAATCTCTACACTCACCACATTATGTAAATCACTACATCTATTATGATACAACGCTAACTCACGATAGCGTGATGCTACCGATACAATAGCATCGCCTATATACTCAGTCTCTCTAAAGAAATAATAATCAAAACCTCTTAGACTACCATCCTCTAATTTCTTAGTATCTTCTAATATCAAACCACATCGATACAACTCATTCGGTATATCCAATGACACCAATACACCATCTATATCGTCTCTTGTAACTTTCATTTTTTATCTCCTTATACAAACTAGTCATACCTAGTATTCTTAAATCGTTCAGCACACTCAACTAGCATATCTCGATAATAACCTTCAAATCGTCCTACATTAAACACCCTCGATGCCATCATTTTAGTACTTAACTTTTCTATTGGTATAAACATCTCTATAATATCTGTATTATTATCATAATTAAACACGATACCACTACATTCATAATAATCTGGTATATCATGCCGATTTAACACCACATCTAGAAAACTCTCAGCTACAAATTGATACCTATCTGATTTACACAAATCGCCACATACCAAATCTATTTGATTGTCTTGATAGTACCCCAACATAGCATCATTAACATACGCTACCTCCTCTAATACATCACATAAACCTTTAGCACTATCTTTTGTTACTAATGGTAAATAATATGCGTTCTTCATAATAGAATCCCATATTACACGATACCCACCAACATATTCATCCCCAACATCTATCCAATAAGTATGTGCTATATCAACCTCTACATCCTGTATCCGATATAACTCAATATCAATAGTTAGATGTAATATACTATTGGCTAACTCGTTATGATATTGACCAACCACGTAACCATTATCATACCTCTGTAGCATATAATCTATCACATCTCGATTCGTTAACAACCCCACATAATACACATAGAATCGTTCCAATACATCTGCTATATCATTAACTACCTTATCTAACAATTCTACCCAATATGCCCTATCACTATCGTCCACATACTGTGACAAAACCCCACAAACATCATTACATGTCCTACTATACACATATGCATCCAATACATTATCAATTACACCATTTAATCCATCACTGAACTGTATAGATAAACTCTCTAAATCACTATACACTAAGTCTATTCCATCAAACCCTATATCTCGTATCTGATTAGCATCAAACTCAACGATATAACCACCACCATATGTTGATGACATCATTATCTGATATCGATACATCTCCCTATATCTAGATACAACAGTAGCTATCATCTGATTTACATATTGTATCTCATCTCGATACAAATCAGACACATCCTTACCATTTTGATATATCCGTATAGCACTCCCATACCCATCTCTAAATATCTCTATACCAAATTTCATCCCTCTATGTCCTCTTCTTATTCTCTCTCCGACTATCTATACCCCTTAATGAGTTTTCGTACCTCTCCATCACTCTCTTACTCATACTCCTCAATAGAACCCTTAAATCATCACCTAGCACCATTGCATCTGTCCTAACTCGAACTCCCATTCGTTTCAACACATCCCTAACCACAGACACACTCACCTCATCATACCCCACACTCTCTATCTCCCTCAACTCATCTATTAACCTTTTCTCTATTTTCATTTTATCACCTATCTCTACTTTACAACTCTACTTTACACTATATTACAAAATATTACAAGTATGTCTCTACTTTATATTTTCCTATTACCTACCTATTACCTACCTATTACCTATATGATTCTTACTTATATGGTTCTTTCCTTTATGTAATTAAACCCATATACTCTAATTACATTTACGATACTCACTTATTGTTTATCTTCCCTATATTATTGAAAATTCTTTATATCAATCAATTAACTCTAATCAATTAACTCTAATCAATTAACTCTAATCAATTAACTCTAATCAATTAACTC